TTACTGGGGCTTTCTCACTTTCCGGGACCTCTTCGGAGGCTGAGAAGGAAGCGGGGAGACCGGAGGGAGACCGCCAGTTTCGGACGCCTCCCCCACCGCGACCGCACGGGGGACCAGCGCCGCACTCGCCTCCGCCGCCGCCCGCGCCACCTCCGGCAGCACCGACGCATACGTGTCAGCGGTGATCCCAATGGACGAGTGCCGCAGCATCGCCGACACCAGCTTCATCTCGTTCCCAGCAGCAAGCGCCAATGTCGCGGCCCCGTGCCGAAGGTCATGCAAGCGGATCGGCGGCACTCCCGCCGCGTAGGCGAGTCGCTCGAACTGGCCGCTCACCCACGTCGGGTCCAGCTCCGAGCCGTCCTCACGGGTGAACACCCGGCCCGTGTCCTGCCATGCCTGGCCCCACTCCAGCCGCTCCTCAAGCTGACGAGTCCGATGGGCTTTCAGCACCGCCACCGTGCCCTTATCGAGCACAACCGTCGGATCAGCCGAGTCGGTCTTCGGCGCCCCTTCTTTCGTCTTCCGGGCGACGACCACCAACTGCTTAGCAACCGTCAACGTGCCCTCGTCAAGGTCGGCATCGACCCAACGCAACCCGCATGCCTCGCCACGGCGCAGCCCCACAAACGCGATCAGGTGGTAGAGGGCGTACAGCCGGTCACCCACGGCGTGGTCCAGGAACACTCCCAGCTGGGCCGGGGTCCACACCATCACCGGAGACGGACGCAGATCCGCCAACATCCACACGTTCACCGTCGACATGGTCGACTTCTCGGCCCGTAGTTCCTCGATCCGCTGTTTAAACGCCTTGTTGAATGCCTCCACCCGCGCCCGCGTCCACACCACACCCTTCGCTCTGCCCGGCGAGTCCAGCTTCACCAAAGCAGCAGCGTTGAACGTCACCAGGTGCTCCCGCTGCGCGTCCGACAGCACCGTCCGGATCGTCGCCCTGATGCGTTGCTTCGTCGTCGGCCCCGTCAGGCGTTTCATCCGCGCTGCTTTCTGCACCTGCGGATCTGGGGACTCACGGTCACGCAGGATCACCGCGTTCTTCTCATCGATCCGCGTGAACACTCGTTCGACGGTGGGCACGTACAGCCGGTCCAGCCGCTCCCCGTCCAGCACCTCACCGAAATGCGCGTCATGGTGGCTGATGTAGTTCACCAGCGTCGACTCGCGGATGTCACCCCGCCGTCGGCGCCGCTCCACCCACTCTGCCCAGTACTCACCGAAGGTCATCGACTGGAGCGGCTGGCCGGCCTTGAACTTCCTCTGGAGTTCCTCGGCCTCGGGGAGTGGCGCCTTCTTGCGGTGGGCGGCGCGGATCATTTCCAGGATCTGCAGGCGCGCCTCATGCCCGTCCGGCCCGGCGTCGGGAATGTCGAGGAGACGGCCGGCCTTCTCGTAGAACTCCTCGAGGTCGGCTTCGCTGCGGAAGCCACCCAAGCGCAGGTAGTGGCGTTTACCGTCCGGGCCTGGGGGGAGTTCGGCCTTGCCGTACCAGGTGCCGTGGTTGGGGTTCCATGAGCCGTTCGACCGGCGGAGCTTGGGGCACTTCGCGCCGAGCTCCCGGCCCGGCTCGTCGCGGCACTTGCACCGCTTGTACCCGTTGGCGTTCACCGGCCGGCCTCCGCCTCGCCGGTGTCGCCGAGCTGGGCGTAGAGGGCGTCTTGCACGCGTGCGATGTCCCCCAGCAACTGCCGCAACGCCTCGTAATGCGCGCGGGTGCGGGCCAGTTTCTCCTCGAGGACATGGGGGTCGGTCTCCCCTCGGGCTCCCCACGCATCCTCCGCGTAGGTCACCTCCCCTTCGATGCGATAGGCGGACAGCGCCGCGTCTAGCGCCTGCCGGTAGCGGTCGGTCACCGTCCGGGCCTGCTGCAGGGCCGCGTCGTCGCCTTCCCAGTCGAACCCGCCCGCGTGAGTGGCAAGCTCGAGGAGGTCCCGCATGCCCACACAGCGGGTTTGCCCTGTCACGTCCGGCAGGTCCATGAGGTACCGCTGCTCGACCCCATCATCGGCGGGCGGCAGGAACAGAGCGCTCACGGGAAGGCCCAGAGCGGTCGCCAGGCTGGCGATCGTGTCAGCGTCGAACTGCCTGACCCTCCGGCCGTCCCAGGACCGCTCAGCCGCGCTCACGGACGCGTTCGACCACACCTGCTCACCAAGACCGCGGTTCAGCCGATCGGCCAGCTCCTCCTGGGTCAGCCCCGCAGCCCGCCGCCAGCGGGCCATGTTGTACGCCACGACCATGTTCGGCGTGATGTGCCGACCTGGAACGTCGGCGTATTCGGACCCCTCCCCAGACACGTGCGTGTGCTGGAGGGGTGCATTCTCTGTGTTGCCCACCCGGCCGAGGGTAGCCGCGCGATCAACACCAGTCCAGAAAATCCCGGCACATCCCGGCACGTTCCGCACCCAGGTTGAAAATCCCGACACATCCCGGCATTCTGTTTGCACACAGAATCACGAATGGATTCACCCTGCAAGCGGAATCCTCTGGCCGCAGCATGTAGGAGGCAGGTCTGTGAAGCGCCACGAAGACTTCCACATGAGCGAGGAAGAGTTGTTCGCCCTCCCTGTGAGCGTGCCCCTCGTTGACGCCGGCAGGGCATTTGGCATGGGCCGCACCAAGTCCTACGAACTCGCCAAAAGCGGCAAGTTCCCCTGCAAGGTCCTCCCGGTAGGCAACGCCTACAGGGTGCCGAAGGTCTACCTGCTCCGCGCCTTGGGCTATGACGTCCAGCCCGCCACGCTCCAGGCACCCGTTGCGGCTGCCTCCTGACGCTCGCCAAACCGAAGGGCCGCCCGCAACGGGGCGGCCCTTCTTGTGTAACCATCTGATTTCAGATGATCACTGTTGGTAATCTACGCGCTCGGTTCGGCCGTCAACCCACTGTCCTAGCCTCGAACGCGGAGCCCGCCATGACCGAGCAGAAGCCCGCCCGCCCCACCAAACGCGGATCCATCATCGCCCTCGCCGGCATGGCCGCAGTGTCCGCAATCATCGTGCCCGCCCTCGCAGCCAAGAACAGCGGCCCCGCGACCCCGCCGCCATCGACTTGGGCGTACACCGAGCCGATACCAACCCCGACCCTCGAGGACACGGCGGCGCCCACGGTGTTCACCACTGAGGAACTCGCCTACCTACGCGCGCTGAACGACGAGTTCGACTACAACCCCTACGACGACGACATCGAGGCCGTGAACGCCGGCCACGAGCTGTGCAACGAGGGAAAGCCGACTATCGATGAGATCGCCGACGACACCTCGGACGTCCCGTACGGCCCGGCGATCAAGCACCTGTGTCCGAAGTACCTGCCGCTCCTACGCAAGGCGAAGGACGCGATCAGCGACGGCGAGTACACCGTCGGCGAGGACATGAAGCCCGGCACCTACAAGACCACACCGGGCCGGATCAGCGACTGCTACTGGGAGCGCAGCACTGGCGGCGGGGACATCATCGCCAACAACTTCATCAACAACGCCCCTCGCGGGGTGACCGTCACCGTCCGAGCGGGCGAGGGCTTCACGAGCCAGGGCTGCGGATACTGGATCCGCAGCTGACCCTTCGGCGCTACCAGTGAACGCGAAGGGCCGACCACATTAGACTGCCCAACAAGCGAAGGGCCCCGGTCCCGTGACGAAGAAAGCCGGAGCCCTGTGTTGCCTCAGCGGGCCTGGGCCAGGTAGGTGCCTACCTGGCCCGCTTCCGTTAACCCGCCGGTGCCAGGCGATCAGAACCGTTTGAGCGTAAGGGCCGCCCCGACTTCCCGGGGCGGCCCTATCGTGTTCTTGAGACCTGCACAGCCGCGTGTTAGCCCTTCGGCCACCTGGCCGGGTCGGTCGCGTACGTGCCCCGCATCGGCACGGTGTACGCCCACCCCTGCTCCCGCAGGATCGCGACCGCGGCGCGGATAGTGCCCTTCGCCACGTCGAACCGCTGGGCGAGCATCGTCTCGCTCGGGAGGGGCACGTCCCGCTCGTACCGGCCGGCGCGAATCTCCTCGGCGAGCTCCGCCGCGATCGACGCCGCCTTGGTGCTCTTCGGGTTGTGCGGGGTGCCCTCCGGCCCGACGAACGTACCCCGGCCGCGGACTGTGTGAACGAGCCCACGCTCCCGCAGCACAGCGATGGCCTTGCGGGCGGTGATCCGCGCGACACCCCACCGTGCGACGATCTGCGCCTCACTCGGCGCCAACTGGCCAGGCTGCAGCTGCCCAGCGGTGATGTCCTGCTGGATCTGCTCGGCTACCTGCACGTATAGGGGCACGGGTCCTCTCGGGTTGAGCACGTCGGAGACGCTAGGTGGGCTAGCTCCTGCATCTATGTTGCACTACAGGTGCTTGCGTGATCTAGCACATCTTTTGGTTGCTATAGAACAAGGTCTAGAGCGATTACGCCATGTAGCTATACCGTGCCTCATATGAACGACGTCGCCACCACCTCACTCGATACCGTCCACGCCGCATTCCCAGCGTGGACGTGCTGGCAGTCCGACCGAGGCCGCTGGTGGGCCACCCGTAAGGGCACCATCACCCAGGCGCAGATGGACAACGGGTGCTCGGTCACCGTAGACGCCGACACCCTCACCGATCTGGCCGAGGTCCTCGCAGAGCAAGAGCAACTCCGGGAGCAGCCGTGATCCGCCCCACCGCCGGTCATGAAGGGTGCGGCATCCACGTCCCCGACACGCCGAACAAGGACCACCAGGCGATCGAATGGACACCCGCAACCAACGCCTACCAGCGGGCCCGCCAGTTGCAGTGGACCTGCCAGTCCCGCCGGGTGGTGTACTACCTGCTCTCCGCTGGTGGGCGGCTCATCATCAAGAAGGTCGACGGCCGGGAGGCGTTCCTCTCGCCCCCGATGCTGTACCCCGACGGGGAGGAACTCTGGTCGGCGCTGCTCCGCGGCGACGCCGCCTAGAAACAGAACAAGACGTGCTTGTTTTGAGACAACTGATAGACCAGCGGGCCGCCGTGCTTGTACCGTCCTCGTATGCCAGGCCGCGTTGAGCTCCTCCAGCCGCTGGTCGCACTCGACGCGGCCGGCACTTCCGAGCACGGCCCACACTCGCACGCCCCGCTCGAGGGGCACGAGGCCGTGGCATGGACCGGCCACCGGGCAGGGTGGCCGGTCTCGTGCATTGTTGTGGACCTGCCGTTCCTGCGGCACCGCCCGATAGAGCTACCCGCCTGATGCGGTTCCCCTGCGCAGGCGGGTGTTAGACGGCGGTCCCGTCCCGGCTGACTGACGAAAGCACAGCGGAAGCAGGGGCGGGGCCGCCCACCACCCGTCACCGGCAGCGGTACTCCACCCACGCCCGCGCCGCCGCAGCCGCGGTGGTACGCCGAGCCCGGAGATGCTCCGGCCCGTTGATGGCCATGTACGTGGAGAACAGCGTGCGCAGGCCGGCGAGTCCCGTCACCGTCGTCGCGGGTGCCGCGTGCCAGGCCGGGACCCGGGCGGCGACCTGATGCTCGGCCTCCCTTGGGGTGTGACCGGCCGCGATCAGGCGTGGCACCAGCCACACAGCGTCTACCCAGGCGGCACCGCGGCAGGCCAGCGACCAGTCGATGATCCGCGCCCGGGTGGGGGTGATCAGTACGTTCTCGGCGTGCAGGTCCGCGTGTAGCAGCGTGTCACCGGTCAGGGCCTCGACGTCCAGGAGGTCGAGAGCGGAAGCGCACAGGCCTATCCCGGCGTCCCTGGGGTCGGCCAGGAGCTTGTCTGCGTACCCACGCATCCCCAGGATCTTCCCCTCGATGCTGGGAGCCTCCTGCCACGGGCACGGGGTGAGCGCCTCACCGAGGCCGGCAACAGCGTCGAGCACAGCGGGGATGTCCGGCGAGCCGGGCGTGAGATCGGCCTCGCGCCCGGCGACGTACTCAAAGAGCAGCATCAGCCAGCCCGCGGCGTGCCCGCTCCACAGCATGCGTGGAGCGGGCACCTTCTCGGGTAGCAGGAGGTTTGCCTGCTGCTCGCGGTCGTAGTGGTGCAGGGCAGGGGAACGCACGGGGACGGCCTTGAGGAACAAGCTCCCAGCCTGAGCGTGCAGGCGTGCAGCGACCCCGACGGTCAGCCCCGCCTCGGCCGACCACGCGCTCGTGACCGTGCCGAAGCGGTCCTCGACCGCGGCCCGGGCCGTAGGCGGGAGGTCGTCCCACTGCCATCGCCGCACCGGTGCTCCCCTCGATGTCAGTTGCTGTCCACGCAGCCCTGGTGGCACTGGTGGCAATTCGTCGTGTCGCACGCGGCTGCGGTGTGCCACAGCTCGTCATCGACGGCCATCCCCAGCTCACGCATCACGTTCACGGTCTCCGCGACCGTACAGCCGCCCGCGGCACGGGCCGGGTCGTCGTCCGGCTGGTGATGGATGAACCGCCCGGCGACAGTTTCGCAGAAGGCGGCGTAGTCGCGCGTGTAGAGGACGAAGGTGTGCCAGCCGATGTCCACGGCCGCCGAGGGCGCAAGTCCCCGGCCCGAGTTCTTCGCGCAGGCATACAGGAACGCCAACGCCTGGCTCATGATGCGATCGGCCTCCTCCACGCTGGTGCCGTGGTCACCGACGATCCGCAGCACGAGCCGCTCGAACAGCGACTCACTGACGAGTGTTCTCGGGTCGGGGATCGTGGCCGGGCGGGCGGCGTCCACGACAACGCCAGGCATGATCGTCATGCCGTCTCCTTTCGAGGACTGGGCGGCACCCGCCAGCGGGTCTACGCTGCGAGCAGCCGCCTCTTCACCCACGGTCGCCTCTTCGTGGACCACTGCCCAGAGGGCGGGTGTTGCCGCAACACACCAGCAACACCCCGAGAGAGCTGGTACCGATGCACGAGCACACCGAGGCCGCGCACATGTTCGGCCAGGCACTCCGCCACCTACGTCAACGGGCCGGGCTGTCCCAGCGGGAGCTGAGCAGACGCGCTCTCTACGACCACACCAGGATCAGCCGGGCCGAGCAGGGCGAGATCCTCATCCCCGCCGAGCAGGTCAAAGCACTGGACACTGCACTGAGAGCGGACGGGCTTCTGCTAGCGCTCCGCCATGCCCTCGACCGTAAGCCGCTCAGCCCCGCCAGCCGAGATTTCTCCCAGCGTTGCACCTGCGGTCACGGACTCCTCGGATACCGTCAGAAAGATCACAGTTTCATATGGCCGCCCGCGCCCCTGCAGGGAGAACTCATGACGACAGCCAGCGGTCTGCCCGCCGTCCGGGAATCCCTGCGCCTGGCCCTGCTCGACACCCCGCACGGAGACCCTGTCATAGCGGAGCTGGCCCAAGCCGCCGTCGAGCACTACGCCCTGAACTACTCCAAGCACCCGCCGACCGTCCTGTTCGATGAGGTCCACGCCACCCGGGGCCTACTGGCCGGCGCACTAGCAGCGCCAGCACCGCCTGACGTTGCGCTGGAGCTCCGCCGCGCCGCGGGCTGGCTGTCAGGGCTGCTGGGCAACCTCGCCTATCACCTGGCCGACCACACCGGCGCCCGCGCTCACCTCGCGGTGGCAGCCACGCTCGGGCAGCACGTCGGCGACGCACGGCTCACCGCGTGGGCATACGGGGCGCAGAGCATGGTTGCCCTCCACCGGGGCGCGCCCGTACTCGCGCAGCAGCTCGCCGAAACAGGCCTCGCCCACGCCCCTACACCACTCGCCCGCGCCCAAGTGCTCGGCTGGGCGATGCTCCCCGCGCTGGCCCGACTCGGCCAGGCCGCGGCAGCCGACCAGGTCCTGAGAGACGCGACGAACGCCCTAAACACGGCGGCAGGAGGGGAACCAGGCCGGTTCGGTTTCGACGCCGCCGAGCTGGCGCTACACGAAGCAGACGCGCACCTGACGCTCGGCCAGCACGACCAGGCCGCGACGCGGGCGGAAGCGTCCGCCGCCAACAGCATCCCTGAGACGCCGGGGTGGGCTGCCGCCACGCTGGTGCTCGCCCAGGCAGAAGCCGCCCGCGAGGCAGGAGACGCCGCCAGCCGTGGGCTTGACGTGCTGGCCCGGGTCCCTGCCGAGCGGCTCCGTTCCACGGCGCGTGCCAGGCTGGACCGACTCGCTGCAGCGTTGACGGGCGTGGATACTGCCGCGGTGCGGGAGCTGGCAGAGCACGTGCGTGCCCTGCCGCCAGCGATCGACGTCCATGGGCGGAGCGCTGGCTAAGAAGAAGCAGGCGAAACTGGCCAAGGAGGTCAGAGGTTCGCCTGGCTTCGGGGAACTCGCACACTCCGGCCGCGCTGCTGCATGAGCTGGAGAAGCTTATAGCCCTCGCTCCGCGAACAGCATCCATCGTTCACGCCTTCACTGATCAGCTCCGCTGTGTCCCGCGTCGTGATCCCGATGTTCCGGGCATACTCCTGAGCATCGTAATCATCTGTGATCCAGTACGAGCCCGCATACGCTGGCCAGTTGCGGATCACATGGCAAGTTTGAGCTTCGCCAAGATGCTTCAGCGGCTCCTGCTGTTTACCGTTGAAGACCGCCCGTCGCACACGTTCGACCTGTTGTGCGTCATCGATGTCAATCTCGATGGGTTCCCCGAGCCAGCCGTCTGAGGCGACACTTCGCAGGTCTGGATAGAACTGCGCAGACCTGCTGACCTCGTAAGCGATTGCCTCAGTCCAACGGCCGCGCTCCCGCAAGATTCTGCGTAAAAGCTGAAGCTCATCTACTGCGGCGAAGTTACACAGAACCGTGTTGTCGGGGAACCAGTACCAGGTCATGACGCGAGGGGAGAGTCCTCTCTCATGTCGTTGATCGCCTGCCGAAGCGTGGCCGTATCAACGCCAATCAGGTCCGCGAACGGGCGGAGTGTGGATTTCCCCTCAGCGTACGCCTGGAAGGTGGTTCGGACTAGCGGCGTGGGAATCCGGGACCGCGATGCCTGTTGGAGCCACTCGCCAAGCGACTCCACCTCTCCGGCCAGGAACGCGGCATCCCACGCCGTCATTGTACGGAATGACTCGCAAAGGTTGCGATCTATGATCCTGAGGTTGAACAGCCTCCAGGCGAGGGTGCTTGGGGAAACCCAGAGCCGGCAAGCCAGCTTGGCGAACGCCTCCCGGTTCCAACTTGCACCCCTTGTTTGCTCTTGCAGCACCCGCGCGGGTAGAAGCAGCTCTGCGGCGAACGCATTCGCCCGCTTCTCTGATGCCTGCTTCTTGTGCTCGACGTCATTGATGTTCACGTCCACGTTGAGCTTCTGATCGTCTCGGGCGAGGAGGTGACCTAGCTCGTGCGCGATGGTGAATCTCTGACGTGCTGGGATCTCGGATGTTCCCACTACGATCAATGCCGAGCAGTCATCGGTCCAAGACATTCCGTCAAAGCCGTCCGGCTGTTTGTGCACTCGGACGTCCACTCCGAACGCGTCTTCGACGGCCTTGGCCAAGTCTCGGCTCTTCCAGAGTGCGATCTGCCTGCTGAGGGCGTACTCGGTAGCGCTGACCGCCAAGTTCGTGCCTTGCTCTACCGCTGTCCCGCCAGTCAGCTCAAAGCTCGGTATTTCCTGTCGGTAACCGAGAAATGCGAGGTCAGCACGCATCTGGGCGAGACGCTCTGCTTCCCTGATGGCGGCATCAGCGGAGGACAGTGGAGACGTGGCTGTGCGTGCAGCCATTGATGGTGTTATGGGGTCCGCGCCCAGCAACCAGTCGACGGTGACCCCGCAAAGATCAGCTATGCGTGCGAGGTCCAGTGATGTGAATCGCCGGACACCGGACAGAGATTTTGACATCTTGGATGCGTCCAGGCCCGCCCTGCCGGCGAACTCTGCTTGCGTGAGGCCACTGTCTGTGATCAGTTGGCGCACTCGCCCTGCGGTCTTCTCCCCGGCCATGAGAAGATTCTACGTTGGGGTTGCGAAAATCGCAATAGATATCGGATCATGGAAGGTTGCACTCAGCGCAGCCACTCCGGCACTCGCTGACATGTTCGAATGACATCGCCCTCGTACCCTGATCCTGATAGCCGTGGACTTCGGAGCGCCGCGGGCATACCCGACCGCGCCACCGAGTTGAGCCGTCCCCGTCACACTTCTGGGCGCCTCCGACGCTTGCGGCTCGCTCCCCGGGTTCTACGGAGCAACACCCGCGCCGCAGCATCTCCCAAGTGGTAGCGGTAAGGATGCCCCGGCACGACCTCGTGCCCACGCAGCAACTCCCGCACTCGGCGCGCGCTGACTTTCCCGTTGCGCAGCATCCGGGCCAGGTCTGCCGCTGTGACCAACATCCCCGCATCCTCCGACGAAGCCGAAGGATGCGAGCCGCCAGGCTTGTCGGCCCCCTGCGCTGGATCGTCCTCTGCTGGCTCGGCCGTTGCTGGCTCCACATCATCATGAGCCTGCACTCGGCTGTTGGCGATCCACTGTCCGATCCGCCGGTCGATCCGATCATCGATTCGGTTAGCGACCCGCGCCTGTACCAGCGTGTCTAACCGCCCAGTCAGTCGGGTGTCGAAGTGGTCGTCGAGCCGCTGTCGTAGATTCTTGTCCGCCCACCAGTCGGCCCAGGTGAAGAACCTGGCGTCGAACTTCTCTCCGATGAAGTCGTCTGCTCTCGCGTCGAAGTACGCGTCGAGGAGTTCTTTCAGGTCGGCCTTGGGTAGGGCGTCGAACTGTTCCCGGAACGCGGCGTCGAAGTACGCGCCGATCTGCTCCTTCAGCTCTGCGCCAGCCCAGGCCTGAAGCCGCGCGTCTACGCGGGCGTCGAACTCGTCGCTTGCCCATTCCTCGACCCACCGTGTGACCAGCGCCTTGAGCCCCATGGAGTCCCCTCGCCAAGAGTCCGGGAAGGTGCCGCTGAACGCCACGGTACGAAGCATGGACAAGTCCGGATAGTCGTCACAAGGGGCATGTTCCCGTCGCCTCGAAGAGATGAAATTCGGGGGTCGACAAAGCGACGAACAGCTGCTGTTACTGGACGTCCTGCCATAGCCCGATCTGCTCGTCGGACTCGGTTGCGGCGGCCACGTCGTCGAGCGTCACGGCGCCGGCGGGCTGGACGGGTCGGGGCATGCAGGCCGTGCAGCCGAGGTTCGGCCAGCGCTTGGCCGTCCACGTTCCGGGAGTCAGCCGTTTGCCGCAGCGTGTCCGGTCGAGATGCCGACCGTCGATGGTGTGGCCGACGTCGTCGCGGGGGCTACCTCCGTGGTTGAACACCACGTAGTGGCTGACTGCGATCGGCCACCAGGACTGGCAGCGGGTGCAGGTCAGGCCGATCGGCCGGGGAGGCCGGGCTTCGGTGTCGCACCACGCCTTGAGGTCGTGTCCGGTGGGGATGCACTGGTCCGTACGTTCCGGAATGATCATCTGCTGGCCTTCTTGTTGAGGTATGGCTTGTACTGCTTCAGAAGGCGATCCTCGAGCTGGTAGGCGGCCTCCCGGTCAGTGCAGGGGTAGGCCACCCAGCGAGCGAAGTCCTTCCTCGCCTGCCCTGCCTGCCCCTTGCCGTGGTAGTGCGCATCGAGGCGGGTCTTGAATCTCGACGTGCTGCCGACATAACAGGGCTCGTTCAGACGGTCGAAGAGGACGTAGACGACTGCTTGCCCGTCTCGTGGCCGCGGGTCGTGGGGTTCGAGATCGGCAAGCCCGGACCAGAAGCCGTCCTCGTTTTGCTCGTACCGTTTGCTGAAGCGTCCTGCGCTCTGCTGGTACATCGAGTTGTAGCGGACTGGCATGGCCTCGTTCCAGAGCGCGGTGATCGTTGGCCGCTGGTGCCTGTGGGCCTCTTTGCCGTCCAACCCTGGCGTGACCATCAAGCTGCGGTAGCGGGTGTAGATGTCGAGGAACTCCTCGAAGTTGAGCTTGCCGGCGGCGTAGTCGCATTTGATCCGGTGGAGCACCTGCCGTTCGGCGTCAAGCTGGGCCTGCATGAGTTTGTCGATCTTCCGGGCGATGAGTTCGATGTGCTGGAAGGTCGCGCCGTAGGGATCAGTTTCGGTCACGAGGATCTCCTGGGTTGGGGGACTGTCGGGCCTGTGCGGGTGGTCAGCTTTCGGGGGCAAAGTTGCTGATCATGGCGTAGTGGCCTTGGAAAACGGCTGTCACGGTCCCCGTGGGGCCGTTGCGGTTCTTCGCAACGATGAAGTCGATCTCGCCTGCTCGCGGGGACTCCTTGTCATAGACGTCCGGGCGGTGGAGCAGGATCACCACGTTCGCGTCGTTCTCCAGGCCGCCGGATTCGCGGAGGTCGGCCATCATCGGCACGTGGTCGGCGCGCTGCTCGGGGCCGCGGTTGAGCTGGGCCAGCACGACGATCGGGATGCCGAACCGCTTCGCCAGCAGCTTGATGTCGCGGGACATCTTCTGGACCTCGGCCTGCCGATTCTCCGCCTTCTCTCCCAGGCTCTTCAGCAGCTGGAGGTAGTCGAGCACAACGAAGCCGTACGGGGTGCCCTTGCGCTGCATCGCGACTAGGCGCCGTTCCAGGCTCGCGACGGTGAACGCTGTGCTGGGGTCGACGACCGTCAGCAGCGGCCCGGCCTCGGCGGCGAGCGCGTAGCCCTTGGCGAGACGGTCCCAGTCGGCGTCCGTTAGGACGTCCCGCCGCTCGGTCATGGTGAGGGTTTTGCGGAGCTCGACCTTGGCTGTGGCGGCGATCAGCCGGGCGGACACCTCGTGGTGGTCCATCTCCAGCGTGACGAGCATCGTTCTGACGCCTTTGATCGCGGCATAGCGGGCCATCTCCGTGCCGACCAAGCTCTTCCCGACGGCCGGGCGGGCACCCACCACGATGACGTTTCCCGGGCGTAGACCGCCGTGTAGCAGCTCGGCGAGGTCAACCCATGGCACCGGCACCACCGCCACCGCTGTGGGGTTCTCCGCGGCTTCCATGCTGCGGCGGTACAGCTCGTCCCAGGTGACCGCATCCGGGTCCTCCACGTCCGGGCTTCCGGCCTGGTCGAGCAGGGCCCGCGCTTGGTCCCGCATCGCCTCAATCTCGTCGAGGCCCGCCCCCGCGGACAGGTGCGCCAGGCGGAGGCCGAGGCGGGACATGCGGCGGATGTAGGCGTAGCCCGACACCTCGGCGACCTGGGTGTCGAACTGGCCCCGAGTGACGAGCTGGCCGCGGGTGACGAGCTCGGGCAGGTACCGCAGCACCATGACGTTGTGCTGCCGCTGGGCGGCCTGCGAAAGCGCGAGGAACCCCGGCTCGTGCCCCTCGGCGGCCACATCGAGGATCAGCCGGTAGACGACCTGGTGGATCGGCCGGGCGAAGTCCTCCACCGCCAGGCGCTCCATGAGCGTGTACGCCTGCGAGGGGGTTGCGAGGACCGCGCCGAGGACAGCAGCCTCGGTCTCGATCTCAACCTCGGACGGTGCCGCGCTTGTCTCGACCGTCATGCAGGAACTCCTCTCAGCGCTCGGGGGTGGCAGCGAGGGCAGATCGACGGCCGGCGTTCCTCGTCGTACAGGTGCCGGTCGGCGGGCATGGCCGGGTCGTGGCGGGGGTCGTCACAGCGAGGCGGGAGCGTCTGCGGACCTGTCGCCGCTTCCGTGGGTGGATCGGGCAGGTCCCGTAGGCGTGCCGTCCAGACGGCGTAGACGCTCTGCGCTCCGCTCAGGTTCGTGACGAGTTCGGGCTGCAAGGTCTCCACGGTCCAGCCGCGTGCCAGGCATGCGGCGACGAGCTTGGTTAGGCGGTTCCGCTGAGTCACGGCGGGTTGGCGCGGCCACGGCAGCGACTGCACGAGCCGGTCGGCTTTTGCTTGATGGTCGTTTTGAAGGTCCTCCGCCTCCCCGTTGCGGTGTGGCAGCTGCGGCTCGGGAGGCGTTGTATCGACGGGGGGCAGGGGGGAAGGGGTGGTCTTCTTCTCTTTGGTGTTCTGAGGAATGGTCTTCTTATAGGGCGTGCGATCCTCCGACATCAGCTCAGCTGATATCAGCTCATCCGTCGTCGGCTGAGCTGATGACAGCTTTTCTGACAGTGGCTCTGAGCTGGGAGGATCGTTTTCGGGGGCCGTCGTACACTTTTCTGACAGTGGATCTGAGCTGGGGATATGCTCTTCCGGGCAGTCAGTGATCCAGTACTCGGTGCCGACGACTTGCCTAGTCTTCGGATCGCGGACCTGGACGCGTACGAGGTAGCCGTACTTCTCCAACTCGGAGATAGCGACACGGATGGCGTGGATGCCCTCGGGGCCGTTCTCGGCGAGCTTGGCGATGCTGGTCTTCCACCCCTCCTTATGAGAGGCGAGTTCCACGAACAGACCCCGGGCGCGGCGGCTAAGCCTCCGGTCGCGGGCGAGGTCGTTGGACACCTGCGTGAAGTGGTCGCCGCGCATTCGCATGCGGCGGATGGCGCTGTGGTTCGACTCGATGGCCATCAGACGCGCGCCCCTCGACTGGAGTTGCAGGGCTGGCACGACAACACGAGGTTGCGCACCTGGTGCGAACCGTTAAGGGACTGCGGAACCTGGTGGTCTACTGTCGCCATGACACGGTGGCTACCGGGCTTGACGTACCGGTGGCCCTTCTGGTCGTACTCGATGTCGTCGTCGGTGCAGACGTCGATCAGGCCGATGCCGCAGTGTGCGCAGCGCCATCCGCCGTCGCGTTCGGCGATGCGGTGCAGCTTCAAGTGCCCTGCGGGGATCTTCTCGGGGTTGAGGTTCTTGGGTGCCTGGGGTTGGTTCCACGTGGGGAAGTCGCTGGGGGCGCCGTACCTCCTCGCGGCGCGTTCTACCCATCCGTCGGCGTCCAGTGTGGGGACCCCGCAACCGAACGGGACCTCTTTCATCGCGTCCACGAGCAGAGCTGCGACGATGGTGGCGACGGTGATCATTGTCTGTTCACGAGCTTGGTCCCGGACGTACATCCGATACCTCCCCGTGTCCACGTACTCATATGGGACTTCCGACACCGGCGGTGGGATGAACGGTGTTATGGCCTCGATCGCGCGGCGCAAGGTGTCAGTGCGCCTAAATTCGCTCAGCGGAATGATCAGGTTCCAGCCGTCGAGGCGAGGCTGCTCGGGAAGTCGTAGGTCCAGTGCGGGGGGTGTTTCGTCACCGTGGGCAGCGTTGGGTACGCTCACCTGGTCTCCTCGTCTCGTGCAGAGGGTGAAGTGAGACGCCATCCGGTCAGGTGGTCGCACACCTTTCCGGCGGCAACGGCGGTCCTGAGGGCCGCCGTTCGTCGGTTAACGGGGTGTCTACATGGCGCACTCCGCTGGAGCGGTCAGCAGCCCGCCGGGGATATCGGCGACCCTGATGATCTGCCTCTCGCCGATGAACCGACGTGTGACCAGCACGCCGGCGTCGTGGACGTGCTCGCCTGCGTGGCTGGCTGAGGCGTCCTCGATCAGCCATGGGGTCAGATCGGCTTCGAACGCGCCGAGGGCGGTGGCTAGGACGCAGCTTTCGGTGGCGATGCCGCACACGTAGATGTCCCGCCAGCCGCGCTTAGCGACGAGGGCCGCACCGGCGGAGTCTGCGAACAGGCCGTAGCCGCGTTTGTCGATCACGATGGCCTTTTCGGTGTACGGCTGGAGTTCGTCCACGATGTCGATCTGCGGGGACTCCATGCACTCCGACCATCGAACCAGCCGCTCGAACGGCGATCCCGGATAGTTGATGTACCGGGTGAACAGCACGTTCCCTCCGGCGGTCTGCCAGCGGGAGACGAGTCCTGCGATCACGGGCACGACGTGGGCTGACTCCTCGCGGACGAATCCGTTCTGGACGTCGACGACCACGAGTACCGATCCGTCCCGGGATGGGACTTCGCTCATTTCGTTCCTGTCTCTCGAAGGGTTTCGGTTGCCTGTTGTAGATGGCCCATGAGTCCGCTGGTCTCGAGGATCGTGTCCCGCATCGAGCGGTGCTGGCCTGTCTCCTGCGGGCGGGGGTTCGCTAGTCGGGAACGGGCCGCGCGCAGGAAGTTCCAGCCGAAGCCGTCGGCCACCGACGGGTCCTCGCCTTGTTCGACTCGGCCGTTGATGTGCTCGCAGTAGGCCCACATCGACTGGACGGCGAGCTCGCACGTGACCAGCTCGTATTCGGTGAGGGACCGGGCCGGGTCGATCGGGTGGTAGGCCACACCCGACCAGGAGGCGTAGCCGATGGACACGCCGTTGAGACCGAACCCGCGGAGTTCCTGGTGGTCGAACCCTTCGGCGAGCAGGGACCGTTCGGCCTGCTGGGCGAGTGGCAGGCAGTCGTCGCTGTCGGTGTCGCGGTCGACAAGGATCCGTGGGGCGCACATGAGTCGTACGGCGGTGTCGAGCACGCGGCCTGACCATGGCGGGGAGTGCAGCCAGTAGAGGCTGAGCACGTAGGACGCAGCGACATCGCCGAGGCCGGTCGCCGACCTCAGGTAGTCGGTGGCCCAGGACAGGTTCGCCTCGTAGGAGCGGTACCTCCACAGCGCGAGGTTCGCGATGTCGGGCAGGTCGAGGTCTTCGACGAGATGGAAGACCGCGACACCGAAGGGCCACAGGTGGAGCTGGCACGCCCCCGTCGGGTGCTCGACTGGTAGCGAGCGGCTATCGAGCCCCGGTGAGGCGCCGCCTACCGCGTTGCCCGCAAGTCGCTTCACGGCATCGGTTCCGATGTAGGCGGCGATGAACTTGTGGGATCGCACGCCGAGTCGGTCGGCCGGTGCCGGTGTCACCGTGGTCGCGGCGATGAGCACGTCGCCAGGGGGGACCACGGTCGTCTCCCATGCTTCGACAGCTTCGGGAGAGACTGGCCAGCCGACGATCTGGGTCAGGAGCGCGGCGAACTCGCCGTGGGTGTAGCCCAGGCTGTTACGGGTCATGACCAGCCGGTTTCGGGCAAGGCTGGCGCAGTCCGGTTGGTACGTGGAGCGGGTGCGCAGGTCAACGACTTGGCTTCGCTCAAGCACCGTCATCCTCGCTTTCGTGGGGTCATGTTCCGGTGCCGCGCCGTCGCGGCTTGGGGGCGGTCTGTCTGTTGTTGGGCGTGTTGTGTCCGAGGCGCTGGTAGAGCTGCTCCACGAGGCTCCGCAGCTCGATCACCTCGGCGGTGAGATCTCTGTCCTCGCGGCCAGCGCCAACGCGCTCGTTGAGTGCGCGGACGTCCTCCCTGAGGCCGGCGACCTGTTGTGCCAGGTCTTCTAGCGTGATGCGCTTTTCTTCGACTTCTTGGGGCTTGGCGATCACGTAGACGGCTTTGCCGGGCTGGCCCTGGAGCAGCCCTTCATTACGGAGCAGCTTCACGGCCTCTCGCACCACCGTCCTGGACACGCCATAGCTCTGCGCTAGGTCTGCTGTCGATGGGATGGCGCTGCCCACTTCGATGGAACCCGCCGAGATCTGCGACCGCAGGTCGTCTGCGAGCTTGAGGTAGAAGGCCGAACCGATCGGGTGGCTCAACGAATCTCCTGGTCTACTTGGCACAGCAATGTGCGTCAAGTGCAGCACATGGGCCTCCTCCAATCCACTCTCTGCGTTCGCCTTGACAAACCATACTGGCATAGTTCAGCATGGCTGGCATGGCAACCGCAAGCGCAATCAAGAGTCGTGACGCCACGGTGACCACGACATGCACCTGCAGAACGCAGCCGCTCATGCCAGTGCCGGACGCAGCGAGGATGCTCGCCCGCTCGAAGGAGTACCTCTACTTGGGGCTCCGTGAGGGCCGGTTCCCCGGCGCGAGGTTTGGCCGCTCATGGGGAATCCCGCGAGCGTTCATCGAGGGCTTCATCCGGACGGTTGAGCACGGCCAGCGCGTCGACTTCGAGGAGTACGCCTCAGCCTGGCTCACGGCCGGCGAGGCAGAGCAGGTGACGTGATGACCGCCCCAAACACGCAGAAGGGCCCGTCGGCGTCTGGTTGGTCGCCTCACCGACAGGCCCCTGGAATCCCAACCCACATCAATGAGGAGGTATCCGTGACTCAGGCTACTAGCCCATCCCGCACGCGTTGTGCGGTCCGGCAGAACGGCCGGGTCCGCCGGCACCTGCACCTGGCCCCCGCACGGGGGTGCATCTCGTGGTGCTCGGTCGAGGGCGAGCACGAGGTGTGCGAGGCCGAGCCCATCACGATGGGTGGTGTCGAGGTCCAGATGGCATACGCCGACAGCCGTACCTCCATCTCGGTCCTCGGCAGCACCTGGCACGGCATCGACGACATGACCGAGGACGAGGCTCAGGCGCTGATGATCGGCCTGGCGTACATGCTGGCCCGCCGTACCGACCCCGCGACGGGGGTGGCGGCATGAAGCAGGAGCTGACCGACCACGAGAAGGAGATGGAGCGGCTCGCGCTCCAGCTCATCCGCGCGAATCAGGCCGACGCCGCCCAGCAGGGCAGCAACGGCAAGCAGGGCCGGTGACCGGTGATGCTGCGATCGAACCTCACCCCCCGCCGCCGCCTGCCGGTCTCCCCCGACCAGTTGGCCGCCGCCCTGGCCTACATGTTCCCCGGGCTGCTCGTCCGCTCCCTGCCGAACGAGTCTCCCGAAGAGGCCCGCGCCCGCCGTGACGCGGCGTGGGACATCCTCGACGACCTGCTCGCCGAGGCGGTGACCGCGTGATGAAGTACCTCGTCATCCTGACCATGCAGAAGCCGCTGTCCGAAGGGCTGGGCGTGGTCACCTTCTCCGACACGGTGACCGTCCGGCCTGGGACGTCCCGGTTCGAGTTGCTCAATTGGGCTATCGGCAAGTTGGACAACAGGTTCCGAACCAACGGGAACATCCTGTGCTTCTACGCCGAGCCTGACGAGCTGGGGCGGTGACCGCGTGATGACCCGCCGCACGCCGACGTGTCCCCGCTGCGCCGCCAAGGGCCTCACCGTCACCCTCGACGGCGGCCCCGTCCACTGGTGGTGCGTCAACGGCCACTCCGCCACCGCCGCCGACGTGTACCACGAGTTCGGCGAGGTGACCCGGTGAACGCCCCCGCCATCTCCTACCCCGTCGCCGTCTGGGCCAGTGACGACCCGACCGTGCTGATCCCGGTCACGCTGGCCTACACCGGTGCCGACCCGCACGCGGTCACCCTCACGTTCCTGCGCGACAGCGGGGAGCCGACGGTGACCTACCGGTTCGCCCGCGAACTCCTCGAGGACGGCCTCGCCCGGCCCTCGGGTGTGGGGGACGTGCAGGTCCGCCCGCACGAGACGGCCGGCCACCTGCTGGTGCTCACCCTCCGGCAGGAGGACGCCTACCCGTTCGAGGTGCTCGCCTACCGGGAGCACGTAACCGAGTTCCTGGACCTGGCCGGACTGATCGTGCCGTCGGACGCCGAGCTGGCGTCGGTGGACATGGACACCGAAATCGCCGCCCTGCTTGGTGGAGGTGCCTGATGTCCTCGTGGCTTGACGAGTTCCTGAAGAAGATCCGCTACCGCATGCGTCCCAAGATGAAGCCGGTCGGAGTGCATGTGATCGACCAGGGCGAGTGCTACATCTACCGGCCCCGCAACTTCCGCGACGAGTACCACTTCAGCGGAAGCCGCTTCCCGATTCCCGGAAGCAACTTCCGTGTCATCTGGGTGGTCTCCGGCTTTCTGTGTGCAGAAGAGCCCGGCGCTACAGGCCTGGTGTCCTGCCTCAACTGCGGATTCAAGAAGGACTACATGACGAAGGCCGAGGTGCTCCAGCACGTGGACACCTGCGGTCGGGGAGATGCCTGATGTTCGTGAAGGTCGCTCTCGCCGCCGCAGCGGTAGCAATCCCGATGGCAGCCCAGTCCTGCGAGGCCTCCACCGCCATGGCGTCGGCCAAGGTCAAGACGAGCAAGTCGTGCCGGGCCGGGCTGTCCTCGGCGCAGGCGTCTAGCGCCCGCGCGGTGATCAGGGTCGGTGACCAGATGCGGCTCCCCCAGCGGGCTCAGGTCATCGCGATCGCGACCACGCTGCAGGAGTCCAACCTGAACCGGTACGCGGTCGGCGACGGTGGGCGCGCGGTCGGCCTGTTCCAGCAGCACCCGCACTGGGGCGGCTCGAGGACAGACCCCGCGGTCTCAGCACGCCGGTTCTACTCGCGGCTCGTCAAGGTCTCCCGCTGGAAGACCCGGCCGTTGACTGAGGCGGCTCAGGCCGTGCAGCGGTCCGCCCACCCGAACGGCTACGCCCGGCATGAGGGGCGTGCGGCGCGGATCGTCGCCACCTTGTCCTCCGCCCGCTGCGGGGGTGCGTGATGGCGAACGCCCGGCAGCGGATCAAGGACCGGCGGGCCAGCCGTAAGGCGTTCCACCTCGGCCGTCTGCAGGCCGCGCCCAGCCTCGTTGAGAAGTTGGAGGTCGCGTTCGGTCTGTTCCGGGCCGAGCTGATCAACACCAGCAACGCCGAGAGGGCACAGGCCATCGGCTTGGAAACCCTCAACCACTTGATCGCCCAGAGCGATCGCATCCCTAGGAGCCTGTGACATGACTGACCTTCGTGCCCCTGAGGGGGTGATGCCGATCGGCCGCCGCGAGGCGCGTACTGCGCCTCCGCTGTTCCGCGGTGGCCGCACCCCCTACCCCGACCAGCAGGACACCGAGGAGACGCCCAACCCCGAACTGGCGGACGCCGCAGACGCAGCGGGAGACGTTCCCGCGCAGCCGGCCGAGCCCACCACCGCTCCCCAGGAGCAGAGGCGTGAGCCGGGCCCGCTGGCGCAGTGGGTGCAGGCCGCCCGCGGCGATGCCCAGGCCCGCAAGGCCCGGGGCGGCAACCGGCCGTGGGCGATGCGGTGGATGCGCGAGCAGCCCACCAGCGTGGTCGACCTGGTCGACTACTACCTCAACCAGCGTGAGGAGCGCCCGGACGGGCGCCGCGGCTGGGGTCTGCGCACCTCAATCCCCGCCGTCAACAACCTCCACGCCGTCGCCTACGTGGCCTACGGCCTGACCTGGGCGCTGGCTTTGACCCTCGCCTGCTACGCCCTCGGGTGGATGCAGCAGCGGCCTGGCCGCGCTGCCCTGCTCTTCGTGGGCGTGTGGATCGTCACCAACAACATCTCCGCCGTGTCGGCCGGACAGCAGTGAAAGGAGTGATCACGTTATGACTACCGCAGCGGTTTCCCTGCTTCTCCTGGTGATCTACTGGGCGCTCAATTACGGCGCCAAGGGTCGCCTGCACAACGTCAAGCTCTTCAAGTGGCTGGTGGACCCGAAGAAGGCGATCCTGCCCCGGCTCAACTTGGTCATGTTGTTCGCTGCCGGGTTCGGTCTGGCCCAGCACTGGGTCGCGAACCTGATCGGCTGGCTCAACGTGGACATCCTCGGGACCGGGCTGAAGGTCTTCACCGCCCTGATGGTCGCCGGTGTGATCTTGTTCATCATCGACATGTTCGACGGCGGCGGCATCAAGGTCAGCAGCTACGGCATCGCGTTCGGCATGCCGATCGTCGCCGCAGCCAGCGGCGGAGGCCTCGCCGCCTTCGTGACAAGCATGTCCGGCGGCGTCAACACCTGGTTCGCGACCCAGCTCGCCGGCCTGGTGTAGGGCGGTGGCCTGGTGGAGACCGCGCAGCACATCGTCGCTCAGACCATCAGCCTCCTCGTCGTGGCGTGGGTGGTTGGGTACACGCTGCTCCGCGCGCATGAAGCGGTCACCGCTCTGGCCGAGAAGCGTGAAGAGCAGGCCCGCCCCCGCACGAAGACGCCTAAGGACTCCGATGGTGCTCCCCGCCGGGGAAGCATGGCCTACGCCTCCCAGCAGTGGGCCAAGGGCAACCTGTCCGCTCCGTTGTGGGCGGCGGTGGCGGGGGCGGCCGGTGCCGGTAAGGCGACCGTAGCGGGAGCTCGGTGGGTCCGGGACAAGGTGACTGGCCGCACCGACGACCCGAAGGCGGCCGACACCGCCGGGGCCGGGAGCGAGGACACGCCGACCGGCCCAACCGGTGGCAGCGGTGACGACCAGAGCCGCGCCCGCAGGGGGTGGAGCTGGAAAGACCGCTCCGCCTCCGCCCGGCCCGGTACGTCCGGCTCTGCCCCGGACGACGAGCAGCCTGAGAGCGTCATCCACGACGACGACACCTACGACACCACGGCCGGCGGCGGCTCGGACGGGAGCCCCCGCTGGGACACTCCCCGGCAGGGAACGCCCGGCACTGGCCAGGACGGCACCCCAGGGTGGGCACCTCGCGGCGACGAGGACTTCGAGATTGAGGTCGAGGTCATTGGGACCCGGCCGAACACTCCGCCGCCGCCCGCGCTCGGCCGTCCGATCCCCGCGCTGGCTGCCCCTGAGTCTGACACCCCGACCGTCCCGCAGCCCGGCCCTCCGCAGACGGGCGGCCCGGTGTTCCCCCCGCCGATCGTCCCCTCCGAGGTGGCTGCGGCATCCGCTGTAGCTGTCCTCGCCCGCACAGGCGAAAGCACCGTCGAAGAAAGGACCGAGATCGACATGGGTCAGAACCTCGCCATCCCCGGCACCAGCTCCGGGACCACGCCCAGCACCACCCGACCGGGTGGGGGCCTGGCGCCCGCTGGCGGCACGCACACGGACGCAATGGCGTTCTCCCGGAAGATCGAGCAGGCGGTGAACATCACCGGCGACACGATCGCCCGTGCCGAAGCGCAGATCACCGCGAGTCTGAAAGCCGCGTGGGCTGCCGTGGATGGGCTCGCCCAGGTCGGGATCTCCGGCCAGGTGATGGACCGGTGGGCCGGTGCAGTGATTTCCCTTGAGGAAACCCGCAGGGCCGCATCCCAGCTCAAGCAGCAGGTCGAAGCGGCGAAGGAAGCGGTCACCGCTGCCAAGCGCACCCAGGGCAAGACGGGTGACGCGATCCAGCAGGCCGTCACCTCCGCTGGTAAGAGCGCCGCGAACTCCACCCGCTACTACGGCAAGCACTGATCAGCCCCGCGTGCCGGATCTTGCCCGGCCCGTCCCCTGAAAGGAGGGACCACATCATGAACACCACGACCGACATCCCCGCTGAGCCGTCTACCGCAACCCCTCCTCAGGGGACCCACGAGGATGTCCAGGACAAGACCCCGGTGGGTGGGGAGCTCCGCAAGGCGACGCGCTCGCTTGTGTGGGCGTCCCGCAAGAGCCTCTACCCGCTCGCGGTGATGGGTGGCCTGCACGTTGTGGCCACCGGTATGCACGAGAACGGGACGTCTCCGCTGGTCGCGTTCGGCGGCGCTGCAGCCGTCGTGGTCGCCGGCACAGCGGTCGGGCGGGTCCGCACGTGGCTGGGCAAGTCGCCGTGGCGGCTGCGCTGGGCTGGCGGCTGTCTGGCCGCGGCGACCGCGTGGACCGCCACCGCCGCCACTGTAGGCACGGGCATGGAGCAGAGTCTGCTGCCGTCCGTGCTCGTGACCGGTGGGAGTCTGCTGGCCGCGCCGTGGTGGTGGCTGCACCGGCCCCGCGTCCGCGAGCGTGTCGCCCGGGTCGCGCCCAAGGCCGAGCTGCCCGCCCCCGCCCCTGTGGCGGCGATCGAAGCTCCAGCCGAGCCACACGAGCATGAGCTGGAGTGGGCCGGTCATGTCGGCGCGCGAGGCCAGGCACTTGCCGGGAGCACGCTCAAAGACCCGGAGCCGATCTTCGACCACGAAGGCCGGTCCAACGGCACCGCATGGATCATCGACGGCGGCCCTCAGCGGCACACCTACGGTTCGATGCGGCTCGCGTTGGAGGACATCAAAGCCACCCTCGACCGGCCGAACGCCGACTCACTCATCTACCTCGACCAGGACCCCGAGCAGTACAAGACCCGCGGCCGACTGGTGGTGCTGGAGCGTAACCCTCTGGCCGAGGTCATCAACTGGCAGCGGCCCGGCCTTGACCCCGCGACAGGGCTCATCCCCCTGTCCGTGTACCCGGACGGGTCCGGCTGGGCGTACTACGTGCTGTACACCCCGAGATGGGGTGTCCCGCATGACCTGCTCGTCGGCTGCCCCGGCGCCGGTAAGAGCGCGGTGCTGCGTCTGATCGCCGGGGAGTCGCTGATCTCCGGTTCTGCGGTCATGCTGTTCGATCCGCACAACGGCGGCAGCTTCAAGGAGATCCTGCCTCGTGTCACCCGGTCGTTCCTCGGCCCGGAGCAGATCTACGCCGGTATGCGCGGCCTGGAAGCGGCCAAGAACGAGCGGCTGCAAATCCTGGGCGAGGTCGGCGAGCAGCGGATGGGCCCGGAGTACGGGCACCCGATCCTCCACACGGTCGTCGATGAGGCATCCCACCGGACGGTTCTCGGCACGCGGGGCATCGGCGAGACCTTGACCGATGTGTCGAAGGAAGGCCGCAAGCTGTGGATCAAGCTGACCGTCGCGACGCAGGACCCCAGCGTTGACGAGGGGTTCCACGACTTCTCCACGCTCCGCGACCAGTTGATTGCCGGGAACGTCATCGCCTTGCGGGTCGCTTCGGCGCAGACCGCGCGGATGATCCGCAAGGGCAACGTCGAGGTCCACCCCGATCAACTACCGGAGTTCTTCGACCGTGCTCAGACTCTTCCGACCACCGGCCTGGGCTATGTCCTGACCGGCGGCGGGTCCGAGCTTCCGTCCCGTACTCAGTTCATGAGTGAGGAGGCGTTCCTCGCGCAGGTGCCGGTCGGGTCGCCGTTGGACGACCGGACAGGTGAGGCGTTCGAGCGTGGCTACCAGGAGGCGCTGGCCGAGCTGGAGCGCCTCCACGACAGCAACAGCGACGACTGGGCAGCGGCGAGCGTCACTCCCCTGCAGCCCGTGGGCGCCCCCGACGACGCGACGGCCCGGGACGCGCTGGTGCAGCTCGCCGTCGAGAAAGGCCGGATCGAGATGTCCGACATCCAGGAAGCGGGGATCTGCGCTCCCTCCCACGCCTACCGGCTCCTGAACGAGCTGAAGGCGGACAAGGTGCTCACGCAGCCCGCCCGCGGGGTGTACGAGGTGGCGGCGTCGTGACTACCGTCCGTGATTCTCTCCTCTCTCCTCTCATCGGGGTCTGCCCCCTGGATGACCTGCGGATGCGAGCTACACGCGCCCGTGCACACGCGCGCACGCGTGACAACAAAACTTGTCGGTTCTTTTACGTGACACACCGTGACGATGACGTTGTTGGAAGGAGGCGTCCATGAACGCCACCGACGGCCCGGAGAAGAAGATCCACTGGCCTCTGTGGGGGCTGCTGGTGTTCTGCGGCAGCATCTCCTTGACGCTCAGCGTGATCCACGCCTTTGACAAGGTGAAGGATGGCGACAACAGCGGTGCCATCGTGGCGCTCCTCACCGGCATCGCGCCGGTCATCGCCGCCGCGATGCTGTCGCACCTAGTCGCTGACCCCTACTCCACGATGGCCTTGAAGATCGGCGTTGGGATCGTCTTCCTCGGCGCGATGACGCTCAGCGTCAAAGCGCAGGCCGAGACAGTCCGCCCGATCGTCGGGGAGGACCTCGACATCGTGTTCCCGTTGGTGCTGGACCTGTCGACCATCGTGGCACTACTAGCCCTTGCCGGAGTGGGCTACAGCTACCAGGCGGAGGCTCGGAAGGCGGAACTCCGCGCGGAACTCCTCCCCTCCGTGAGGGCGGAACTCCAGGCCGAGTTCCGGGAACAGTTCACGGTTCGGGAGAGGGAACTCCGGGCGGAACTGGAGCGGAACAAGGACACGGAACTCGCTACCCGGGAGAGGGAACTCCGGACGGAACTCGACGGGAAGTACGGCGAGGAACTCGCCGCCCAGGAACAGGAAATCCGCGAGGAACTCATCACCCGCGTGCGAGCCGCCGAGGAGGAGATCCGCCGCCAGGCCGAGACCGAAATTGAGCAGCGCGTCCGGGACGCGGTGGTCGCTGCCGAGGCCCGGGTCCGACTGGAGATAACCAGGGCCGGTGGTGGGTCCAAGCGGCCGACCAAGGAGATCGAGGCATCGAAGAAGGGGGCCGGTGACCAGGCGAATGGTGGTCTGAGCAAGCGGGACCGGGCCGAGAGCATCCTCCGTACCGACCCGGAGATCAGTGTGAAGGATCTCGCCGGGATGCTCGGCTGCACCACCAAGTACGCCCGCAATCTGATCCACGAGCTGGTGCCCGGCCGGGGAAACGGCCAGGAAGAAACCCCCGAGGGTGAGGTGCACCTAAGGGCTGTTCCCTGACAGTTCCCCAGGCGCGGGAGAGGCGAGTTCCACCGCGTGAGTTCCCTCTCCCCGGGCTGTCAGTTCCCGGCCGAGTTCCCTCCCCCCGAGTGCCCTAGTTCCCCTCCGAGTTCCCTGCCTGTTCCCCCTCTCCGGGGCGGGTTGTTCCCGCCCCAGTTCCCACCCGAGTTCCCCTCCGCAGCCGCTCCAACTTCCCGAGGGAACGCCCGCCAGTTCCCACCCTGACTTCCCTTCCGAGGAGACCCTGATGACTTCCAGGAACACCCACACGCGTAAGGCCGCGACCCGGCCGGGTCGTCCGACCGGGCGCCGGTCCCACACCACCGGATACACCGACGAGCAGCCGTCGCGGCTCGCTCAGGCCATCTCGACGGGCTGGCAGAAAGCCGCCACCAGCGCCGGCCGGACGGTCCGCGGCACGCGGCCGACACCCGCCGTGGTGTGTGACCGTGCCGGGCTCGCCATGGTGTTGCTCGCAGTACTGCTCGCCGCTGCCGCGTGGACCACCCTCACATGGCCGCTTCTCACCGCAACCGAGTCATTCGCCCGGGGCGTGCTCGGCACTCTCACGAGTCTGGCGCCGATCGCCGCTGCCGTCCTCGCGTGGCAGCTGTTCCGCGGCGTGGACTCCCGGTCGGACCTCCGGGGGGTCGTGATCGGCTGGGCCGCCCTCCTCGCCGGGATCGCCGGGGTCGTGCACGTCGCCAACGGCCGACCCGACGCCGCCCACTCAAACACTGCGGCCGGGCGGGTCGGCGCGCTCGCCGCCGCCCCGCTGGGTGCGCTGCCGTGGTTCGTCGCGATCCTCGCGCTGGTCGTACTCGCCGGTGTCGGAGCGCTGCTGGTGGCCCGAATCTCTCTGCGGGACCTGCCCCGACGGTTGGTGGTGCCCCGGCACGGCTCGCTGGGTGGGAACGACACCAGCCCAGCCGAGCCCGCCGGGAGCACGCCGCCCGCCGCCCAGCCTGCTACTCCCACCGCCGACGAAGCGCCCAAGGATCAGGCTGTGCCGTCGCGCTCCCAGCGGCGGGTTGACCCGGATCTAGTCGCTGAGACGTTGCCGTTCGACACCCCGCTCCTCGGCGACACCCCCGCCGAGCAGCCGACCCCGCCGAGGACGGACTTCGTCCAGGCCGCGCCCGCGCCGAGCGGGGGGACGCTGCCACCGTTGAGCATCCTTCGCCCCGGCACCACGCACCGCCCCACGACCATGGCGAACCAGACGGTCGTGGACGCCATCAACGGCGTGCTGGCCGAGTTCAAGGTCAAGGCCGAGGTCGCAGGGTTCACCCGCGGGCCGACCATCACCCGGTACGAGATCAAGCTCGGCCCCGCGGTGAAGGTGGAGAAGGTACTGGGGCTGGTCAAGAACATCTCGTATGCGGTCGGCTCTGCTGACGTGCGTCTGCTGGCGCCGGTGCCGGGGAAGTCCGCGATCGGTGTGGAGATCCCCAATGCGGACAAGGACCTGGTGTCGCTCGGTGATGTGCTGCGTTCGCCGGCCGCGCAGAACGACGCCCACCCGCTGATCGTCGGCCTGGGTAAGGACGTCGAGGGCAGGACCGTCCTGGCGAACCTGGCGAAGATGCCGCACCTCCTGATCGCCGGAGCGACCGGCGCAGGCAAGTCGGTGTGCATCAACGGGCTGATCTCCTCGGTGCTGATGCGCGCCACCCCCGAGCAGGTCCGGATGGTGCTCGTTGACCCCAAGCGGGTCGAGCTGGCCATCTATGCCGGGGTGCCTCACCTGATCACGCCGATCATCACGAACCCGAAGAAGGCCGCCGAAGTTCTGGAGTGGGTGGTCGGGGAGATGGACCGCCGCTACGACGACCTCGCAGCGCACGGGTTCCGGCACATCGACGACTTCAACAAGGCCGTCCGAGCCGGGAAGCTGACGCCGCCGCCCGGCAGCGAGCGGGAGTACCGGCCGTACCCGTACCTGCTGGTGATCGTGGACGAGCTGGCCGACCTGATGATGGTCGCCCCCCGGGACGTCGAGGACTCGATCGTCCGCATCACGCAGCTCGCCCGAGCCGCGGGCATCCACCTGGTGATCGCGACGCAGCGGCCGTCGGTCGACGTCGTCACCGGGCTGATCAAGGCCAACGTGCCCTCCCGGCTGGCGTTCGCGACCTCGTCGCTGGCCGACTCCCGCGTCATCCTCGACCAGCCCGGCGCCGAGAAGCTGATCGGGCAGGGCGACGCGCTGTTCCTCCCGATGGGAGCCAGCAAGTCGGAGCGGCTGCAGAACGCGTTCATCTCCGAGAAGGAGATCGCGGCGGTTGTTGCGCACTGGCACCACACGCCCTTCACCGATGACGATGCGCCGGCCGACGCCGCGGCCCCGGATCCGGACGCCAGTCGTGACCTGGGCGACGAGATCAGTGACAACGACCGGGCTCTGCTCGTCCACGCTGCCGAGCTGGTCGTGTCGACGCAGTTCGGGTCGACCTCGATGCTCCAGCGGAAGCTGCGGGTCGGCTTCGCGAAGGCCGTTCAACTGTTGGACCTGCTCGAACAGGTCGGGGTGGTCGGCCCGGCCGACGGGAGCAAGCCCCGCGAGGTGATCGTCAGCCCAGACGACCTCGGCGAGGTCCTCGCGAAGCTCCGCACCAAGTCGCACGTGTGACGGCCGCTGCGGGTGCCTCACCAGCTCCGGCTGGCGGGGTGCCCGGGGCGACCGCCCACCACCAGATCCAGATCCACTCGTACAAGAGGAGCCCTACATGAGCTTGTTCAAGCGCCGGGACAACGACGACGTCCCTGCCCACCGCAAGTCCTGGGCATCCAACACCGAGGGATACGACGTCTACTGCGCCAGCTCCTGGCGCAAGGTAGGCAACCTCGGCGAATGGGTGTGTGGCTACTGCCAGGAGACGACCACCGACCCGCTGTCCCCTACGCAGGCCATCACGCTGGCCGACTGCAAGCAGTGCGGTCGGACCAACCGGATTTCTCTCTAAGTGAGAACCATCGTGACTGTCGACCTCAGGACGCGTTTCGGTGGGCGGGTGTTCACCGCTCACCCGGCGATGCTCGCCGAGATCCTCGGCTGACCGTTGCGGGTTCCCGCCCGACACAGTGCGGGCGGGGACTGCCGGAGCAGTCAGCTCCACCCAACTCGACCCGTCATTCGACAGGAGGACAACCAATGTTCGACCGCCGCGAACTGCCGCACCACACCATCCGCTCGACGGACGCCCCGATCCCCGACGGCACCCCCTACCCGTCAGCGGAGGACGAGCAGGCCATCGCCGACATTCGCAGCAAGTACCCCCAGTGGGGTCCGGCGCGGATCCACGCCGAGCTGTGCCGGGTCGGCCGGTCGCACGTCTCGCTCGACTCGGTCCGGCTCGTCGTCAAGTCGTAGCCGCCGCCCCTATCACCCAGCTCACACGAGAAGGAGACACGCGCATGAAGCTCGGTCCGGTCACCGTCACCTGGGCGTGCGATGAGTGCGGGGAGACCGACAACCCGCTCGCACACAACTGCTCGGACGGCGGTCTGGCCGTCGGGCTGGCGGCCGGCTGACACCCGCGCCCGAACCCCCAACCATCGAAGGAGATCGAGATGACTGAAAAGCACACGAAGCAGGAGATCCGAGAGATGGTCGCCGCCAGATTCGCGGCTGACGATGTCCGTCCTGGCGAGGTGGTCCTGAAGGACAACGGAGACATCGTCATCGACCGGCGAAAGACGATCCGTGGGGCGGAGCCCTTCGTCGTCGGTAAGTGGTCGTAGCCCCGCCCCTAACCAGCGCCCCCTGGGGTGCCTGTCCGCCAAGACCACACCCCAGGGGGCCCATCCCATCCCGAGAAGAGAACAGGAAGGAACTACCTACGATGACATGCAGCTATGGCCAGTGGCCAGACGGGGCCAATGACGGGCCGAAGAAGCCGGTCTACTACTGCTCCTGCGGAATGATCAGCTCCAGCCCGATCAATCACGACCACAGCAAGGACCGCAGCAGTTCGGGGAAGAAGAAGTGATCACGGTCGTGTCTTTCGGCTACGGCCACGGCGCACCTCCCGAGGCCGACGTCACGCTGGATACCCGCCGCAACCTGAGAAACCCGCACGCCGACCCCCGGATGCGGGAGTTGACCGGCCTCGACCAGCCCGTACGGCTGCACGTCCTCGACACGCCGGGCGCGGTCCGCCTGGTCGAGGACACCGCCGACCTCGTCACCGACCTGCACCACTCGACCGGCGGCCCGGTCACCGTGGCGATCGGCTGCGTCGGCGGACGGCACCGATCGGTCGCCCTCGCGGAGGAACTCGCCGCAGTGCTGCGCCGTGACGGCGCCAAGACCGAGGTGGAGCACCGCGATGTCCACCGCCCGGTGATCCAGCACTAACCCCAGGGCAGCCAACCGCCCTGTTCAAACGTCCCGCCCGCTCACGTCGGGCGGGACCCCCACCACGACTGGAGAAGAGACGTGTACACCATCCCCGCCACCCGGACCCCGACCCCTGCCGATTTCGCGGAGGTGATCGAAGGGGCCACCTACAGCATCCGCCTCACCTATGAGCGGTGGCCCATCGGGCACCCGCTGCACCCGATCGTCCCGGGGTTCCTCGCCCGGACCCTCGCCGAGGACATCGTGATCGGCAACCACGTCGGCTTCGTCGAGGCGGACGTGCGCGCGGTCATCGCGAAGGCGTTCACCACGGCTGGTGTCGGCGCGGACATCGCCAGCGTGGTCGCTGACGCCGTCTGCGACGACCGGATCGTGGACTGACTCCTATCCCCCGCGTCCCATCGCGCGGTCGGGACGTCACCAGACGAGAAGGAAGAACACGTGGATCCTCAGAAAATCACCGTCACCTCTAACGATGCCGTCTATGACGCGCTCGCGTCGATGCTCGGGCAGGACATCAGCAACGCCCCAAGCACCACACCCGAAACAGGAGCCGAGCATGACGAAGACCTGTGACAACGCCAGCGTCGGCGTGCTCGTCGCTGACGAGAACGGCCGCTGGCTGATGTTCGAACGCGCAACGTTCCCACCCGGTGTCGCCCCGGCGGCCGGGCACGTCTTCGACGACCACGCCGGGTACGAGAGCGCGGCCCGCGCCGAGGTCGCCGAGGAGCTCGGCCTCACCGTCACGTCACTCGAGCTGCTGCCGGTGGGTGGTTGGCGGCCGAACCGGTGCCGCCGCCAGCCCGGCCCGCGCGGGGTCGGGCACCAGTGGCAGATCTACCGCGCGAGCGTGGCCGGCCGTCTCGCGCCGTCGGCTCGTGAGACGCGGAACGTCCGCTGGCTCACCCCCGCCGAACTCCAGCAGCTCGCCGACGTCACCGTGGCGTACGCCAACGGTCACATCACCGCCCGGGAGTTCGAGGACCGGCCCGGTATCGAGCCCGTGTGGGTGCAGTGGCTGTCCGACTACGGCCTCATCGCCGTCACCCCGGAGGACCTCGCCGCGATCGACCAGGCCGCCGCCAACCCGCAAGGAGTTCACCTGTGATGCAAGCCGAGGATTTCGAGAAGATCGCTGCCAACGCTGATGCCCGCGCCGAGGAGTACAAGCGCCTCGGTAAGGACCGGCTAGTAGAGGCCGCAGAGGACAGCGCCGCCGCCGCACGTGCCGCTGCCGAGGTATGGCGGCGCACTAGCTGACCGCGATCCGTCCCGTCCGTGTTTCCCATGGGCGGGGCACCCCACCACCTAGCCCCCGAGGAGACCATGTCCTGGCACCTGAACGTGGACCGGCCCGTCTACACCCGCCACCCCACACCGCGCGGGTGGGGGAACACCGTGACCTCCACTTGGCAGGCCCTGGCCCTATCCGACGACCTGGCGATGCTGGGCATCGCCGTACACGAGGCCGGACACGCGGCCATGATGCTGCAGGGCGGCATCCGGGTCGTGAGTATGACCGTCTATTCCCAGGAGGAAGCGCGAGACCAGCCGTGCCTTGCGAAAACCGTCCACGATGACTACTCCGTCGACTACCACGTGATCGCCTCCGCCCTCGCGGCAGGGGAGCGCGCCCAAGACAGGTGGCTGCGTCAGGAGAAGCTCTGGACTCCAGAGCGTGCGTGGGCGGTCGAACGCCACGCCCTCGACGACCGCGCTGAACTGGAACAGATCGTGAGCAGTCAACTGCACGGCACGTTGACCTACGGACGGAACCCCTCCGACCACTTCGACTACGCCAACATCTGTGACCGCACCGACAAGGCGTTGGTCCCGCTCTGGGGCGGGGTGCTCGCACTCGCCGGCGAACTTGCCAGGCGGAAGACGCTGACCGGCGGCCAGGTCACAGCCGTCCTGGCCGCCGCATGACGACGCGCCCCCACACCTAGCCGAGGCCGCGACTACCAGAACACGCGCGGGCGGCACCAGGCCGCCCGCCCTACCCCGAGAAGTGAGGACACACATGACCACCACCGCCCAAGCCGAGCGCGAGTACTCCATGTACGAGGCCGTCACCGAGGCTGCGATCAACAAGTTCGCTGGCGAGCGTGATCCCGCCCGTCGGGCAGAACTGCTGGACACGATGGCCACTGAGGACGAGCACCAGGCCCGCCTGCACACCGCAGCGTTCGGCCCCGAGCCCGTCCCCGGGGAGCCGGGCCGGGACATGTCCGAGGCGCTGGCGTCCTGTGCCGTGCTGCACCGGGCGGTCGCCGCCACGGAGCGGGCACTGGCCACAGGTCAGCCGCGCGTCCCCGCCACCGACCCGCGGATCGAGGAGGTCGGGCGGGAGCTGCTCGACCAGCTCGCCACAGAGCCCGACCCCGCTAAGCGGGCGGTGCTGTGCACCGCCCTGCACGACGTCGTGGCCCCGCTCGTCGGCGCGTGTGCGGCCATGACGTTGACCGGCCTGGCCGAACTGTATGAGGAGATCGCCAGCTGACCCCCCCCCGCGTCCCGTCCACTCCGGTGGGCGGGATGCAATCTGCCGACACGAACAAGAGGAATGAGATGGCGGAGATCGACTACCACAACGCGCACGCCCCCTACACCGACGCCGTGGCCCACGCCCTTGAAGTCGCAGGCATCGAAGTGGACGGCTGGTTCGCCGACGCCAACGACCCCAGGGACTCCTGCATCACCCTGGCCAGAAGCAAGCCGGGGCGTCAGCGAGTGGTCGCCTGGACCGAGGAGAAGGGCTGGATGTACGGCACCGGCCCCGAGAACGACTCCCTCAACGCGATCTACGGGATCTGCGACGGCGTACTGCCCGAACCGGCCGAGGTCGTCGAGGCCGTCCGTAGGTGTCTGGCTGGCGATTTCTCCAGCACCGACAGTTACACGGCCCGTCTCCGGGACTTCGAGGACGACGAGGACGGGTTCGAGGAACGTCTCGCCGCGTACGCGAAGGCGTAGCCCATGGTGTCCCGCTCGCTTCGGTGGGCGGGACGCTCCCCCATCTGCTAGTCCCGAGGAGGACTCCATGGCCACGTACGAAAAGACCCTGGCCCAGGCCCGGAAGGTCGGCAACGCCAACGCAGACGACGCCGAAGCGATGGCGTTGTACTGCGCGGACATCATGCAGTTCATCGTGGGGGCCGCGTCCCCCAAGCTGGTCTGGGAGGGCGCCCAGCGCCGCGGCATGACGCACCTTGAGTTGGCGCGCTTGGCGCAGAAGGACCCCGCCGCGGTGCATGACTTGATGTGGTGACCTGCTGCGTCTTGCCCCGCCGGCCTTCTGGGAGGCGGGGCTTCCGCTGTCTACTTCTCCTTCAGTTCCTTCGGCTCCTTCACCCCACCCGACGACCGGCCGGTGAGAAAGGAGCGGATCAGCATGACGACCGGGAAGGAGAGCAGGGCAGTTCCTGCTATCCACTTGCCGATGGCGAAGAACACGATGGAAGCGATCACCGCTATGAGGGTCAGCAGGAACGCGAACGCCTGCCCCTGTTTGGCGGAGTCGATCTCGGCATCGATGAGCTTGGCTTCGTTGTCGATATGTCCGGTCGCGACCTTCTCCGTCATCGCCAGTATCCGCTCGGCGGCACCTGGAAGTACCGCCTCGTACTGGGCGAACACCTCAGGCGGCGGCAACGGGCCCTGGAAGGAGCTCGTCAAGACAAGCTCGGCTTGCGCGGTTTCGGGTTCCTCTACCTGGAGGTCCCTAAGTCCCGCGAGATCGATTTCATCGCGGTGACCATTGCCTTCGCGATGACGCGCCACGCCTCGGCCATTGGCTCGCGCTGGGAGAGCTCCTGTCGGGTTGCCCTGAGATGAGGCGACGGGTCCAGGGTCAGCATGTCGAACCCCGTCGACAGACGCGACGTCTTCCTCCGCGCCGGACTCTTGCCCGTCGTTCTGTGAGTCGTCGTCATGACGCAACGGTAGCTCCCGATGGGGGATGTGAACTATGCCAGGGTAGACAAGCGTCACTCAAGGTTTTGGCCGAAAGCGACAACTCGATGTGCTCTATTGCACACCACCTGCACGTCTAGCGTCGCCGCACCTTGTAGATCATTTGTGGCAGTTCTACGGCTGGGGTGTAAGTTTCTTCTCCTCAGGTCAATCCCAGACCCCCGCAACACGCCACTCGCCACACTGCTCGACCAGTTCCAGGACGCCCGAGCCGTCTGGGCCGACCGCTCGGACGATGTAGTGCCGCACCGTGAGCGCCTCGATCGGCAACCCTGCGCCGCCCCCCGTCCACCAGGGATCCTGCGCCTCCCAGTACGGCTCCACCTGCTCGGCCACACGGTAGGTGCGGCCCCATGCCGTGATCGCGACCGGGAGCCCGTCAGGGCCGGTCGTGACCTGGGCCGGTTCGTTGTAGCGCCGCATCCAGCCAGTATCGCTCATGTGTTCGATCCTGCAGGGGGCCGCCACCACCGTGCGCGGACGCTCTTTGCTCCGCCTTGACCTGCGGTTTCCTACCATCTCCCGCATGACACGCTGGGTAGGCACCGACGGGTGGGAGGTTGAGGGGATCGTCCTCGACGGCCGCCCGCTCTTGCGTGTCCAGCACCTCGGCTATCTGGTCGCGTACTGCCGCAACGTGGGTGAGGTCGCCCAGCACCTGGACTTGGCTGACCTCGTCGAGGTGGTTCCCCTCCCCCACCAGTCCGTCAGGACTGGGCCGCTTCCCTGAGCGCCATCCGCGCCGCGAACCAGTCGCTCTGCGGGATCTCCCCCCAAAAGGGATGGCCGTACAGCACGCTGATCAGGCGGAGCCGCTCGGCACGGGCCGCTTCCAGTTCCTGACGGAGATTCTCAGGCATGGCCGCGGTGCCTTCGACGATGGCGGTCGCCGGCGGCCCCTGCTGGGCGAGTTCCTCGCATCGGGCGTCGGCGGCGAGGAATGCGCGCTGCGCCTCGATCAGATCAGATGGGAAGTCGTAGTCGGCCATGAGTCCCCCGGTTGGTGTGCTGGTTCGGGGGATGATCTTACGAGGACGGCCCAGGCATGGCGGGCAGTACCCCTTGATTGCCGTCCCCCGGGTGATCGCCGTCGCATCGGGCGCGAGTAAACCCAGCCCCAATCACCTAATTGTGAACCCCCGCAACCTGTGAAGCGTCCTGTCCTCAACAGGAGGCCGCATGGAACCACTTGAACGCCTCGTCGATGAACTCCGACTGGAGCTCACGCTGATTGATGCCCTGCACTGGGAGGCCATGCGCCTCACCAGTGCGCGTCGCCGAGAGAAACCACAACCCTCCGGCAGGAGAGCTTTCGAGCAGGTTTCAAGCAGCGGACGTAATCCCAGGTCAGTGACCAACTAGCTTGGAAGCATATGGGGTTGGTGCAGGGGCTGGCGGGAGGCGATCCCCGCTCACGCCCGGCACCGCTGTGACCGGACCATCGTGGGTGTCGGGTTGCCCTTGCTTCCGTCCCGCTTATCCGGTCGCGGGAGTTGGGCAGCCTGGGCACCGTCTGCGCGGGCCAGGATACGCGAAAGGGCGCCGCGCTCGTGGGCAAAGGTGAGCAGGGCGCCCTCGCATGTGGGGGGCTGACCGCCGTACGGCGCAGTCAGCCCGTGCGCCGGGTGTTGGAGTCCCCTGGACTCCTCACCGGGTCACGGGCCAGCATAAGCCGCCGCACGTCCGGGTGCGCACCGAAAACCGGCGATATGTGAAACCGATATGGGTTAGCCCCGTCCTCGGACAGCTCGTGCCCGGTCAGGGTGCGATCAGGATGTGGGGGACGCTGGCGCCGACGTCCATCCGGTACGTCCCACTGGCCACCACCACCCCGTCGACCATGACCCAACCGTCTGCCGTGGCGTCCACCGAACACGGGGAGAGCACGGGAAGCTTGCCGAGCTTCTGGGCCTGGCGCTCGAGCGCGGCGAGGTACTCCGGATGCTCCAGCATCCGGATGTCCCCGACCCGGACACCTGCTTGGTCCTCGAGGTTGATGTAGATCGGTGCGTCGTGCCGCTGGCACTGCAGCACGTGCTGGGGTGAGAAGGTGGCGGTCACCCACTTGCCGCAGTGTCGCCGGATGATCCACGTGCACTGGGGCGCGTGGGCGTATGTGATCGCATCTGTGTGGCCGCCGTCTAAGCAGGCGACCCGTCCGGCCTTAATCATGGTGGTTCCTCTCGCGTTGACGAGCCGATCGGGCCACGGTGCCGCATCGGCACGCCTACTGTCCGGTCCCGACCGCCAGGCCGGACCAAAACAGCCACCGGGGCTAACGTCGCGCCGGCCCATGGAACGAGAACGGCCCCGCGCACCGGAGTGGGCGGGGCCTTCGTGGTCCTCAAACGAACCATCAACTCAACAGCTCACGGGAACTGGCCCGTAGTCCGCGAGGTACTGCGGGTGCTGCGTCAGGACATGGCAGTCGCACAGGAAACCGCCATCGTGTAGGGCATAGGAGCATCGGGGGTCGTGCTCACTTATCGGCGCGCTGCGGGCAATCGCCCACGCGGTCGGGAAGTCCACGTCAGGCCGCCAGGTCGTAGTCCGGCTGGCGCTTCGTGAGCCCGGCGGCGAGCCACCACCGGCCGACCGCTGGCCAGCGCGACTCGATCCACCTGCCGAGTGCGTAGTACGCCGCAGTGAAGACCACGGTCACCAGTTCGGTCAGCGGACCCTCGGGCAGGGTCAGGCCGATCCGGGCGGCCCAGCCGAGCAGCACGCCGACAATGACCGGGACCACCGTTCGAACGAGGCTTGGAAGGAATCCGTTCACGTTGCCGCCTTTCTGCGGTTGTAGTTACGGCGCTGTCGCTCTCGGTCGCAGGCCTTGCAGTGGCGACGTCCGTTGCGTCGCGACGTGTTTTCCTCGGTGTACTCGTGGCCTTGAGGGCAGTGCGTCTTGGCGGAGCTCATGTCGTGGGCGAGATCACGTCGGCGGACGTTGACCGACTGCGGCACAGGGTCGAGGTGACAGGGGTTCACGCACTTCTTGTTCTGGCAGAGGTGATCGAGAGTGAGCCCTTCGGGGATCTCCGCCACCATGTGCTCGTAGGCAAAACGGTGCGCCAGGAGGTCTCGACCACCGATCGAAACCTTGCCGTACCGCTGTCCACTGCCGGTCCAGATCCAGCAATCACCCTGTTCTACCACCTTGGCCCAGAACAGTTCTGCCGCCGATGGTGGACACCAGAGGGGATCTCCGTGTCGTCGCCAAACCATGTAGTGGCGGCTACAGAAGCCTTTTGAGTCATGCGGCTGCGGGCAGCCGTCTACGTTGCAGATACGCTTGCCCATGAGGGCACCTCCCAGAAGGTGTTCTCCACGCCCCGGGCCTGTTCCAGCAGGTGCCGGGGTCTCATTTCTATCGGATGCCACCGACAAAACCGCTTGATCAGGTGATGGGCCGCTCGAACGCGGCCTTCCAGGTGAGTGGCCCGACGATTCCGTCAGCCGCCAGCTGCCAGCCGTGCGCGGTGGAGTCCCGCTGGAACGCGACGCACACCGAGCGGGACTGCGGCCCGTACTTGCCGTCCACGTCGACCGCCCAGCCGCGTTCCCGCATACGGGCCTGCCAGGTGTACACGTCACTTCCGCTGGTGAGCGGCGGGTAGGCGAGCAGCCGGCCGGGCCAGGCCGGGGCCTTCACCCCGGGTTTGGTCGTGTTCCCGGCTGGCGGGGGTGTCGTGCTCCCGCCGGGTCTGGGCGCGCCGCGGCGGATCCACGTAGCGATGGGGTCGCCGGGACAGTCAGTGGGGTAGCCGTCTCGGTGGCCCTTGATCTCCGACCCGGCACCGCCCTTGGCGCGGAGGTAGTCGATCGCGTCGAGGATCCCCCAGAGCATGCCGTCGGGTGGCTGTACGAGGCCGGCGTTGCCGACCAGCGCGAGCACCGCGTAGTGACCGCTGTTGAGGCCGGGACCGTTGGCGGCGGGCAAGTGCCCTGGCCCTCGCCCCATGAAGACTCGCCGGTGAGGACAGCAGCACAGGCTGTAGCCGATATCCATCCACTGGTTGCCGTCCATGTGGTGGTTCTGGATGGACTTGACCAGGGCCACGCATTTGTTGTGGTCGTCCACGACGCCCGGATCCACCCGGCCGCCCGTGTAGTGGACCTTCACCCCTCGGGTGGACCGCAGCGGCGAGTACCCGCCCTTCGGCCGTCGGGCACCCCACTGTGCGCGTGTCACAAGATCAACCACGGCAGCCCTCCTCTACTTGACGATGAGCGTGATGATCGTCGCTACGACGGATCCGAGCGCGGTCAGCGCGGTCAACGGAAGCGCGTACCGGTACCGTTCATCACCCCGCTGCCGCCCCTCGAGGTCTTCGACGAGCTTGGGTAACGAGGACAGGGCTACCACGGCGGACTCCACAAGCCGCAACCGAGCCTCGTGATCGGTAATCCGGTCGTGGTCGGCCTGCTGCTGCGCCGAAACAACTGCCACCTGCGCGGCCAACTCGGTCTCAGATGAAGCCGACACGGTCAGATCGTGGTGCCGTGGTAGCGGACGTCACCGTTGATGCTGGTGAAACTCACCGGCCCGGCGACGCACTCGATATCCATCCGGAACTGATAGATGCGGCTGGTCCCGGGCGGCATGTTGAACTCGTGATCCACACCGCTGGCCGTGTAGACCCACGGCTTGGAACCCGGGCCGTTCCACACGTCCTCGAAGACCACCAGGCCGAGTGGTGCCGCATCGACCGAGCAGACCGGCGACATGTACACCCGCCAGTGCGCACCCGCCCCGACAGTCAACGTCACCGTCGCCGACGCGACCCCCATCGTGTGCAGGCGGCGGCACTGTGACGGGTTCGCGTAGGACACGCCCTGCGTGAAGGTGTACACCTGCCCGGATGTCATGTCCAGAGGCGGACCACCAGGCGTCGGCACATGCCGAAAACGCTCGAAGGTGCCGATGATGGTTGTTGCCTCGGGCCGGGAGTGCAGGGTGCCGTCGGCTGCGCAGTAGATCTCGGACGTGGTGTTGGTGTCGTCGCAGGCGAACGGCTGGCCGATCCGGTCGGCGAGCGGCCATACGCCAGAGGTGGCGACGATCAGCGGCGTGGAGGGGGTGCCGTCGCCGTCCAGGCCGCAGCCGACGCTCGGCGGGGGCGCTGGCGGGACGTACAGGCCGCCGTCAGCGCCGAACGCTGCCTGGTTGCCGGCATCGGCCGAGAGTCGTGCTGCGATCTCCCCGCTCGCGGGGGTGTAGGCGGCGCCGTCTCCTGCGGTCAGGCAGCCGCGAACATCCGCGCACTCGACATACAGCCCGTCGGGCCCCTCCTGTAGGAGGTTGCTGCCACCGCCCGGCGGGGCGGCGTCCATCCGTACCGCCCCGGTCACCTGGTACGGGGTGGCCGTAGACCCGTCGCCGGTCAGCATCAGGTCCAGCGTCGGGGAGTCTGCCACCTGCAGCGCGGTCGGGTCGCCGACACCCGGCGGGACCATCAGGCCCCCATCGGAGCCGATGGCGAGCGTGTTTCCTGCGTCGGTGGAGGGCCGGGCGGTGAACTCCCCTGTTCCCGGGTTGTAAGTGAGGCCATCCCCAGCGCTGAGGCAGGGGCGGACGTCGTCGCAGGACACCGCCCCAGGGGTGACGAGCAGACCCCCATCAGTGCCAAACCTGAGCGTGTTTCCCGCATCCGTGGACGGCCGGGCGGCGATCCCACCGGTAGCAGGGTCGTAGTCGACGCCGTCACCGGCCGACAGGCACCCGCGCACGTCACCACATTCGACGTACAGCCCGTCCGGTCCCTCGTGGATGAGGTTGGCTCCGCCGCCGGGCGGGGCCGGGTCAAGCTGCACGTCAGCCGACAGGCTGTAAGGGTCTGCAGGGGTGCCCGTGCCTGCCAATGTCAGATCCACCGTGGGGGTGTCTGCCACACCCAGCGCGGTCGGCACGGCCGAACTCGGCGGGACCATGAGCCCGCCGTCCGTCCCGATCTCCAGCGCGTTCCCGGCGTCCGTGGAGGGCCGGGCGGTAATCTCCCCCGTTCCGGGGTCGTAGTCGATGCCGTCGCCAGCGGACAGGCAAGGCCGCACGTCATCGCAGGACACTGTGCCGCCGCCGTCGGCGCTGATCACGTACGGGCTGGTGGTGCCGCCGTCACCGGTGACGGTGACTCCAGGACCAGCGGTGACGGTGCAGGTGCAGCGGCGGGCCCCGCAACACTGAGCCAAGGCTTCCTCCGATGTGTCGGAGTAGCGCCCGGCCCGCAACGCCAGCAGCTAAGGCGAGTCTACGACCCGACCACCTGGCAGGCGATCAGCCGTGGAGTTCCACGATTACGAGTCCATGGCCGCCCTCGGCGCCGGGAACCGAGGTACCCGTGCTGAGCGCCCCGCCAGCGCCTCCGCCCCGGCCACGCGGCGCACTTCCCGGGCCTTCGCCACCGCGTTGGAAACCGCCATGCCCGAGGCGGCTTTCGCCTCCGACGCCGGACATGCCTTGGGTGGCGGACAGACGGATCGCGCCCCCGCCCGCGCCGCCACCTCCGGAGTTGCCATTGCCGGTGCCGACCAAAGGTCCGGGAATGCCCGTCGAGGTGGAGAAGGCGGTGCCTGTGGTCATGTTGGCAGTCCCGCCGTCACCGCCGAATGCGACCGCGAATCCGCCGAACGATGAGGTGCCGCCGTTGCCGCCGGGGTTGTTCCCACCACCAGCCGCGCCGCCCGCGCCGACCACGACGCTCTCTGTCGCGCCGAGGGAGGCCACCTCGATGAGCGCCTCCGAGTAGCCTCCGCCAGCGCCGCCTGGCCGGGCGATGAGTTCGCCGGCGGCGGCGTTCGCGCCGCCGCTGCCTCCGCCCGCGCCCTGCACCTTCACGTAAACACGAGCCAGCCACGGGTAGTCGGCTTTCCGGAATTGGTGGACACCCGGCGTGGAGTAGATGAGCACCTGGCGCAGGCCGAGACTCCCCGGGATTACGCATAGCTCACCGGACGGGGTGACGGTGAGGCGGTCGTCACAGACGCAGACCCTGGCCACGGCTACTCCCCTCCACCCGCGAGAGCGTTGAGCAGGTCGGCCAGGCCAGGCAGCTCGACATCGTTGGGGACGCCGAGGATCTGCCGGGCGGTCGCCTCATCCATGCCAAGCCGCATCAACTGCGCCACCGACGTGGTGAACCGCTCCCGCTCGGCGTCGAGGAGCTGCTGTCGATGCGCCGCAGTCTTCGCTTCGATGCTGTTCAGGACGCTCTCGTAGGCCTCGCGAGTGATTTCCACCGCGCCGGGAGGTGGGGGGATCTCCCGCTTGGAGACCGACCCGTCTTCGTACTGGTAGTAGAGGATCTTGTCCACAGGGCTCCTTAGAGGACGAACACGAATGCGCGCATGAACGACTGGATCCTGCTGTAGGTGGCCCCGCCGGAGCCGCGGCCCATTGTCACGTCGAGCGGCTCGTTCAGCGTGGCTCCCGGGGCGATCACCCGGTTGTAGACCTTCGTCGTCTGGCAGTGGACATTCGTCGCCGCGCTGCTGCCTCGGTTGGCGGTGTACACCATGCTGTCGGTGCTGATGCCGTACTCCGCCCCCGAGCTCGCGGGCAGGTCGAAAGCTACATCGACTTCGACTTCGCAGACGACGAACGCCTCCCTGCACGGGTCGGGGTTGGTGATCGAAAGATGGCGTGTGGTGACGACGTTGTCGCTCCCGGTAGGTACGGCGGTGGCGGGGTAGGACTGGTTGACCGAGTCCTGCACATACGTCGCTCGACCCCTCGGCTCGGACCGGAGAGTGCCAGTCGAGTCGCAAAAAACACGGCCCGCGTTCGCGTCGACCGGGCACGAGTACGGCCACGGCGTGACCTTGGCCGCCAGCGGTGAGGCCGCCGCTCCCGTGCCGGTCAGGCCGCACGCGCCGACGGTGAGCGCCGCCCGGAGCCCAGTCGCAGTGCACGCGAGGAGCTGGCCTGGGTTGGGGTCGATGATCGGCGCCGCCGACAGAGGGGCTCCAGTGGTGCCCTGCCCGGACAGGTCGATACACGGCGTGTCCTGGGTGGAGACGAACGTCAACCCACCCGAACCGCCACCGCCAGCGGCGTAGATCCCACCGTCCACCCCGATCGCCGCAGCGTTCCCAGCCGCCGTCGAGATCTTCACCCGGAACTGGTTCGCAGCGTCGTCGTACTCCAGACCCGGCCCGACAGCGGCACCGACGCAGTCTTGGATGATCTCGCAATCGCTGGCGGCGCTCGCGCTGATGACGTACGGATTGGACGCGGAGCCGTTCCCACTAATAGTCACGCCAGGGCCAGGCGCTAACGAACAAGCGCATGATCCACTGCATCCGCAACGCAAATTAAACCTCCTGTCCTTGTATAATTGTTAAATGACTCGGAGACTTACTCAAGAGGAGATCGACTCTCGTCCCCCACGTCTCTGCGCCTGCGGCGGCATAGCCCTGAACCGGACCGGAACCCCGCGATGCAGTGCTTGCAAGGAGGCATCGAAACAGGCTTCGCGAACGCGCTACAGGGACATCCGGCGCGCCAAACGGCCGCCTCGCATCTGCCCCCGATGCGATAAGGAAATCCCCTTCAACCCCGACCGTCCTCTCGCCGCCATTCACGAGGAGTGTCGCGTCCTTCCAACCAAGTCGAAGGCAGCCAAGAAGCGAGAACGCAAGTGCTGGAAATGCGGCACCAGCGAAGTTATCCACAAGATAGGCAGGCCGGTCTGCGCCGGTTGCTACGCGCTTGGAACGACCAAGCTGCGCAACTGCGTCGATTGCGATAAGCAATTCAAGACGCGTAACAACTCGACTCGCTGCAGCCAGTGCAGTTACCGGCGACGCAAGAAGCTGGCCGACCGCAAATGCTCTCGATGTGACACGCTGATCGACTATCGGTCCAGGAACTGCCCGAAGTGCCCCGCCAAATCTGTCCCTACGGCTCCGATCGGGCACCGGCGGAAAATGCGCTACGGCTACATCGAGATCAAGACCGAAAAAGGATGGCTGCGCGAGCACGTCCACGTCATGGAGGAGCACATTGGTCGTCGCCTGTTGCCGGGCGAGTCGGTACACCACAAGAACGGGATCAGAGATGACAACCGCATCGAGAACCTCGAACTCTGGACCCGAGCCCAGCCCGCCGGTCAGCGCGTGACCGACATGCTCTCCTGGGCGTGGGAAATCATCGACCGGTATGGCGACATGCCGCTGTGACTCGCCGTGCTCCATGGCCGGGCCTCCCAGCGGATCCCAAGGGGTCGCCCGGCCCACAGCACTGCGGCGTCAAGGTCAAGCGTACGGCTTGGCCGCGCTAAGGGCTGGCGACTACCGCGGCCCGGCCGGTGGTGGTGTTCGTTGCGACGAGCTGCCCGTCCTGGTCGACTGCCAGCAGGTAGGCGTTCGGTGGCACGCCGACCACCACCGACGTGCGGTGCTCCAGCACGCGGATCCGGTCGTCCAGGTCCCGCAGCAGTTCCTCTGGCGTGCGTGCCCGGCGTGGTCTCCTCGCCACCGTGTCCCCTCCCCTAGATGTAGGCGGTGTCGATCCCGACTGGTGCCAGGGTGACGCCGACCCGCTCCCCGTTCTCGTCGAACGTCACGTTCACCCGCAGCAACCTGAGGTCGGTCGCGACGGTGCGGCAGGTCCGCTCACTCGCGACCGGGACGACCACACCGGGGACAAGGTCGTTGATCCCGACCGGGGCTTCTGGGGAGAGCTGCGTCCCGTCGGGCACCTCCACATATAACGGCGACGGGCTCCCGGCGGCGACGATCGCCTCCGCCTCGGCCTGGGCGGACCGTTCGTCGAGGATCTCCTCCTCCGTCACCAGGACCTCGAGCAGTCCGCACGGGCCGGTCCCGCCTGCTTGGCCGCGCACGCCCTTCCCAAGCACCACCGCATCGGTCACAGCGGCGAGGCCATCCTCAATCACGGTGATCGGCCCGGCGAAATCCTCATCGGTCAGCGTCGAAAGCCGGGCGAGTGGCGTCTCCCCCGTGATGAGGATCCGCCGGCCGAGAGCGGTCCAGTCGACGCCAGTGCGGGCGAGCTCGCGCAGCGCGTCGAGGACGTAGCCGGAGTCGGCGGCGTACTGGCGTGCGCCCACGATGCCTGTGGGGGTGACCAGCAGGTGCTCGAGGACGCCTGGGTCGTCCCGGGAGTAGCCGTGCCGGACGAGGGCCTCGGCGATGTGGGCGAGGTCGGCCTCAGCAGAGCCGGTGAAGTCCAGCAGGCTCGCGATCCGTCTGCGGTAGAGCCACTGGGAGACGTCGCGGGCGTTGATGGTGGTGGCGTCGTCGGTGTACTCCATCCGGACGATCGGGCCGTCCCACACCAGGTTCCCGTCCCGGAAGATGTTGATGTTGTTGCACCACGACCGGGTGTTGCCGAGGAGCTCGCAGCAGTCCGGGCCGCTGTACGGCACTGTGATCTGCGCCTCCGAGGTGTCGTCGAGCAGCCTGCCCCACTGCCCGGTCGAGGGTTCGACGGTGCCGTAGGCCGCCCGGCCTTCCCGGTCGCGGATCTCGACCACGTATTCGTCGGCGCACCCGAGCGGTCCCACGCTCGTCTCCTCTCATCAGGTTTCGCGTACGACCGTGCGGAGCGTCACCGACGCGTCCTCAGCGATCAGGTCGGAGTCGGCGGACACACACACCGTGTAGGGGATGCCGCATTCCAGCACTGGCCAGGAGAACGGCCTGCCGTCCGGCCCGGAGACGATCCCCGCCGCTGGTGTCTCAGCCCGGCCGGGGCATTGCACGTAGGCGGTGCGGCGGGTCCCGTCGAGCACCAGGTGCGCGTACTCCGGCAGATAGGAGATGTTGATCTCCGAGCACCACGAACAGGGATCCAACTCCGACGCAGGAACATTCCCAGGGTTCGGGTAGAACCGCGCCCTCACGCTCCGCAGCACCCCGCTCCCCGCATACAGCTCCAGTACAGGCACCATGTCCGCCCAGATCGGCGCCGTTGCCGGCGACACCGTGACACAGACTTCGCGGCGTTCCCACGGCTCGCACTGGCAGTCATTCCTCGGCAGCGGCAGGTCCGGCACCACGGGGGGCGGGCAGTTGGGGTCCAGCGGGCAGGGCTGCGGTGCCTGAGCAGCGCATTCGCCGTACTCGTCCATGCACCCCGGGTCCGTCACCCATTCGACGCAGTCGTCGCCGCCGCTCGGGGGTGGCCAGGTGACCGCTTCAGCGATCGTGACCGGAGCCCTGAGCGCGTGCGGCCTGCCCGCGAGGAGGGTGAACTGGATCTGCAGGCCGGTGGCGGGGCAGCATCCGCAGCCGCCGCCGAACCGGCCGATGATGGTCGGGGCCTCGATCAGGGAGACGTCCTTGAGGGTGCGGAACACGCCCTGGGCGCATGTCTGCGCCGTGCACGGGCCGGGGCAGCACTCGGTGCTGCCGGTGGTGGTTGGGCAGCAGGTCATGTACTGCAAGTCGTCCCCGCCGCACGAACCGGAGCCGCAACCGAGCGACCCTTGCAACACCGATGACAGCCAGCGCAGGCCATAGTCCACGCTGCACGAGGTCCGCCCGAGCAGAGCGCCGGTGACGACGATCGTCCGAGGCCCGTACCGGCGACGGCCGATCACCACCCCATCGCCGGTCCGCGGGGTCACCGCCCGTTCGACGGGGGCCGAGTCCAACCCGTCGATGTCCGTGATCAGCAGCCCGGCGAAATCCACGCTGTCGGGCTCTGCAGGATCTACCCACGGCGCTTCATCCGGCCCCGGCAGCGTGTACGGCTCATCGCCGAGCATTCCGGCGAGGTCACCACAGCAGCAGTCCCCCACCTGCGTGGTGTGCGGTCGTAGTCCCGCCCGCGCGTAGGTGATCGTCCGGCAGGCGTTGGACACCTCCACGCCCCCCACACACAACCAGGACCGATCAGCCACCTCTCCCCCCTCCTAGCGCACGGCGGCCAGTAGCCGCGTCTCGATCTGGTGGGCCACAGTGCGCGGGTCGTACGCCTGGTTGATCGTGAACTGGTTGTTGTGGTGGTGGACCTCACGCGGCCCCGTCGGACGGGCGTACGCGGGCGCCCCTGCTGTGGCGGCTCTGGGCGGGGTCATGCGCGCCGCTGTCGCCAGTGCGGGCTGCACAGCAGTGGCAACGGCTGATCGCGCCCGAGCGGCCAGCTTGCGGATGCCGAGGATGTAACCCGCCATCGTGTTCATGCCGTCCCGTTCGAGAACCCGCGACGGCGACTTGATTTTCAGGGTTTTCTTGACGGTCTGAGAGACCGACTTCGCGATCTCCGTCATCAGTTTGATGATCTCTTTTTCCTCGGCCTTCAGCCCGGCCAGGAAGCCCTTACCTGCGGCGCGGCCCGCATCGAACAGCAGATCCGCGCTCTGCGTACCGAGGCTCTTGGTGGCCTTGTCGATCTGCCGCTGCAGCGAACTGATCTGGTTCAGCTCACCCTGCGAGGCGGTTGCCAGCATCCGCGCCAGGCTGCCGCCCTCGTCTACCCCGGCCTCCACGATCTGGCGGAGGGCGCCCTTGTCCAAGCCTTTCCGGGCGAGGGTTTCGATGTTCCGCTGGAAATCCTGGATGGCCCTGAGACGCTGGCGGAGGGTGTCGGCGATCGTGCGGGCGCTGGCCTGCTGCGCATCGTCGAAACGGGCCAGGTTGGCGAAGTCCCTAGCTCGGCTGGTGACGTCGGCGGCGAGCTGGGTCGCCTCCTCGATCTGCGCTCTGAGCTTGTCACGCCGTTTAGCCAGGTCCGACAGCTTCTTGTTCTGCTTGTCGAGGCGGGCGACAAGCCGGTCATCCACGGTGGTGCGGATCCCCCGGAACGCCGCCGTGATCCGCTTCTCAAGGGACCGGAACGCGGTGTTGATCTGCGACGCGCTACCCGTGGAGATCGTCTTGACGAAGTCGCGCCCGACTGACTCCCCGATCGCGAGCAGTTTCTTCTCCAGCGACTTGCGGATCCGCTCCACCTCAGCGGCGATCGCCTTCGCCGAACCGCGCAGCCCTCGGCGAATGTCCGCGCCGAGCAGTGCGCCGATGTCGACCATCGGCGCGCGGGTGACCTTCCCACTGATCTTTCCGCCCGTGGCGTACCCAGGGACACGACCCCTGACCTGCCCGCCCGACGCGAACCTGTCGGCGTTGATGGCCTGCAGCAACGGCAGATACTTGCGGGTGCTCTTCGCATTCACGATGAACTCGAAGTTGGACAGCCACGCCAGCCCACGCCGGCCCTTGTCGATCAACGCCAAGATGCTGTCCGACGTTCCGGTGCCCGGCCCTCGCAGCACCCCACCGCCACGCGGCTGCCGTACAGGACCGCCGCCAGCGCGGCGGATCACCCCGCTCGACAGCAGCCCGCCCGTGGCACCGGCGGTGCCGGGTGCGCGGATCGCTACCGGGATGGATGGACGCTGCTGCCCGATAAGCGCGAGGAAGCTGGCGAGCGCGCCCCGGGCGGGGGCGGTGTTCGCCGTGATGTCGATGCTCTTCGATTTGGGCAGGTTGTTGATCTGTGCGCCGAGTGAGCGGACCTTCCCCGCAGCCGTGGCGGCTTTCCCGCCAGCCCCCTGGGCGGTCTGCGCGAGCGACCCGACATTGGCCGCCGCGGTGCTCGCTGTCCCGGACAGATGGCCAGCCTGCGCGGCGGCCTCGGACATCCCAGCGGCAGCAGACAACCCGCCCCTTCCGATGCGGCTGCTCTCCGCCGCGAGGAGCGCCGCCCGTGTCGCGGCTTCGCCCGCTTTCCCGGTCAGTCCTGCCGCCTGCTGCGCGGCAGCAGACAAACCTCCGGCGGCGGTCAGGCCGTTGCGCCCGGCACGGTCGGTCTGGGTCGCCAGGCCGCCCACGGGGCCTGCTGCCGTACTCGCCGACCCCGCGAGGTTGCCAGCCTGCGCGGCGGCCTCCGACAGGCCCAGAGCCGCATTCTTGCCTTTCTTGCCGGCCTTATCCGCCTCGATCGCCAGAGTGCCGACGTTCCCCGCTGCGCCTCCCGCGCTCGCGCCGAGCAAACCGGCCTGCGCGCCCGCCTCGGCCAGACCTCCAGCCACGTCCAACCCGGCCAGCTTCTCGACGGCATCTTTCGCGCCGCGTACACCCCCGGCAGCCTCCTCGGCCTTGACCCCCAGCCGCCCGAACGTCTCTTCAAGGGCCGCGAGAAGCTCAGGCCCCTCCCGAGTTTTGCGGAGGGCTTTTTCCAGCTCGACCCGGTTGTCCTTGTATGCCTTCTCGCTGCGGCGGGTCGACTCTGTGGCGGCGAACTCCGCCTCGGTGTACGTCAGGAGTGACCGTGCGTATTCGGTGGCTTTCTCCTGCCGCTGGTCGGCTGTCAGGTTGGTTTTCCGTAGGGCCTTCTCCAGGTCCGTCTCCGCTTTCCGCATCCGGACACCAGCGTCAGCGAACTGGACGGCAGGGTTGGCGAGGCGGTTCAAGGCCCCGTTGAGGGCATCGACCCGGTCGGCGGCGCCGAGCGCGGTGTTGCCCATCGTCTCGAACAGCTCGTCGAGGACCTCCGTCGAGGACTTGGCGACGTTGGCGGCGTCGCGGTATTGGCCGATCTTGTCGGCTGCGGAGGCGATCAGGCTTCCCGACTCGACCACGCCGCGCGACAGGTCAACCCCGGCGGCGTTCGCAAGTTGGATCGCCGCCTTCTGGGTGATGCCGTACTCCCGCGCCAGAAGTTTCGCGGCTTCGGTGACGTTGCGGAACTTTCGGTCGTTTTCCTCGATTTTCTGCCCGGCGGCGCGGTAGGTGGAGTCGAGGTTCTGGTTCGCCTGCGCGGCCTGCAGCATGGCGACGTTGTTCGCGTTCACCGACTGGTTCAGCTGGCCAAGAGCGTTGTTGACCGCAGTCACGGATGGCGCGTACTGCCCCCGCAAGAGGGCATTGGCTCGCCGGTAGCCCTCCAAATTGTTACCGACGGCCCTTGCGTTCGCGTTGATCGCTGCGGCGGCACGTTCGGCTGCGGTTTCCGTCTGCGCGACATGCAAGGCGAAGACGGCGAGCGCGGCACCGGCGGCGAGGTAAATGTTGGGCCCCGCGCGTGTGGCCGCGTTCAACAGCTTGGTCCCCAGACCCGCGCCCCGCGTGGCGGCGTTGAACTCCTTGACACCCTTCACGCTCCGACCGAGCATGCCGCCGATCGCACCCACCGGGGCACGCAGTGCCAGCGCCAGCACCGCGGCCTGTGTCAGCCCAGGCGCGAGATCATCCACGGCGGTGATCAGCTGCAGCAGCATGGTCACGGCACCCATGCCGACCGGGACCAGCGGACCCAGCGCAGTGATCAACGAGGCGACGGCTGCGCCGGTGTCCATGAGCAGCCCGGTGACGGCTTCCAGCGCGGGAGCGGCCTGCTGCTCCATGTCCCGGAAGAACTGCGTCGCCCGAGGGGAGTCCCACCCCCGCCCAAGATCAATCAAAGAGTTGGACAGTCCTTGGAACGCCGCCTTGGCCAGCGGCTCCAGCCGGGGCAGCATGCGGGCGGTCTCCGACAACACCCCGTTGTAGGCCCGCAAGCTGTCGGGGGCCAGCTCGGCAGAAAGATCCTTGAAATCATCCACCAACTGCCTGGTGGCGACCGACGCGATCCGCTCCTCACGCGACAGCGCGTCCCACAGGTCAGCCATCTCCTCCTGGCTCTTTATGACCCGTACCAGGGTGGGAATAGCCAGGCCGACCCCCGCGGCGAGCCCGAGGCCGCCTGCAGCCACCACAGGGGCCAGCGTCGCCGCAGCCGCGATAGCCGACACCAGCACCGCCAGTCGGCCGCTGAAGCTATCCAGGCTCAATCCAGCGCGGTCGGTGCGCCTACCCAGGTCCTCAACGCCGCGCCCGAGGTCCTCGAGGACGCCGCTGCCGCCGCGTCGGCCGAGGCCCTCGAACGCGTTCCGCACACCGACCACTGCGGCGAGCAGACGGGACCGTAGCGAGGTAGCAGCCCGATCAGAGGAGTGTGTGACGTTGTCGACGGAGCGTGTGACCTTGTCGATCTCCACTGTGTCGAGATCGAAAAGCGCCTCCTGAACTGCCTCGACCTGATGCCGTAGTCGGACGATCTTGCCGTCGTCGATGTCGAACAGCATCCCCTGCCCATCGAGCATGGGAATGTCCCGGACCGCGTCGGCCGCCGCCTTCGTGCCCTTACGTGCCTTCTCCGCAGCCTCCGCAGCACCACCAAGGCTTTCCTTGGCCTTCTCAGCACCCTTCGCAAGATCCGTTGACGCTTTGGCGGCTTTCTCCGCAGCCTTCGCGGCGCGATCAAGGTTGGTACCGGCCTTCGCTGCCCCCTTGGCAAGATCCGAAGACGCCGCCTTAGCTGCCTTACGGATCGAAACAGCAGCCTTCTCCGCGCTGCCGCCTACCTCCTTGTCGATGGTGTCACCGAGAGCAGCGGCAGCTAGCTCGGTGCGGTCGAGTTCGGCTTGAGCTTTCTTCGCAGCGGCGCGGACCCGCTTCTCAAGGCCACGCTTAATGTCCTCGTCGAGGTTGTCGAAATCAACCTCGAGCGCGACGTACGCCTTGGCGAGCTCCCCGGCCACCCGGCCCCCTCGGGAAGGGACGTCCGGCCCTCAGCTCAGCGACTGCTCTAAGGCTACGCCGAACCCACGCGGGAGCCGCCGATCCTGCCGCCCGACGTGGACAGGGCGGCCATGAACGCGTCGCCTTCCTCCTCCGGGGTCCACAACGGCGACACATCCAGATCCACCCCCGGTGGCGGGGTTTCGAGCTGTGCGTCGAACCGCTCCCGGCCCTGCTCGTCCGCCCCGGCCGTGAGCCACGCGTGCACCACGTTGCAGACCTTCGCCGGCCGGTCCAGCAGCCCCTGCAAGTCCACACCCCGCAGCGCGAGCAGGCCGTCAAGGTCAGCCCACTCAACGGCGAGGGTGCCATACAGGCGCTGCGCGACCCACCATCGGCGGCCGGTCGCCTGCTCGACCACACGCTCGGCGACCCGCTGCACATCCCACAGCATCAGCGGGTCCTCATCGTCCTCCAGACGGTCGTCCAGAGCGTCAGCGTCCTCGACGTCGAGCAGCGCGTACAGCACGCCCGTGTGCCACCCGGCGGTGGGCAGATGCTCCAGCAGGCACGACCACGGGCCGGTCAGCTCGTACACCTCGTTGTCGAGTTCAAACGACTTGGGCGGTCCTCCCAGGGCCGCCCGCCACGCCTCCACCTACCGGCGGGCCCGAGCCCGCGCCCTCGCCGGACGCGTCTCCTGGTTGTCCTTGGCGAGGACGTCGACGATCCGGCCGAGGATGTCGTACAGGTCTTCCAGCCGGAACGGGTCGGTGTCGTCGTCCAGGCGTGCCTGCAACCTGGACGCCGAGGACGGGGTCAGGACCTTCCGTAGGAACGCCGACCCGGCATACAGGCGGTCGGCGATGGTCGCCCGCCGTGCCTCAGCCTCCGCCAGCGCCGCCATCGTTTCCTCGAGCTTGTGCGGGCGGACAACGTGGTAGATCTCCCCGTCTAGATCGAACGGGATCGTCCGCGCGGCGACGTCCTCGACCTTCTCGTCCCGCTTCGGTGTGGTGAACACCAACTCGGGTGCGACTACCACACCCTCGATCGCGTCCTCGTCTTTGGTCGCTACCGCGTTCTCGGCCACGCCCACGCCCCCTCATTGTCCTGATCAGCTAGCGTTCGCGCACAGGGTACGGCGAAACCGCCTTGAAGGCGCGCACGAGCCACTTGTCGCCCTTGACGCCCGCCACGGACTTGGCGAACACGACCGGCCTGCTGCCCTTCGCGGCCTTCCCGCTTTTGACCTCGAACCTCAAGAATTTCGCCCGCACTGGCGTGATCCGCCGCCGCTTCGGGCCGAACATGCCGGTGCCTTCGTGCTGCCAGTACATGTAGGTCAGCGGGGAGCCGATCCTGCTGATGACCCGTGTCGCGTGGATGTCGATGGTGTGGTGGATGCTCGCCCTGCCCTGGCCCTCGTCAACCCGCGCGTTGCGTTTGGCTTGGTTCACGGTGCGGCGGGAGATCCGATCGGCGTGCCGTACGACGGGCCCGCTCCGCGCCTGTGTCAACCGCCGGTACTCGGCCTGGTTGATCGTGACCCGGACCCTCGCCACCGCAGCCCCCTCTCCTGTCAACCCGGGCAGCAGTCGCCGATGAGCACGGTCACGGTTATCCGCCCGCCGGCCATGCCACCCTGCGGGGGGATCGGCTCCCACGGACCGACGACCATCAACCGGTCGTCATCAGCGAAGCAGCAGTTCACGGCTTGGCGCATCGCGGCGGCGTCATCGAGCTGCACCTCAACGTCACGCCGCACCTGGTCACACGACGGTGGTCGGCCGTCGTCGTCGATCGTCGCGACACACCGGAACACGCCGAGCTCCAACTCGACGCCCCATTCGTTCGCCGGGCAGGACTCCACGTCGAACGCCTGCGCGGGGAACCGCCCCCCGGACGGGTAGATGCGGACCACCCGCACCCACGCATGCTCCACGTCGGCGACGGCCGGGCCGAGAGACAGGCAGCAGCCGCACTCCGGCATCCCGCCGACCGTTTCGGCGAGCAGGGGGCAGAAGCAGCCCAGGAGTTCCTCGGCGAGGGGCAGCACAGCGGTGTCGAGGGTCACGGCCACGTGGTCCGCCTCGGCGGGGTGTAGTCGGGGCTGAACACGCGGGATTTCCGCCGCAAGCCCGCAGGGTTGGTCGCACTCAGCCAAATGTCCACTTCGGGGATTCCGGTCCTGCCATGGTCGAGGAAGTCGAAGGGGTCGAGGAACGTCATCGTGACGCCCTCACGCGTCACCGACTGGACCCGCTTGGGCAGCCGACATCCGGACGCCCCGGTGCATGCTTTGATCAGCTCACAGGCGTAGATGCCGTACGCCCACATGGCGGCGTCATCGAGAGGCAGCCCATGTAGGTAGGTCACGCAGAACCCGCCCGCGCCTTCCACGTCGCAGGGTGCGTGGAGGTCGGGGCAGCGCGGCCAGCACACCCCGTCCGTCCGTACCAACTCGCGATGGTTATCGACCCGGTACACCTCGGCCGGGATCTCGACTCCGTCCACGAGCACGCGGACGATGTCCTGGACCGGCCCGTCCAGCACGACGGAGCAGACCTTGCAGCAGGAGCAGGTGTCTTCGCAGTCGCAGTCGCCGGACCAGCAGTTGATCCACGCCCCCGCACTATTGATCATCGGCACGAATGGTGGACCGTACGAAGGCGTGTCGGCGCCGCCGCAGGACTTGCCGCACGGGCGAACGGTCACCTCGCACAGGCCGTAGCGGGCCCCCGATAGGCGATGCAAGATCTGGGCGGCGACCTTGCCCACCCGCTCCCTCAGCTCCGGTGCCGCCCCATCCCAGGCCTCGCAGCAGGTGACGTCCGGCTCTGGCCAGCACGGCGTGTGATCCCCGGTGCTCATCGCGCCCCCTCATAGCGGCAAGGGCGGGGGAACCGCGCTCGTACATGCCGCCCGGCCTCGCCTCGCCACGCGGTGGGCAGCGTCGACAGGAACGTCCACTCCTCCGGCACCGCCGCGCGGGGGTCGATGAGTTTGACGTCGGCGGTCTGCTCGCCACCGATCCGACTGAGGTTCCCGTACATCGATCGTTTGTGTAGGACGTCCAGCCGCCGGCCCAGGTCGAGCGCTCGGAGCATGCCCGCCTTCGACACCGGGAGGGGGACGTGCAGCTCATACGACAGCGGATCCGGGCGGCCGAGCTCGGCGAGCAGCGCCCGGGTTTCGCGCATGCCCCGCAGGTACGCCCCGGAGCTGCGGGCCTCGTAGTACGCCTCGACGTCGCGGACGGGGCCACGGTGCAGCACGGGCACCTCCGAGATCGGGCGGAGCACGAACATGTCGTCGTTGGCGAGGATGAACGGGTCGCTGATCTCCAGGTGCTCGCACGCCACCCGCACGGCGAGCGTGGTGTTCCGATATTTCGATCCGAGCTGCCTGGTCGGCACATGCCTCACCCCCCGGACCCAGGACGGGCGGTAGCCGACGAGCCAGACCCGGCCATGCGGCACATGCGCGGCGATGCTGCGTAGCGCGTACCGCAGTTCCTCGGCTGGCTCTCCGACTCGTACGGGGATCACCCAGTCCACCACTCGCCCCTTAGGAGGGGTCGAGGACGAGTTCCTGGCAGCCGCACTCCGGCTCGGGCGGCGCCACGCTGGTCGCGTGGATGTCGAGGTGGTCTTCCGGACCGATGGGGGTCAGCAGCGGGCCAGCGGTCGGCGGGGTCGCGTTGTCGGTGGGATCCACCGCATACGGCCCGTTCTGCCAGTTGCCGCCCTTCTCCGTCCGGGCAGTGATCTCGAACGTCGCACCGTCGTTCTCGATCGCGAACGAGTTGAGGATCGCCGACTTCACCCAGGGAGCGAGGAAGTAGCCGTACAGGCGGTTGCCGGTCTCCGCGCAGCGCTGCGACGGGATGTCCGACCACACCTCCAAGGCCACCCCGCCATCGCAGAGGATTTTCTGCCCGATTCGGTTACCGACGGGGTTGCCCGCGTAGTCGAGGACCGTCTGGTAGCCCGTCATTAGCGTGAACAGGTCAGGGTCGACCCCACAGAACGTGATCGTGAGGTTGATCCACTTCAACTCGTCGCACGCTTTGTCCGATATGCACAGTTCACCGGCTGCATTTTTCACCTCCACCTCGTCGCCTTCTGAAATTTCGGCGGAGTAGGCGACGGAGACGAAGCCCTTGGAGACGACCTGAGAGCACGGACCCTCGACCGGGGTGCCGCACTCGTCCAGCTTGGTGACCCGCATCACGCGGCCACGCACCGACTGCCAACAAGTCAAGTCGGACACTCCTCGACGGAGAAGAGCGCCCGGCCCTCGTACCAGCGGCTAAATCAAGATTACCGCCACGCAGGGCAGCGTGCCGAGAGCACAAACGGCCTCATTCCTCTGTCCACCAGGGTCTTTCGCAGGGTGCCCCGGCCTTCAGGCCGGGGGTGAATGCGACCCCTGCGGAGCAGGGCAAGGAAAGCCGTTACGCCTCTTGGGCGGAACGGCGTTCAGCCTCTTCGACGGCACGCCGCACTACGGCGATCAACCAGGAGTTCAGGGAGCGGTCGTCGGCGGCGGCAGCGGCCTTGGCGCGCTCGTGCAGATCGTCGGGCAGTCTCAGGTTCACATGCTTCATGGGATCATTGTGATGCTAAGATGGTCCCATGTCGAGGTTTCGGATGTACCCCACGCCGCAGCAGGAGCAGCAGATGCTTCTGCACTGCGCGCACGCCCGGTACGTGTGGAACCTCGCTGTCGAACAGCAGTCGTTTTGGCGTCCGGGCCGCAGGTCCGCGCCAGGGTTCGCCGAGCAGTGCCGCCAGCTCACCGAGGCCCGCGCCGTGTTCGACTGGCTGCGCGCCGGGTCGGTGAACATCCAGCAGCAGGCGCTCAGGGACTTCGCCCAGGCGATGGCGAACTACTTCGCCGGGACGCACAGGCGGCCGACCTGGCGCAAGGCGGGACGGCATGAGGGATTCCGTGTCGTCGGCAAGGATTACCGCGTACGCAAGGTATCCCGGAAGGTCGGCGAGGTCTGGGTGCCCAAAGCGGGATGGGTGCGGTTCCGCCTGTCACGCCCGCTTCCACCGGAAGCGAAGTCGTACCGGATCACCCGGGACCGTGCGGGCCGTTGGCACGTGGCGTTCGCCGTCGCGCCACACCCGATCCCCGCGCCGGGCACGGGCGAGATAGTCGGGGTGGACCGGGGTGTCGCCGTGTCGGTGGCGCTGTCCACCGGGGAACTGCTGACCGCGCCAGGCCTGCGCGAGACGGAGAAAGCACGGCTGCGCCGGTTGCAGCGGAAACTCGCCCGAGCTAAGCGAGGATCTAACCGGCGGGCGCGGGTCAAGCTGGCCATCGCCCGGCTGAGGGCCCGTGAGAGCGATCGGCGCAAGGACTGGGTGGAGAAGACCTCCACCGACCTCGCGCGCCGGTTCGACATGATCGTCGTCGAGGACCTGAAGATCTCCAACATGATCCGCTCGGCGAAAGGCACCCTCGACGCGCCGGGCCGTAACGTCCGGCAGAAGTCTGGGCTCAACCGGAGCATCCTCGCCGCCGGGTGGGGACAGCTCGTAACCCGCCTGGAGCACAAGGCTCCGGGAAGGGTCGTGAAGGTCAATCCCGCGTACACGAGCCAGCGTTGCTCGGCGTGCGGGATCGTGGACCGGGAAGCGCGCGAGAGCCAAGCACGTTACCGGTGCCGGTCCTGCGGATACGCCGCCAACGCTGATGTGAACGCGGCCAGGAACATCAGGGATACCGCCGCAGGGCATGCGGTGGCTGCGCGGGAAGGGCTTCGGGTTGCCGGGCCGATGCACCGCGAACCTCAGCCCGTCCTCCTCTCTGTGTAGAGCGACGGGTTGGAATCCCCCGCCTTCAGGCGGGGGAGGATGTCAAGTCAGTATCACTGTGCCATCGCCGCTGGCAGGTTCGGCGAGTGTGATGTCACCGCTGCGGATCTCGTCCGGATCGCCGTCCTCGTTGCAGCTGCCGCTAGCGGCGGCGTGGCAAGCGATGTCCTCCCCGGCGAGAACCGGGGAGGACCACCCTGGTTAGAGGATGTTCACGAAGATCAGGATGTTGTTCAGCACGTCATTCAGCACGTTGATCATCTTGTCCTCCCTTCCCTAGTGGACCACTCTCCGAGGGCACACCTCGGAGAAGACTTACGGCTCCACTGCGATGCAGTGCACCGTCACCCCCGAGGCCGCGGTTCCGACAGCGAGGACACCCAGCCCAAGCACCGTTACAGAGGCTGATTGCTGCACGTTGATCGTCGTCGAGTTGGCGGTGTTCGCCGCGATCCGTGCGGAGCGGAATCCGGCCCCGGCCTCGACCGCCAACGTGACGACCGGCGGCCCAGTGAACGCCCCTGCGGGCCAGTTGAACGTCACGTCCCCTGAGCCATTAGTGACGCCGCGGGCCCGCTCCGCTCGGGGGGCGGGCCGGGTGTACTCGCCTCCGGTGGGCACCGGTTAGACCTCGCGCGTGGACAGAATCATGAAGTCGGCCCCGGCCGCACCGGTGAACACGAACTCGTCCTGGAGGGATTCGCCGGCCTGGCCGCCCTTGTCCACGCTCCAGGTCGCCGTCGCCCCTGCGGGGAGCACGACTGCTGGGCCGCCGCCGATGCTCACGGTGGGCGCCCCGGCGAACACCATGAACGTCACCGACCGGGCCCCGGACGGGATCGTCACCGTGCCAGCGCCGGTCTGCCGCTGCGCCGTGGATGCGATCTCCGGGTCCGGGTTGGTCTGCTCGGCGCACACGCCCACGGTGCCGGTCGCCGTGTACTCGGTGACGCCGTCCACCTCGTAGTCCGCCGGGGTGACCGTGCCCGCGCTGTCGGACTGGTAGCGCCGCAAGAACGGTGTCACAGTGCCGTCAGCAGCCACGTCACAGAGGATCGTGAACTCGACGTCAGGTGCCGCAGTGCCAGAGATGCTGCCGTTGGTGCCGGACAATGCTCCTCCTCAGGGATCTTCGCTGCCAGTGTTTTCGGGGCGATCGGCGGTCCTACGCGATCCGCCGGTATCGGATGTTGGTGCCGTAACCGTGTTCGGCGCTAGGGCCGGTAGGTCCAGACCAGGAGGTACTCAGACGCGGCGTCCGCCCCCTGGAAGGAAGCGCCCGCCAGGGTGCCGTCGTCGTCCCCGACGATCGACCATGTAAGCGACGTCCCCGACGGGACCGGCACGGCCGCGCCATCTGTCATGGTCACCAGGACGCTGCCGGACAGGACGGTCAGGGTGACGCTCTGCAGGCCGGGGAACGCCGCTACCAGGTCCTGGGCGGACGTGCCGGTCACGCGACGTACCCCGGTGTTCAGCGGGCTGGGCGCCGGCGGGGTGCAGTCTCCACAGACGCCGACGGTGCCAGTCGAGGTGTAGGGCGTGCCGTCGATGGCGTAGTCCGAATAGCCGATGATCTGGCCGTTCAGGTCGCGCCGGTAGTCCCTGACGAACGGTGTGATCGTGCCATCGCCGGCGGTGTCGCACAGGGGGGTCAGGTCTTGTTCGGGCTGCTCCACCCCGGTCGGGCACATCGTGATGAACCCGGTCGGGGTGTAGGTGTCCCCGGTGACCGCGTCGACCAGGCGCACGCTGCTGATGGTGCCGTCCGCGGCGTAGGAGTATTCGATCAGCACGAGGCCGAGGACCTCGCCTGTCGCCGCATTCAGGTCACAAAACGTCCCGGACACCTGGATCGAACGGGAGTCGCCGCAGGCGATCACACCGGTCGGTGGGGCACCAGCTGAGAACGCTCCCGTCGTGAGGTTGATCCACCCGGTCTGCGCCACCACCCCAGCGCAGTCCCGCACCACGGTGACCGCTATCGGCGTCCCATCCGGCAAACAAAGACCCAGCGTGGCCACCGGCTCGGTCGGCTGCTCGCAATCCGACACGGTACCGCCGCCGCCCGACGCGCACGGGCCGAGCGTGCCCTGCGGCACATAATCGGCCCCGGTCGCCGGGTCCACCACCCGTGTGCCGACCCGCTGCCCGGTACTGGCGTCGTAAACCGGCTCCACTAGTACCGTCGCCGCCGTACTACCGTCGGGCAGGACGTCGCACAGGACGATCGCCTCCACGTCCAGCCTCGGCGTCGCGTTCGCGCCGGTGACGATGACCGGGCCCTGCCCGCAACAACCACTCACCGAAACCTCCGGAGGAAGCCCGACCCTTCAGAGCCGGGAGGAATCTGGACCCCGCAAGGGGTGGAAGAGGAGCCCATGCCGGTCAGCAGGGGTCAGGCTCGTAGGTGACGTAGCAGGTGTAGTCGCACATGGACACGCCGGTCGGGGGGCCCGCCGGAAGCGCCGTCACCTGCACCGGCGTCGGGTTGGTGGCCGCGGCGCCGCCGTTGCCCATCTGCCCTGACCCGCCGTACCCCCAGGTGTAGATACGCCCGTCTTCCAGCATCGCGATCATCGAGTCGTAGCCGATGTCCGCATCGGCCACCGGCCCCGGCAGCGGCACCTGCACCGCGCACGGGGTCGTGCCGCCGGAGGTGCCCTGGCCGGTGTTGCCGAAAACGTCGCTGCCCCACACCCACATGTCGCCGGATGGGGTCACGAACCCGCCGGAAGGGAACCCGGCCAGCGCGGTCGCCGCTGTCACACCTGGCGGCATCGGGATCTGCGACGGGACCTGCTGCGTCGCGGTGTCCGGGTTGCAGTCGCCCAACTGCTGCCAGTTGTCGATGCCCCACGTCCACACCTGGCCGCCGTCATCAACCGCCACGTTGTGGTATCGCCCGGCTGCGATGGACGTGATCACCGTCCCGGCTGGGAACGGCGTCTGAACGGGGGTCAGTTTGTTGCTGCTGGTCGTGGTGCCGGACGCCTGCCCGTATCCGTCATAGCCCCAGCCCCACACCTCGCCATCCTCCGTCAGGACGATCATGTGGTCGAGGCCGCACGCGATCTGTGTCACCGACGCTGGCAGCGTCACCGCCGCCCACGTCGTCCGGTCCGAGGTGCCGCCGGTGCCGAGCTGCCCCAGCCCGCCCTCGCCCGTCGTATACACCTGGCCATCGCTGCCCAAGAAAGCCCCGGTGTACTGCATCGCGTCCACCGCGATGGCGGTCACCCCCGGCGGCATCGTCGACGGAACCGGGGTGCTGGACCAGTTGGTCGTGCCGTCGCCGAACCCGCCGGACCCGTTGTACCCCCACGCCCACACCCGGCCTTCGGTGTCGATCGCCAGGCTCAGCGCCTCCGCACCACCCCCGATCGTCACCAGCTGGGTGTCTCCGGTCGCCTGCGGCACGGGCGTGAGCCGGTTGGTGGACGCCCCGTCACCGACCCGCCCCCACGCCCCATACCCCCACGCGTACGCAGGCGCGGCCTCCGCCCGGGTGGTGTACGGGTCGGACGTGTACGACCCCGCAGGGTCCGCGCAGCCGTTCACCGCGACGGGCCACACCGTCGCCGTCACCGTCTCGCACGGCGACAGCGGCTCCGCCACCACCACCCGGTAGGTGGCCCCCGCCACGTGCGACAGCGACGCCGGCTGGCCGCCCACCGCGACGAGCGTGTCGACCGGCGACACCGGCTGGCCGAACGTGACAGTAAGCGGTGTGGTCCGGCGCACTGTGGTTTCCGAGGCTGGCGGGTCATACACCGGCGTCCACTCCGGTTCCAGCGCCCCGGCGGGCACACCCGCGCACGGGTCAGGCGCCGGGGAAGGCGCCGAGGTGGAGCAGTCCGCGATGATCGTCCCTACCGGGGTGTAAGGGGTGCGGCCGTCGAGCTGGTAGTCCACCGCCGTGGTGGTCTGCTGCCCGTCCCGGTCGACCAGGTAGCGGCGCAGAAACGACACCGACGAGACGACCTCACCGCTGGCGTCCACGGTCTGGTCGCAGAGCTTCTCCTGGACCAGGTGGGCGCCGGCCCCGATGGCTCCGTGCGTTGACATCGATCCTCCTAGCTGGCCGTGATGCGGGTGTAGGCGACGGTGACGGTGCCCGGACCCGCCTCGGTCATGAAAGTCCCGGTGAGGGCCGCATCCTCGTCCCGGACGACGGACCACGTCACCGACTCCCCCGCGTACAGCGTTGATGTGCCATCCGCGGTGGTTATCAGGGCGGTACCGCCGTGCGCAGTGACGGTGACCGACTGCACAAGGACATGGGCCGACAGGTCCCACGTCTGCCCGGGGGCGAGTTCCACCCGGTGGGCCTGCACCCCGCGCGCTGAGGGTGCGCCCCCGACCGGGCACTCCACAGGCGCGACGGGCTCGTACGGGCCAGTCAGGTCCGGCAGGTAGGTGCCCAGACTGGCCAGCTCACCAGAGCAGGAATCCACGGCGATTAGTTCGACGTAGTCGACATCGCCGATCCCGTCGCCATCTGTGTCGTCGCAGCGGCACGCCTCGATGACGTGCTGCGCCGTGCACTCGGGAGCCTCACCCTCCGCGGTGGCGCATTGGCCGGGCTCTCCGGTGACGGTGTAGGGGGTGGTGCCGTCCAGAGCGGTGTCGGCCGAGGCGATGACCTCCCCGGCCGTGTTGTACCGCAGGTGCCGCAGGAACGGCGTGGTGCCGTCCTCCGTGACGTCGCAGAGCGCCAGGAGCTCCACGTCCGGACCGGGCTCCGGGTCCGGGCACGTGGTGATGCTCGCCCCGCCCGGGACCGGTACGGGCCCCCACGTGAGCGGGTCCACGTAGTCGACGGACAGCCGCTCCCCGGTGGCGGTGTCGTAGGTGACCTCGGCGAGGATGCGCGCGAGGACGCTGCCCGTGGTGTTGTCGACCACGCACATGGAGACCAGCTCGACGTCCCGGCCCTCGGCTGGGTCCGGCTGGCACCGGCCGACGGTCCCGGTCGGCACGTAGGGCGTGGCACCGTCCAACGCAGTGTCGATGACCCCTGCGACCTGTCCGGCGCTGCCGTAGGAGAAGTGCCGCAGGAACGGGACGCTCGGCCCGTCCTCGGGGGTGTCGCACAGGACGACGGGCTCGACGTCGAGGCCCCGGCCGCCGCCCGCGCTGCAACCGGTGCCGCACGGCACCTGCTGGCCCTCCGGGGCGTCCGTGGCCACGCCGTCCGCGTCCAGCCACGACACGCTTACCGTGCCGTCGCACCCCTGGCTGTAGACCTTCGTGACCTGCGTCTCCTGGCAGGACTGCGCGGGGGTGAGCGTCCACTCCCGGCCGTCGACGTCCTCCACCACCATCGGCCCGTAGACGGTCTGTGTGCCGCCGGTCGAGCCGACGAACCACGCGCAGCCCGGCTGATTCTGCGCGGACCAGGTCGCCCCGGACGGGTCGAGGTTGGTGAGCGCGAGCGCCCAGTTGTGGTGCATCCCGAGATTGCCCGGGGTGCCCTCGCCGCAGGGGCCGCCGGCGAACGACCGCCCGCCGTCCCCAATGACCTCCTCCCCGTTCACGATCCAACTCGTGATGGTGAGTCCGCCCGTGGTCGGCTGGCACGGGAACTGCCCGCCCGGGCCCTGGATACCGCCGCACTGGCCCGGCACGCCGCCAATCAACGAGGTGTTGTCGTAGCTCGCCTCGGAGCGCTCCACGATGCCCACGCACTCCGTGGAGAACGCGACCGGGCACGCGAGCTCCTGGCAGAGGACCAGTTCCGCGCCGGCCGGGAGCTCCACCTCGTCCCCGGTCGTCGGGTCGGTCAGCCGCTGCACCACCCGGTCGCCCGTCTGGTCGTCGTAGACGCGCTCCACCAGCACCTGGCCGAGGATTTCGCCGTCGGCGTCCTGGATGCACAGGACGTCCGGCTCGACGTCCACGCGATGTTCCGGCGGCGGGGGCGGGCAGCACTCCCCGCCTCCCGCAGCCTGGCACTGGCCGACCTGCCCGGTCACCTCGTACGGGGCGCCGTCCAGGGTGGTGTCGCTGACCTGGACGACCTCGCCGGTGGCGCAGTCGACGGTGAGCGTGCGCAGAATCTGGGTGGCGCACCCGGCGACGTCGTAGGCGTAGCTGATGTTAAAGGCGTCGGCGGTCCAGGACTTGCGTGTGACGCCGTGGCCGGTCTCCAGATCGAGGTGCACGCCGATCTGCCCGGCTGCGAGCTGGACGGCGGGGACGCTCGCTGTCACCGTCAGGACGCCGTCCCAGCCCGCAGGCACATCAGTCGGCACGCTGCGGTTGCCCAGCATCTGGCGGCCGGCGTCGAACAGCCTGAGCGCGCCGGAGTACCCGACTCCGGCGTCCGGCCCGAGCTGGGTGACATGCACCGACACGGTGACGGTGGCGGTGCCGTCGTCGCAGGCAGGCCGATCGGCCTGCACGCTCGCCTCGACCGTGCGGTAGGTCTGCTCAATGTTCCCCGTGCCGGGCTCGGCCGGGAAGGCCAGGCTCCCGCCGGACCACAGGGCGGCGCCGCCGCCCGCAAGTGCGCGGTAGGTGCCGGTGCCGCCGATCGGCGGGAACATGCCGCCGGGCGGGGCGGGCAGGTCGGTGACAGTGGGCTCGCCAGCAGCGCCGTCGGTGGGGATGTCGCACAGCAGGACCGTGGTGGAGTTACGGCACGGCTCTGCCGGGCAGCACTGGCCGCCTGCGGTGGTGCAGGCGCCGATCTGTCCCACGGGGTTGTACGGCTGCCCGTCCGAGGTGGTGTAGGTGACAGAGGTGACCTCGCCGCTCTGGCAGTCGGTGACCACGGTGGCCAGGACCTGCTGGGCGCAGCCGTCCTGGTCGTAGGCGACGGTGACGGTGGCCTCGTCGAGCACCCAGCCGCCGACGCGGGCGCCGCCGGGGCCGCTGCCGGGGCAGGCGGCCAGCGCGAGCTGGTAGGTCTCCATCAGGCCGAACAGGCGGACGGTCCCGGCGGCGAGGTCGGCGGCGGGCACCTGCCCGGTGACCGTGAGGGTCTGGACGGTGCCGACAGGGATGCTGCTCGGCGTGACACCGGCGGCGGCGATCTGTGTCCCGCCCACGAGCATGCGGAAGCTGCCCGTGCCCTGGCAGCCGTCGTCAGGACCGGTCCGCTCGACGCGGATGCTGGCGGTGACGGTGGCGGTCCCGGCGTCGCATGCGGGCCGGTCGGCCTGCACGCTCGCGGCGAAGGTGCGCACGAGCTGGGAGGTGCCGTCGCCGGGTGGGGCGTCGTCGGGCGGGATGATCAGACTGCCGCCCGACCACAGGGCGGCGGCGCCGCCGGCGACGGGTTCCTGCCCGGTGCCCGGGAAGACGCCGGCCGGATCATTGTCGGTGACCGTGGGGGCAGGCCCACCGTCGCCCGGCAGGTCGCACACCAGCAGCGTCGAGGTGTCACGGCACGGCTCGGGGCACACGCCAATGGTCGCGCCGCCCGGGACCGCGACTGGCCCGCCGGTGACGGCGTCGACCAGCCGCGGCGGCCCGGCCGGGTTGCCGTCGCCGTCGTAGACCTGCTCGGCGCGGATGTGCTGCAACACGCTGCCGTCGGTGTTGATGACGCACAGCGGCCACGTCTCCACATCGGCGCCGCCGGTCTCGGACCGGCAGGCGACCAGCTCGCCGCCGTCGGGGAGGTCGGCCTCCTCGCCCGTGGACAGGTCGATCAGGCGCTGGACGGTCAGCTCGCCGGTCTGGTCGTCGTAGACGCGCTCTGCGAGCACCTGCCCGGTGATCCCGCCGCCGGCGTCCTGGATGCACAGCAGCACGGTCTCGACGTCGAGGCGGGTTTCCGGAGGCGGCGCGGGGCAGCATTCGGCGACCGGCTCGCACAGGCCGACCTCGCCGGTGGGGGTGTACGGCTCACCGTCGAGGGTCGTGTCCGTGGTGGCGACCACCTCGCCGCTCTCGCAGTCGACGGTGACGGTGCGCATGAACTGGCGCGTCTGGACCATGGCGATGTCGAGACGGCCGGTGATCCAGTTCGCGCCGCCAATGTCGCGGACTTCGATCTCGATGGTGTTGGGGCCGGCGGTGACGGGGATCTGCGCCGTTCCCGAGGTGGCGGGCTGGTTCCACTGCCCGTACATGCCTGCGTCGGTGTTGTTCACTCGCACCCGGGCGCCGCCGTCGCCGCGGAACCCGACCGAGGAGACCGTCGCGACCCCGTCCTGCGGCGCGAGGAAGGTCTTGCGCATCACCCACCGCAGCGGGGCGCTCTCATACCCGGCCCAGGGCCCGACGTTGGGCCCGGCCGACATGTCGGAGCGGGCGCCCATGTAGGCGGGGTTCCCGGGCGGGTGCACGGCCGGGTACGGCAGCGGCTGCTCGGGGCCGAAGCCCGGCTGGCCGGTGAAGGCCACGATCTCCCAGCCGTCGTCGCCGGGCCGGTTGATCGGGTCGAACACCGTCAGGGCTTCCTGCTCGGCGGTGTCGCACAGCAGGACGGTGGTGGTGTCGCGGCAGGGTTCGGCGTCGGGCTGGCACAGGCCAACCTCGCCGGTGGGGGTGTAGGGGGTGCCGTCCAGCAGGTAGTCGGAGTGCCCGGTGATCTGCCCGTTCTCGTCGCGGGCGTAGTCCCGCACGAACACCGTCACGCCGCCGTCGCCGGCGGTGTCGCACATCTGCAGCAGGTCACGCTCGGGCTGCTCCACCCCGGCGGGGCAGGTGGTCACCTCGCCCTGCGGGACGTAGGTGGCGCCGCTGGTCGCGTCGACCAGCCGCACGGACGCGACGTCGCCGTCCGGGCCGTAGGTGTACTCGACCAGCACCAGGCCCAGCACGTCGCCGGTGACGGGGGCGACGTCGCAGAAGACGCCGGCGGTAGTGATGTTGCGCGGGTTGCCGCACGCCATCGTCCCGGCCGGCGGATCCCCCGCGCTGTAGGCGCCGGTGGTGAGGTTGAGCCAGCCGTCCTGTCTGACGGTCCCGTCGCAGTCGCGGGTGACCACCACCGCGATCGGCGTGCCGTCCGCCAAGCACAGGCCCACGGTCGCGGTGGGGGTTGTCGGCTCTTCACACTCGGTCGAGGTCGCGCACACCCGCACGGTGCCGGTGACCAGGTGCGGGGCCTGCCCGTCCAGCGCGACGTCCTCATAGCTGGCCGTGCCCGCCAGGAACGTGTACCGGCGGAGGAACGGCCCCGAGTCGTCACACAGCTGCAGCGTCTCCGACTCCGGGCAGCCGTACGTGCACTCCACTGGCGACACAGGCGCATACGGCGTTGAGGGGTCCGACTGGTAGGTCAGGACCAGCTCAGCCGTGCCATCCGCGTGCACGCACCACAGCTCGCTGTAGGTGGCGTCAGCGGCGCCGTCGCCGTCGGTGTCATCGCACCGCTGCACACAGATCGTGTCGACGCAGCCCGTCTCGCATGGCCCGGCATCGGCGGGGAGCACACCCGGGGTGAACACGCCAGCGGTGTCGAGCCAGCCGACAACAGCGGGATCCTCGGCCTCCTGACCGCATTCGACGCAGCCGGAGCGGACGACAGCGAGGATCGTGGTACCGTCCGCCCGGCACAGCGCGGTCGAGGCGATCGACGGGGCGCAGCAGGTCGTGACCTCAACCGGCTCACCGCCCCCGCCAGGCGAGCAAGGAATCGGCTCTACGGCCACTGGTCACCCCTCAGTGTCGGTGTGTGCCTGGCGGCGGTGCGCGGACGCGCGTCCTTCGGTTGCGTAGGTGCGTTCGCAGATCCCGCAGGGATACCGCTCGGTGGTCTGCTCGGCCGCCGCGGTGTCCTCGGTGGGTTCTGGTGTCACCGCAGGCTCGGGATGCAGCCCAGCCTCGCCCGCAGGCACGGGCTCGATCACGTGCTCGATCACGGGCTCGACATCCCGCCCGGGCTCGGCCTCCCCGTCGGTTGGTGGTGGTGCCTGGCCCCGGCTGTCCCCCTCCCAAGGCACGGCAGCAGGACCAGGCACCACGTACGGACGGCCATCCACTAGGGCTTCCGTGAGCAATGCCTCGGGGATGGCCGTGAACAAGGCGGCCGGGACGCCAAACTCGGTCTCAGACACAGTCCGCAGCTTGGGGGTCTGAGCCACGGCCCACCGGGCGAACTCCCGCCGCAGATGCCGGGCAGGCTGAACACGAATCATGCTCATGGGCAGGTCGTCACCTTCACCGCGCACACAACGCACGTCGTCGCCGGAACATAAGTCCTCTCAGCTAAGACGCGCCTGTCGTTAAACCGAAGATCAAGAGATGCGCCGCTGCTGTTCGGGATGATGTCCAGCGGCCCCCGCCGAACCTCCACCGGACCAGAGATGTACAGCCACGCCGTACCCGGCTCCGCCGGAGTCCCATCGGGGCCAGTGTTCGCCGCCGAATACCCGGCGCCGACGACGACGCAATGCCCGGTGAGCGTCCGCAGCCTCTCCCCTTCCCGGTGGGCGAGGTTGCAGCAACCCAGCAATGCCGCCGCCCCGGCCGGAACGTGCAGCACGCCAGTACCGCCATAGGACTCGGCTAGGCAGCCCTCCAACGCGGCCACCCCTTGGGCGATGTTGACCGGCCCACCAGCCGGGGTCAGATCAACCGCATCAGGAGCGAGGACGTTCGTCCAGAACCACTCCTCCAACGCGTGCTGTTCCCCGAGCAGCATCATCGCCCGGACGTGCTCGATCGCTTCCTCGTAGCCCAGGCCGAACGTTGAGCACTCCACCCCCGCGTACAGCGTGACCGGCCCGGCCGATTCGACCTCGGGCCGGCAGAACTCTTTCGCGGGGACCGGGCCACCGTCTGGAGGGCACCAGTCAGTGTCACGGACGGGGCAGCACCCGAGACCGAGCCACTCGACGCCGAGCAGCTCGTGTGGGTCGTCCACGTCGATGACCCTGGTACAGCCGCCGAGAATGCCGTCTGGCAGCGGCGTCCCCGCAATGGCCTCGACGCGGCGGCGCATTCCAGCAGGGGGCATCGTTACCCCCCCGCAATCTGTCGGTCGAAACCTCTATGAATAGAGGAGCGTTCAACAGAATGAGGGGGCCGACGGCGTTGCGACCGCCGCCGACCCTGACCGAACCCTTGTGTGGAAGGAGTCCGGCCATGAGCGAGCTTACGCTGCCTGGAAACACCACAGCGGACAGCCCTGCCGTGAACGGCAAGCCCGCAGTGAACTGTGGTGACTGCGGCGTCGTCATCTCCGCTAAGACGCGGAAAGCTCACGCAAACTGTTTCCGGCAGTACCGGAACCCGGAATGGATCGCCGCCGACCCCAATCGCTGCGCTATGCCCCTCCTGAGCGGGGAACGCTGCCCCGAGCCGATCAAAGGCCGCGACTGGTGCAACAAGCACCTGCAGCGGTGGAATAAGCATGGCGACCCCACCGACACCAGCGGACGCCGGGAGAAGGGCGAACTCCTCGCCTTGGTCCAGCAGGCCGCCAAGGGAGACACCGACGAGTGCATCCTCGCCCCGTGCGAGCGCAGCAGGCCGAGCCTGATGTACCGGGGTAAGCCCATGGGGGCGGCTCGCGCCGTCTGGTGGGAAGCCAACGGCAGCGACCCCGGAGACAAGCACCTGCGGTTCACGTGCGGGCGCGGCGACGACGGCTGCATCAATATCCGGCACCTTGAGCTGGACGTCCCCGACGCGGATGCAGTCTGCGATGTGTGCGGCGATCCCCCTACGCCGGACAACCGGCTCAAGGGCGGCAAGCACATCAACTACTGCTACCAGTGGGCTCGCAGGAACAACGCCAGCAACCCACAGTGCATCACCCCAGGCTGTGATCGCCCCTCGAAGGGCGGTGAGATCAAGGTCTGTGACCGCTGCTACCAGCGCATCCAGCGCGGAAACGACCCCGCCGAGCGGCCGTTCCACCAGCAGAACAAGGGGAAGCAGTGCAAGGTCTCCTGGTGCGAGGAAGATGCCGAGGTGCTCGGCTGGTGCCGAGACTGCTACGGCTGGTGGTGGCGTAACGGCGGCGACCCGAATGATCGTCGCTACCGGTACAACCGCAGCGTTGACGACATCATGGCGATCGTCATGGGCATCACCCCAGACCCTGCGACGGGATGCCGGGACAGCACGGGCATTTTCCCCCAGGATCCGTGCGGGTATCCGGTGACCAGCGTCGAAGGCAAGAGCGGCGTGAGGGTCACGCGACTGGTGCTCAGCCTCAAGCTGGGCAGGCCGCTGAAGCGTGCCACGCATGCCTGCCATACGTGCGATTACCCGCCGTGTGTCGAGCCGTCCCACCTGTGGGAAGGCACCCCGGCCGCCAACAGCCATGACCGGGACGCGAAGGGCCGGGGAGCTCGCGGGGAAGGCAACGGCCGGTCGCGTCTCAACAAGGGCGCGGTCCGGTTCATCCGGGACACGTGCATGCTCGGCACGCACCAGTTCGACAGCAACGTCGCCGAGTTGGCGCACATGTTCGGGGTCAAGCCGCAGGCGATCCGGGATGTGGTGCATCGCCGGACGTGGCGTGACGTGCCGTAGAGCATTCGGCATCTGCCCTTCACCTCCTCTCATAGGCATGGGGCCCCGTCCGGCAGATTCGGGCGGGACCCTGTGCGGGGAGATCAGGGGATGGGGCAGGTGAGTTCGGTCTGCGCGCCGGTGGCACCGGACGGGCAGATGGGGAGGGTGATGAGGCGCAGGTCCGGCCCCCTGTTGATCAAGGCGACGCACTCTTCGCTAAAGATTGCGGTGTAGTCGTTCGTCTTGAACTTCTCCTGCGAGTGGATCACGCCGAGGCTGATCTCACCGCCACGGCCGATCTGCAGCGACCCCGCCACGTACATCAGCATCTGGATCTCAGCCGGCCATACCGTCGCCGGAGTAGGACCGCCGATCTCGTCCGGGACTGCCGGACCCAGACCGCGGGCCCACTGGATACCGACACCCAGGGTCGCGAACAGGTTGACGAGGTCCTGCACGCGGACCTCGGACAGGGAGCGGCCGTTCTGCCGGGCCAGGTCCGCCAGCATCAGTGAGCGGGACCACCAGGGCAGGACAACCTCGATGTTGATGCTGTCACACAGGGAGTGCCGCTCCACCATGTCCGCGGCCTGCAGCGCGATAGCCGCGTAGATCGCGCTGAGGGCGCCGAAGGTCTCCGGGAGCGCGACCGGGGTTGCCTGCGCGACGGCCTGCTCGAACAGGTGCTGCCGGATCCGCAGCTCGTGGGCGACCATGACGGCCTTCTGGTACCAGGCGACCAGCTCAGGGAAGTGCCGCTGCGTCAGAATGCCCGATTCGAGACAGACACCGACGGCGTCACATCGGACTTCGACGGGCTCCGGGCAGGGGATCTTGAAGCAGGGCTTCTCTGTGCCCGCAATGTCGTCCGCCTCGGTGTGGACGAACGTCATGCTGGCGACATCCAGCGACGGGATCGGGAAGTAGCGCAGCCCGCCCCGGGCGAGCTGGATCTCCGGCGCGTCCCACAGCATCTCCGGGCAGGCGACCTGCGCCAGGTCGTACACCGTCTCCGACGGCGCGCACCAGCCGCCGGACGCGACGATGTCCCCGCCAGACAGGCGGGACTGGTCGGCGGCGAGGATGACCGCCCGCGTGCCCTCCGTACCACTGGAGGAGTCGTTGATGATGAGGGATTTGTCGAACGGCAGCCGGTACGACGCGGTCAGACCGACGCCCCCGCCCGCCGTTTTGAGGGCGTTGGCGCGGCGGATGATGCCCTCGGTGACGCCGTCCATGTCCAGCGCCTGGCCCGGCTGGTAGCCGGGGACGTCCACGCTGGCGGTGATCTCCGGGCGCGGGTTCGGGTCCGGCGGCAGCACACGCGGCTGCCTGCGGCGGACCCCGGACAGGTCCAGCACCGGCCGGCGCGGGGCGATGACGGCGGTGGCAGCGACCTCGCGGGGCTCCGGCTCCGGGTCGGGGGTGGCGGCGGCTTCCACCTCGCCCTCCCCCTCGCCGTCCTCGGCCTCATCGTCGTCGTCGGGGGTGGTGCCGCGGACCTGGGCGGCGAGGGCGTCGATCTCGGCGGCGGCCTGCTCGGCGGCTTCCCTGCGGGCCTGCTGCTCGGCGCGGATGTCGTTCACCGCCGTGGCGAGCGTGCGGAGCTGCTCCAGATCGTCGGGGGTGACGGTGGAGGAGTTGGAGCGGGCGTCGAAAGCCTGGACCGCGCCGTCAAGCAGCGCGGCGAGTTCGTCGTCGGGCAGGCTGGTGATGTCCTCGGGGAGCTCGAATGCGTCCACGGGTCTCTCCCTCTTGCGGGGTGAGAGCCCGGCCCACATACCAGCGGCTACCTAAAAGTTCATGCTAATGCTATCGGTCCGGGTCCTGCTTGCGGCAGAACCCGGACCGCATGGTCAGGTGCGGGCGCCGGTCCGCTCCAGCTCGTCAGCGACGCCTCGCAGCGCTCCCGCCACACGGCTCCAGAACTCGGCCTGGTCGAAGTCGGCGCTGACCCCGAGGGCATGGCCAGCGTCTGGCTTGCCGGTGAGAGTGATCGGAACGTCGACGGTGGCGACCTCAGCCTCCTCGGTGTTGCCGATCCGAAGGTAGATCGGGAGGGTGCCGACGTTGACCGCCTGCCCGGCCGGGGACGGCTGCTCGACGGCTTCCATCCCGGCGTCCCCTCCGGCTTCCTCGCGGCAGACCTTGCACAGGCCGAGGCCGCCGCACCGGGCGACAGCGGTCGGCTTCGGCTGGCTGGTATCGATCACCCCGTACGGGTGGCCGTGCCTGGTATACGGCATCGCCGCCTCCTATCAGATGAAGTCGGTCTCGGACACGGGTGCCCATGCGACGCTGTCTTGCCGGTATGCCGTCCGGATCTCCGTCAGGGCGGCGCGGAGACTGTCCACCTCGTGCTGGTGGATGCCAATGCACCAGCAGCAGTTCTGCCACGGCACGGCCGGCGCCGAGAACCAGTGCCCGTACATCTCGGCCGCGTGCGTCCTGACCGTCGTGTCGATCTCGTTGACGAACGCGGCCCACTCGCGCTGGGCGAGCTTGTCGTCGCTGTTGCCGATCGACACGTACACGGTGAGCATCAGCCGGCCCGGGCTTCCGTAGAGAGCTGGTGCAGCGCCTGCTCGGCGGCCTTGCGGCGTTGCGCGGGGATGCCGGTATCGCAGCACGCCTCACGCCGGAACAGGCCATCCGGCGGGTCGGTGTTCTCGCCGTGGTACCGGCACTGCGCGGGAAGGGACTCCAACGCGGCACGGATGACAGCGAGATGCTGTGCGGTCATCAGGTGGGGTTCCCTTCCTCGTCGAGCTGGTCTGCGTGAGCAATGATCCACAACGCCTGGTAGGACCCGGTCTCGTACAGGTGCGGGGACTCGCCGAGTGCGTAGAACGCGCCGGACTGGCCGTGCCAGCCGACCTGACGCAGCACCATGCGGTACGTCTCGCCGTTGGAGTGGACATGGGTGACGGTCCGTTCCTCGCCGGGCTCGTGCTGGCCCCGGTACGGGCGGCGGTCCTCAGGCGTGGCCATCAGACGCGCTCCGGCCAGTGCCACGTCCCAGGCAGGTACCGGCCCTCGACCGGCTCGTGATGCTTGCACGTGTTGAAGAACAGCCCGGTCGGGTTGTGCACCTCCAACACGCACGCGTCCGGGTGCCACTGCTCGGTTACTTCCCGCAGCTTCACGTTGTCCTCGGAGATGTACGGTGCGCGGACAACCGCGGGGACCCACGCGCCGACCTCGGTGATGACGGCGGCCCGGCACACCGACTGGTACGCCTGGCTGCCGTCCTCCCGCACGGGCGTGCCGTGGGACACGTAGTGGACGACGCGGCCGACGCTCGGCGTCTGGCTCATCGGGCATCCTCCTTGACTGGTGTGCCGATCGTGGCTTCCATCCACACGCCGTCGTCGTACACGTGGGCGGTGAACGGAAGCCCTTTCGCTTCCGCCATCCGCATCACCATCTCCGCTGACCGCGCATGAATCAGGCCATGCGCCCACCCTTGGAGCTCCAGCGACTTCCACATCTCGCCGAGCGCCCACCCGCGCACGAACTCCTCGTTGTCGGTGTCGAACGGCAGGACGAGGCCGTATTCCTTCTCGTCGTTGCTTTCGCTGCTCAACGGGGGTCTCCGGTCGTCTGCGCGGTCTGGGGCTTGCCCTTTTCCCGCACGGTGGCGCCCTGGTAGCGCTTGGCGACCGCGTCAGCGGCGGGCTTCGAGGGGGTGGTGTACGCGATCCGGCCGTCGGCGGTGACGACCTCGTACTGCTGCCTGTTCTTGTTGCACCCGCATCCCATGATCAGACACCTTCCTTCACCTTGGCCGCCAGGTTGGCGGCGAGTTCTGCACGAACGGGCGCGAGTTCGGCGGCCATGCGTTCGATCTCGGCCCTCACCTCGGCACGGCGTTCCATCTCGTCCACCACCGCGGCGGCGAGCGTCCCGTAGTCCACCGCAGGCGCCGCTGGCTGTCCGGGGGTAGGCGCTGCGGACGCGGTGAGCGCGAGGTTGGCCCGGCCGATCACCGCCGACGCGGCCAGCTTCGACGGGTGACCCGGCACCGGGACGGACAGCACGGCGCGGAGGGACCACTGCCCGTTGCGTTCCTGCCGCATGTGATAGCTCGGCTGGCAGGCCGCGAAGACCATCCGGTCCCACTCGCTGAGCCAAGGGGCTGCCGCTCCGGAAAACCACAGGCCGCCCTCGGACATACCGACGGTGACGATCCCGGCCACGGTGCGCGTGTCATCCCATTGACACGCTGCGGTCTCACATTCAGCGCCGTCTCTGTGGTGGCCCACGTTCATGGTGAACGCCCCCACCTTCGCGTAGGTGCCATCGTCCAGCAGGAACCGCGTCCGGAGGAACGCCGTGGTGTCGACATCCCCCAAGCTCTCGATCGTCAGGTTCCGCCCGGGGTAGGCCTCATGCGGGACACCGGCCTGAGCGACCCACCCGTAGATCCTGCCGTCCGCGTAGTGCACACCGCCCGAGCCCGGTGGCAGTTCCTCCGGAGTCGGCTCGCGGAACCACGCGGCGGGCATCGGCGGAAGGGACTGCATCTCCTGCCAGGCTGACGCTTCGAGCTCGTCCATCTCGTCCTCGTCTTCGTCCCATGGCGCGACCATCCGCTCGTCGAACGCCTCGCCCATGCGCCGGTAGAGGGCGCTGACCCGCTCGCGGAGGGCGTCCTGCTCGTCTTCGGGGATGTCGACCCCGCCCCGGCCGCCGGACAGGACGTTGGCGACGGCGAACACGCCATGGGCGACGATCTCCAAGCGCTGCCCGCCGTCCCCGTCATAGACACTGGCGACGCCGAGCTTGTACGCCGAAAGGGTCGCCGGATCCTTGTCCGGGTCTCGCCACAGGAACGCCGCGCCGAGCCGGTCAGGGTCTACGGTGCCGTCGCCATCGGTGGCCCAGGCGAGCACCCGTGATCCGGCGGCGTCTCCGTCCCATTCGGCGTCCCGCTCCGAGTGGATCGGCAGCTCGAGGTCGCCGGACATCGCAGCGACGATTTCAGGCCGGTCCTCCGGCAGTGTGGAGGCGCCGACGTACAGGCCACGGGACAAGCGGACGATGTGCCCGGCCTCGCACGCGCGGGCGAGGTAGTCCCGTGCCTGGGTGGTGGTCATCTCCAGCGCGGTGGCGACGTCGTCGGCTGCGACGGGGATGGGGCTGGTCGCGACGTAGGCGATGACCTCACGCATCCGGCCCCGCTCGGGAGCCCCGTCTGCGGTCACTTCCGCCGCGTCGAGGGTGATCCGCGCGCCTGCGAACGCCGGCATGCTGACGAGGGTTGCGCCTCGCAGGCGGCCTCGGGTGATCCGCATCAGGAAATCGCCCGCGCGTTCGGCCATCAACACCTCGCCTCGGGCGTCGTCGGCGTCCCCGGCTGCGGCGGTAACGACCCCGGCAGCGGTGAGAGCTGCGTGGAGCGCGGCCCCGGCGACCAGCCCGGCCGGGCTGGTGGTCCACTCGACGGTGTGGTCTGCGCGGACTGCGGTCCCGCTGGCGGTGTGCTCAACCCGGTGGGTCGCCCTCACCCGGTACCCGCCCTCGGACAGGGGGGTGATCGTGGTGTGGGCGAGGGAGGCCAGCAGCACCACCTCATCCCCGCTATCGGGTTCCTCGCGCTCTTCTGGCGGGCGGGCATCCACGAACTCCACATCGACGTCGTCCAAGTCCACGGACACGCCCAGGGGCGCGCCTTCCTCAAGGAGGCGGATCGCCTGCGCCCCTGCCGGTTGGGAGGGGTAGAGCACTCCGGTGCCGGGGATACGGTCGCCGTCCCGGTCGAGCGTTTCGATCGCCCCGGCGAGCTCCGCGCCTTCATGCCCGGAGAGCATTTCGTCGGCGTACTGCAGCGGCCACGGACCGTCCTGCCAGTACAGCGCGCCCGGCGAGAAGATACGGCCGTCGCCGGTCTGCTGGTTCTCGAACGCCAGCGCGTCACTGCCGGGTGTGGACCAGCGGCGCGGCGTCGGGGTCGTTTCGGTGGCGTCGGCGGTCACAGCGGACTCCTCCTGCGAAAGGGAGAGCGGGATATCGGTGATGTCACCGGCGTAGGCGATGCGGAGCCGGTCGAACGTGATTGGGCCGACCCTGTCGGCCAGGCCTGGCAGCTGGGTCAGGTCATCGGTGTAGGTGAGCGTGACGTGGGGCGCCCACGGGTCGTGCTGCTCCGGGTACGCGAACACCTCGAGCACCATCCCGGCCACCGCGTCATGGATCGCCGACAGTTCGCCACCGCCGACACCGAGCACGATGCACGGCTCCTCACCGCCGGGATTGAACACGCTGATCGCGAACCCGTTCGCCTCCACCGGGCCGTTCCCCGCGGTTTGGGCTTCCTCGACATGCGAGCGGAGACGGTCCACGATCGCCGCCCGCGCCTCATCCGGGATGTCCTCAGCCGGGCCGAGGAACAACAGCGTCAGGTGCAGCTCCTCCGGCGGCAGGCCGCCCTCCACGGCAAGCCGCTCAATGTCTTCCTGGGTGGGCACCAGCGCCACCATCGCACCCGAATGCGGACCCCCAGCAGCGGCGGTCACCTCAGACTGCTCGTCGATCTCCCGCACGATCCCTCTCTCCTCGAAATCGCTGACGACGGCGGCTATCTCGTCTTCGGTGAGGAACTGCCGGCCTCGGTCCCGATCGGCCCCGCGCGGCACGGTCTCTTCGTCCCAGTCCATGACCATCGAGCAGCGGCAATTGATCACGTTTTCCGGTCCGCCGAGCGGGTCGCCCGGGAACATCAACATGGCGCCGCCGACCAGGAATGGTTCGTCGAGCAGCACCCGGGCGCCATCGGCACGCCAGTGCGCCGCCCTGGTGCGGGTGTCGAGAGTAGAGATCCACTCCTTGACCGTGGGACGGTCCTCGTCGGGCAGGTCCCATGCCTCGTCGTACGCCGCGGTGTGCCAGGCCGACAGGACCTCGGTGCGGGCGATCCTCCGCGCCCGCACATCGCCAAGCTCGGTGCCGTGTGCGGCGAACGTCTCCTTCAGCCGGTCGCGGAGCTCGTCCATGTCGTCGCCCTCGGCCACGCCCTGGGCGAGAGTCTCCCGCGCGGCCTTCCACAGGTCGTCACCGACGTCCCGCATCCGGTTCTCCGCCATGCGGAGGTAGCGCTGCACCCGCTCCGGGAGGGTCTCGGGGTCCCGCAGGTAGGCGTCTACGAGGTCGACGGAGCGGTCGACGGGGTCCGCGCGGGCGTCCTCGTCGTCGCGATCAGGCTCGGCGGGCGGGACCGGCCGCTCATCCTCCGGCACCTGGTCATCCTCGAGCCGACGCTCGGCGAGCCAGCGGAGCATCGCCCCTGCCCCCGCCCCGTACACCGCCACCAGCGGCGCCAACACGGAGGGGATCTGCGCCCACCACAGCGCGGCCACGGCCTGCAGGTCCGCCTCTTCGACGGGTTCGCCCTGGGCGACCAGCACGCGCGGATAGCCGGAGGCGGTCAGGTGCGCGGCATACTCCTCCGCGACCTGGTCGAGCGCGGCCTGCACCACCCGCTCGGCCATCGGTTCCAACCCGCGCAGCGTCCGCTCGGATGCCACTCGCAGCCCGTCACGATGGTCACGCTCAGCCATCTTGGACTCAGCCACAGCGCACCTCCTCGCCAGCAGCGGAGGAGGGCAGTGTGTCCGGCGGCTCCGTGGTCTCGTCCACCGGCAGCGCCGGGGCGGCCGGCAGCCGCTCCCCCCGCTCCTGCTGTCGTTGGCGGCGCGCGGCCTGCTCGTTAGCGTCAGGGGCGTCGGTGTCGTCGAACCCGGTCTCCCGGCGCAGCGCCTCCGCGCTGATGACACCGCGGTCGTACACCTCGAGTGCGGTCTGGGAGCGGTTGGCGTAGACCCGCAACTGGCTGGTTTCGTACCACACCAGCACGTCATCAGCGTCTGCGATGTTCTCGGATTGGAGGAGGGGGCGGAGCCACTGCCCGGTGAGGGCGTCCGAGACGGTCGCTAGCCGGGGCTCGATGCCGAGCCGGATCGCTTCCTGTTGAAGGCTCCACTGCCCCCAGTGGTTGACATCACCTAGACCGAGGAGGATTTCTGCGGGGACCTCCAGCCCAAGGGCGAACCGGCGGATGGCTTCCTCTCGCAACTTGATCGCGATCTCATCGAACTCCGACTCGAACGTGATCCGCTGAATCTGCCCGATGGCCTCGCCGGGTACTTCCAGGATGATCGGCACTGCCGCCGCAGCGCTTTCGGGGTCCTTATAGGCGGTTTCGGCGACGGTCATGAAAACTTCGATCAGGTCGTCTTCGCCCTCGTCTCCCGGCTGACCAGTCGAGGGGAAGCGGACGCCGTGCGGGACGAGCAGCACCCCACGCCCGTGCAAGCGGGAACGGGCGATCGCCGCAACGGAGGCGTTCAGCAGCCGCAGCTCTTCCAGTAGGCCGAGGGATGACCGGACGGGTGAGTCGGCTTCGATGTACCGGCGCGGGTGGGGTTGCCAGACGCGGATCGCCACTGCTGCTGTTGGATCGGCTGGTGCGTCGGGGTCGTCACCTGGGATGACGACCTTCTCCCCGTCGATTTCCGCTTCGAGGTTCCGGCCGGCGCGGGTGACTTCCTCCGTGGACAGGACCCGCCAGTCCACCTCGGCGCGTTCCCCCGTCGGGTCGGTGGGGCGGATGACGATCCAGCCCTCACCGGGCACCACCAGGTGCGGGCCGAAAGCCTTCAACATCTCTGATTGCCCGGCCGGGCCGCCCGCGATCGTAGCGACGAGCTCGGCCGCACGGTGACTGTCCGGGAGGGGGTCGACGGTGCCGTCTGGGGCGCGTACTCCCGCGATGAGGCGGGCCTTGCTCATGGCGTTCGCGACCCAGGTGGCAGCGAACCTGACCTCCGGAACCGTGTCGTAGAAGGCCCAGGCTGTGTGCTGCCAGGACTGGTCAGGGGCTTGCGCCTGGCCACGAAACCGGCGGGTGGTCCAGCGGGCAGCCGCAGCCGCCAACTCGCGGACGCCACGGCTTCCGCGTCTGCTGGCAGGGGTGGACGGCATCCCGGCACCTCGGATCAGGTGTGGAGTCCGGCCCGGCCCGTAGCCAGCAGCCCGCGATGGTACTCATGTAAGCCTAGCGACGGCCCATGGTCAGGAGCAGATCTCCGCGCCTTGGAGGGCAGCAGCGAGCCACCGCAGCTCGTGCGGCACACCCGAGCGGAGCAGCGCGCGAACGTATTCGTCGGCCGCGCGGATCAGCCGGTCCTTGTCCACGCTCCCGCCGGGGGTAGCGGCGAGGGCTTGGCGGAGGCACGTCCACGCACCGGTGAGGAGCCGATCCAGGTCGTCGTCATCCACCCGGATCTGCGTGTGCAGCAGGTACGGGGGGATGTGCTGGTAGCGGGACCGCCGGTCACGGGTGAGGAGGCGTTTGCCGCTGACTTCGAGTGCGCGCCAGACCGCGACGTCGGCGGCGAGGATCACCTCATCCACGCACGTCGTGGCGCTCATACCGCGGCCCGGGTGTCGTCCCACCGGTTGAGGAGGACCGCACCGCCGGCGATCGCGAACCACTCGACGCCATGCAGCAGCCAGTGCGCGTCACCCCAGGTGCCCGTGCAGGTGAGGTAGACGGCGAGGATGATCCCGGACAGCCAAAATCCCATGCAGTATGGGCAGCTGATGAGGGTGGTGATCAGCTCGCGGGGTCTCGATTCGGGGCGGTGTGCCTGCCACAGGTGGATGCGGTCTCGGATCGGGTCCAAGATCGAGTCCCAGACGATCAACTGGGTTGATCGGTAACCAGCGAGCGCGAGCACGGCAAGCACGGCGATATTGATCACGGGCAACCCCCCAAGATCTCCCGATTTGCCGCCAATCATAGGGGTCAAGGTCGTGATTCCTTGTTCGTCAAGCGACCTGCCAGAAAAGTAATCCCTGTGACGGTGTCAGTCCTGGTTGTTACCGTGGGTGAATGGCCCCCTCCACGCCTCGACGCGCGCACACCCTGCGCCGCCTCGGCCGGCGCACAGCCGACCCGCCGCTCAGCGTGCTGGACGTCGCTCTCCGCCTCGACAACTCCCGCGTGGTTCACCTGGCCGGGACCGCGACCGACCACCGCGGTGAGACCTTGCCCGCCCCGGCCTGTCACGTCGGCGTCGCCGGATGGGACCCCCGCCGGTTGCACGTGTCGGAAGCGCCGGTCACCTGCCGCCGCTGCCTCCACCTTCTGGAGGCGAGGCAGATCCCCGCAGTCCCTCTGCAAGAGCCGCTGTTCTAACCGGACGGTTTTCCCTACTTCCCGTGGGCTCCGCTGCGATACTGGGGCATCCCAGCCCTCGAGGAGCCTCCCTTGTCCTTCAAATCCGCCGCCGCTACCACTGCTGCCGCTGTCATGGCGTTGACCGCATGCAGCAGCCCGGCGACGTCGGAGGAGGAAACCGGACGCCACGTCACCTCAGCTGAAGTGACACCCTGGCCTTTCGCCGCCGGAGCTGGGCGGCTGGCATGCCCCTTCGGAAACGAAGTGGTATTCACGCCGGACGGGTCCTCGACGACGTACGCGCTGAACGGCCGAGCCATGGGAACCGGCAAGTACCGGCGGCTAGAGCCCGATGACCCGATGTGGCTGAGCGACGAAACCGTACCGGTCGAGATCGGCCCGCCGATAAAGATCACTACTCACCGTTTGATCGAAGAGGGCTTGAAGCTCTGCCAGTAGGAGCGCGGCTCGACGAGGTAACCGTCACTGCTGCTCCTCGGGGTCAAGCGAGGGGAGGCTCAGCCGGTCTGTCGCCTCCCGCCGGCGCCGCTCCGGCCGCCGGTCGTACCGCGCGGTTGTCGCTGGGGATGCGTGGCCGACCAGCGCCTGAGCCGTGGCGAGGTCCACCCCGGCGTCAAGCAGCTCCCCGACGTAGGTGCGGCGGAAGTCGTGCGGGGTCCGGCGGGCGGTCTTGGCTTTGCCGAACCGGCGGTCGTGGACGACGCCGAGCGCGCGGGGGGTCATGTGTTTCATCCGGCCGCCGTCGTCGTAGAGGATCTGGCCGCTCTTGCGCAGCGCGGGGAACAGGGCGCCGGGGGCACGGCCGCGTGCGGCGAGCCAGGCTTCGACTCGGGCCATCGCGTCGGGGATGAGGTAGACGAGGCGTTCCTTGTCGCCCTTGCCGCGGACTTTGAGGGAGCGGGTGCCGGGGTTGTAGTCGGCGAGGGTGAGACCGACGAGTTCGGCTCGGCGGCAGCCGGTGGAGAACAGGGTGGCGAACAGGGCACCGTCGCGGAGGCCGATCACGCGGTGTCCCTCAGTTTCGGCGTCGGCGTCGCAGCTACGGAGCACGGCGGCGAGGCTTTCGCCGGGGACGTCCTTCCCGGCGGGGACTCGACTCCCGCTGACGGTTTCGAGGTCGGCGGCGCGCTGGTATGTCTCGGCGTCCATCAGGCCGAGCTTCCATGCTTCCTTCAGGACGCGGCGCAGCGCCACGAGGTGCTTGTTCACATGGCTGGGGGACCAGCCCTGTTCCAAGAGCTTCGTGCGGATCTTGACGGTGTGGCCGTAGGTGAGGCGGTCCCAGCCCAGGGTGGCGCCGAAGTTCTCCCGCTCGATCGTGGGCATGGCGTTCCACTGTTCGTCGTCGAGTTCGGCTATGAGGCGGGCGATCCGGTTCAAGCAGCCGCGCATCGTCCGCTTGGACTCCTCGCTCTTGAGGTTGTCCAAGTAGACATGGAACGGGTTACACGCGGGCGCGGCCGGGACAGCAGGCAGATGGGCGTGCTCGACGACAACGGGGACGAGGCCGGTCGCGTCATCCATTGTTGGCGGCTCAAGGTCGGTCATCGGCCACCGCCTGCCGCACCCTGGCCTCCGCCAGTTCCTCGAACCTCGCGATGTCCTCCGGGGCCATCGGACGCACGGCTCGACCACTGATCCTCAACGCCAGGTTGTACAACTCGCGATGCCGTACGTCCCACTTGACGTCGCTCTCGTTCAGTAGGGCCGTGGCCAGTTCGACCGTGGGCGAAACGTAACGGCCGTCGACCATCGCGGAGCTGTACAGGCCGTCGATCAATTTCTCGACGAAGCCCTCGCCGTGGACCGAACAGATGATCGACTCCTCGATGACGTCGTCATCGTCGTCGGTCCAGTCGTAGTGGTCGATGACTCCTTTAGCGCTGACCGGGCCGTGCGCCACGACATGCGTCCAGGCGTACAGGCGGGTGCCGTCACCGCATTCCGCGCATCTGTAGACACTTGTTGCTGGAGTGGCAGCAGCGGCCTTAACTGCCGCCCTGGCGTGGCGTGATCGTTCAGCCTGAAACGATCTCCGGTCCAGCTTGGAGCGGGACTTGAGGCTCATGGGGGACTCCTACGGGATCTTGTAAGGGCTGATGTCCAGGTCGAGCCTGTCGGCGATCGGTGCGAGTGCCGGGTCGGCACGTAGTTGCTCGAAGGTTTCCCGGAGCCGAGCTTGCAGCGTCTCCCATGCCTGGGCTTCGTCGTCATGCTCGTCCGGTTCGAGCCAGGCGGAGATCTCGATTGAGTGTTTCTCTCGGGCCATGGTGATCGTTGCTCCCGTTGGTCTTGGGGTCGGGTGGCTCGACTCTAGCACGCTTAGGTTCCGGGAATTGGCATTCCGTGAATCTAAAATCGGGCCAGAAAACAGCAGCTTTGAAGCGCCGCAGTCAGAGATATTTCGCCCCACAACTATCCGCACAGGGAACAGTTCGCGTCCGGATCCGTCCGGGAGCGTCCGCTGCCGTCCAGCCGGGCCCGGAAGCGCCCAGCGTGGATCAGCTTTCAGGCGACCTCGTCCTGATTTCGTTCCTTCTGCCCGTAGACGGCCGGATGACCGAACACGTCGTCAAACTGATGGGCCAGCCTGCCGTTGATGAGGTAGTACGAGCCCCCAAGACCACGAGGCCCGCGAGACCCGTAGGCCATCACCTCCTGCGGCGTGAGAACGCCGAGGTTTCCGAACACATAGAAGATCGGCACACCGAACGCGGCGATGAACTGGAGCCCGAAGCTCACACACTTCTGGGAGACGGCGTACCGGCCAGTGTCTGCGCTGCTCATGCGGTCCTTCGCATCGATCGCAACCAGATCACCGTCTCGTACTGCGACCAGGTCAGGAAAATTGGCCCAGCGGGTACGTGCGATAGCGCGTCTGATTTCTTCGCGGAGGATGGACTGCCCCCATGGGTTTACAGCCCAGTTGCGTGTCTCCAGTTCTGCGCAGATGCGGAGTTCGTGGGCTTCTCCAAAGCTTTTCCGATCATGGAATGAGTGCATAGGCCAACGATGGGTGATGCCCTTGAGCTGCCGCAACTCGTGTCTCGTGGGGTCTGGTGAGCGCTCGTGGAGTCTGGCGAGCGCTCGTGAAGTCTCGTGAGCGCTCGTGGGGCCTGGTTAGTCTTCAAGCGTTATCAAGCTGGTACCTCTAGCGCCGTTCACCATCCGACGCGGGCACAGCCGTTACTCGATGAGGTTGTAGGACAGCAGGGACATGGTCACGGTGAGCGCGGCCCACCCGCCGAGGCCCACGCCGAGCGCGAGCAGTCCCCGGTCCCGCACGAGCAACAGGTCGAAGACGAGCCACGCCCACGCGCCGGTCACGAGAAGGAACGGCCCGCCGAACACGGCGAGGAACATGCCGGTGCTCATCGCTTGCCGCCTCCGGTGACTGGCCGGCCGTACCGAGCAGCAGCGCTCCCTCGGCCCGTCCTCGCCTCAGTCGGCCGCGCCCGGGCGGGTGAACGGACGACGCTGGAACCGACGAGATCGCGAGCAGCAACGACGTACCTCATCGCGTCAGCACCGTGATCATTCTCCTTGACCGGGGCCTCCTTCGGCGGCTTACCCGGCGAGGACTGCCACACGTACCCCGGGATCTCCTCGGCAGTGCAGCAGGGGCGTTTCGCCTCTTCCAGCTTCGGATCACGCTCTACGAGGGCGTCGCGCATGATGAGGAGCCGAGGCCGGCGATCCCCCGCGACTCGGAAGCGGGCTTGCGCGGCTTGGATGCCGTCGGTGACGGTCTTCTTCGCTGGGGCGGTGGGGATGCCGAGGTGGCGTTCCAACGTGGCACGGTCTTCGGCGTCGTGGTCGCAGATCACCGCCCGAGGCCGCGGTTCGGCCCACACGAGGCGGCATTTACGGCAGTCGTGGCAGTCGTGGTCTGCGGCCTTAGACCCGCAGCACTGCTCGCAACGTCGCACGAGCCGGAGGATCTGCCGGGCGTGGTCTTCCACGAGGCGGCCGGAGTAGTAGATCTCCCGGTACAGGTAGAGCCTGCCGTCGCCGTCTTCGGCCCAGAACTGGCAGACGAACGGGTTGGTGTAGCCGAAGTCGACGGACCACCAGCGAGGCCAATCGTCGGGCGGCGTAAACCGGTCGACGAGGTGCACGACGGGGTCGAACTCCTCGTACACCAGCCCTTCGGCGGCGGCCCACAACCCGTCGCGCAGCCGAAGTCGACGCACACCGGTGAGAGCGTCGAGCTTGGCCATGTAGTCCCGGCCCGCTTCGGTGAGGGTGCCGTCCTCGTTGACGTAGGCGGGGTTGTCCCGGTGGCGGGAGTTCAGCATCACCATCGCGCCGCGGTCGGCACGCTGCTTGATCCAATGGGTGGGGTGGACGGGGTTGCACGCGGCGATCTGCTGCTGCCACGACAGCACCTGATTTCGCAGTCGGGTACCGAGGGTTTCCCAGTCAGTCTCGGTCAGCTCGGTCGCCTCGTCGACGAACACCAGGTCGAACTCTGAGGACAGGACGCGCTCAGGGCGGTCCATGCCTCCGACGACGATGACGCTGCCGTTGGAGTACCGGTAGGAGGCGGCTTCCCGGGTGCTGCCGCCGTACCAGCGGACCAGCCCGGCGGCGAGTGCCTCGGCGGCGACCTTCCGCTCGAACGTCACCAGCGTGGTGGCGCCGAGCGAAACCGCGGTCTTCCGGACGATCAGGCACCGGATGCCCGGCGTGGACAGCGCGGCGAGGTGGACACGGAACAACGCCGCGAGCGATTTCCCGGTCCCAGCGGGACCGGCGATCACGACTTCGGATGATCTTTCGGTGAACAGGGCACGGGCCGCGCCACGCGGCTCGTACCGCACCACCAGGTGATCAGACGTGGTGGTCATTTCAACTGGGCAGGGTCGACACCGACGACCTCGTAGGTCACCCCGCCGGACAGGCTGACCTTCTTCTCCGCGTCCAACCCCAGCAGCGCCGCACGCCGGGCCTGGATCTTCAGCATCCGATCCACCGCCGCGAGCACCGGCCCGTCATCGATCAACGGTTGCCCGTCCCACATGACAACCTTGCCCTTGTCCACCACGTAGTGCGTGGCCTCCAACACGCCCAGCGCGGCGCGGTGCATCTCGTCCAAGCGGACAAGCTCGAGCTGTCGGACCTCCTCGGCTGGCTCGCGGACGATGTCGGCGATGGCCCGTTGCACAGCCAGATAGGCGTTGCTTCGCGATACGCCGAGCTGTTCGGCGATCTGCTCATACGACAGGCCACGCGCCCGTAGCCGGCAGGCTTCCGCGTCCCGGACGGCAGTCTCAGGGTCGCGCGTGTAGCGGCCGTCACCGCCTCTCACACCGGACAATGCGTGCCCCTCCCCCGATCACGGATCTTGCCTCTCAAGTGTGCCTGCCCGTCGGTGTTCTGCTGGCCTAGCGTTCTGCTGGTTCAGCCGGGAACGTCCGGTAGGCAGAACTGCGACGGGCGCCCAGGCTGGCAGTCGCAGACACCGGGGTTCTCCGCATGCCAGCGTTCCCACGCGGCACGGCCTGGGCGCCAGTGGCGGCGTACGGCCTCGGCGAGTGGGAGCGGTTCGGGTGGGTTGGCGAGGAACGCGGTGAGGGTGCGTTCGCGTTCGCGTGTCCACTCCTCCTCGGTGTACGGGGGCAGGCCGGCGCGGGCGGCCCGCTTGGTCGCGTAGACGCTGTCGATGCCGCCGCCCTGGTGGAACTCGCCACTCTGGGTCACCCAGACGTACATGGTGTTTCCTCCCTGATCGACGGTGCGGTCTTAGTCGAGGTCGGCTACGAGGACGGTCGCGTTGTCCGCGTGCCGGGTCGCGTGCCCGATCGCGGCGGTGGTCAAGGCACGGGCGGCGGTACGCGGGGAGCCCGTCAGGTAGGAGGCGAGGTCGCAGCCGTCGTCCTCGAGCGGCTCGTACGCGCCGTCGGACGCGAGCAGCAAACGGCCATGCTGGGCGGTGCTCCGGGCGCCGATGGCGGGGGCGTCCCTGGAGTCGCCCAGGTAGGAGGTGACGTGGTTACGGGCGTACTGGTCGGGCTCCTGACCGAGGTCTAGCAGCGTCTGGCGCATGTTGTGGTCCTTCGTCAGCCGCTCCAGCGTGCCGTCGGCCGTGAGGAGGTAGGCGCGGGCGTCGCCACACCACGCGACCTCCAACGGCTTGCCCGGGGCGGCGACGGCGACGACTGCGACAGCGGCTGGCGCGCCGTAGTAGTCGCACTCGGCGGCGGCGACCGCGTGGATCGTGCGCAGGCCGCCCTCGGCGCTGGCTTGGAGGGCCGCGGCGCGGGCCAGGCGTCGGGCTGCGGTACGGGTCCACTCCCGCACGGTGTCGGAGGAGCCGATGCCGTCGAGCAACACGTACGCGCGGGTGCCGGCGTGGGTGTGGGTGGCGGTGGCGTCGCACTGGTGCGAGCGGCTGCCGATGAGCTGGGCTGTGGCGTGCATCGCGTTTCCTCGTTCTCTCAGCGGGGGTGCAGGGGGACGGGGCAGGGGGTTAGTTCTGCTGGTCGCGCAGGGCCGCGCGACGGGCAGCTGCGCGGGTGCGGGCGCGGCGGGGCCGGGGGTCGTGGCGGCCTGAGGCGTTGGAGCGGCGCAGCTCGACCAGGCGGGCGCCCGTGCGAGGGGCGGGGGTGTTCTTCGGCATCGCGGGGTTCCTTCCGAAGGGGGTGGGCCCCGGAGGGGGTCGGGCCCTGGGGGGGGCTATTGGCCGTAGTAGTGAAGGCTCCCCCAACTGAAGGCGGGGGCTTCCAGCGAATGCCCGTTCATGAGACGGGTTCCCTTCGCTTCGGTTGACGCTTCGTCGCCCCGCCCAACGGCTGGAGGGCTCCGCGTCCTGCCACGCCGCTTCCCGGCGCGGTTGCCGCCCTTACGGCGGCGTGATGGATGTTGCGGGCGGCGTTGAGGTCAGCGTTCCCGGCCCAACCGCACTGGGGGTTCTTACACACGAACCGCGCTTGGCTCTCACGCGATCCGGGTGTGATGAACCCGCAGACGTGGCACCGCAGGGAGGTGCCGGGAGCGGGAACGCGGACGATCGTGCCGCCACGTTCGGCGGTCTTGTAGGTGAGCTGCTCGGCGAGCTGGCCCCATGCCTCGCTTTGAATGGCTCGATTGAGCCCGGCCTTGGCGCGGACGTTGCGGCCCGGGTGGGCGACCGTGCCGCGCGCCGAGCGGGTCATGCCAGCGATGTTGAGGTCTTCAACGCCGATGAGGCTGTAGGTGTCAGCCAAACGGCGGGTGGTCTGGTGCTGCCAGTCGGCACGGCGACGCGCGGCACGCCCCCGAAGATCAGCGATCTGGTCGTAGGTACGGGTCAGCCGCTTGGAGTCGGCCTCGCCTCGCACGCGGGTGCGCCTCCGGCGGGCGGACTGGCGCTCCAGCCGCAGCAGCCGTTCAGCTTCCTTCGGGCGAAGCCACGGCCCGTGATGCTGGTGGTTGCCGTCCGACAACGCGAGTGGGACGGCGATACCCCGGTCGATGCCAACCGATGGGCCAGCGTGCGGGGCGGGGTCGGGCTGCTCCCAGGTGGTACGGAAGACGATGTGCCAGCCGTTCGCCTCGTTCACCAGCCGCGCCCCGGTGACCCTGCCGGGGATAGCCCGGTGGGCGCGGAAGCGAACCACGCCAACCTTGGGGATCTTCACGGTGGCCCAGCGGCGTGACAGCTTCGTCACGTCCAGGTCGCGCCCCTGGGGAACGTCGATGACCATGCGGGACCGGATACGGGACTTGAAGCGCGGCGGCTTGGCGCGGCCATCCCAGAAGTTCGCCCACGCCCGCGTGTAGTGCTTGAGCACCTGCTGTGCCGCTTGGGCGGGAAGTACGGTCAGCCAGTCGATTTCCTTACGTGCCTGGCGGATCGCCTCGTCAGCCTGCTTCAGGCTCGGGCGACGGTGACGCCCACCCCACGTCCACCACTCGTGCAGAAGGTTCCACAACCCACGGGCTGCGTGGCCTTGCTCCTCCAAGATGGAGGCCTGCTCAGGGGTCGGGTAGAGCCGAAACTTGGTGCCGCGCTGGATCTCCACATCAACCTCCTCCCGTACGTATGGCACTCTCACAAAGCAAGATCATTCGCCGTAGTAGTAGTCCGGGTCTTCGTCGTAGTCCTCGTCGTCGTAGGGGCCGTCGTAGTCGGCCTTCTCCAGCGCGTACTCCCACTCGGCGTAGGTGGTGAGGTCAGTCATGGAACGTTCCCTTTCTGCTCGTTTTCTGCTCGTTAGGCGGCGCGGCGGGCCGGGGCGGCGGCGGTCAGGATGCGGGCTGCTGCCGTGTGGTAGCAGCGGCGCTGGTGGCGGCCTGCCTTGCAGGTGCACTGTGCGGAGTGGGTGAGGTAGGTGGTGGTGCCGTCGGAGGCGACGGTGAGGTAGATGCCGGGGCGGCGGGTGGGGAGGATCGCGCCCTGCTCGATCAACTCGCGGGCCTTGTCGGCCTGGGCAGGCTTGTAGTCGGTGAGGTCGACCACGTTGGCGGCGGCGGCGACCTTGGCCTGGCAGCGGGGGCCGCGGCCGTTGGCGATGGAGCGGGCGGAGCGGAGAGGGCGGTGGCAGCTGAGGCACCGGGCGGTGGTGGTGTTCTGCGTGGTGGTCATGGCCCTTCTCCAATCACTTGCTGTCCCGTTCAACAGGACTAAGTTTTCCAGAGAGGGAAGACAGTATCAAGCCGAACACGACAAAGTTTTAGGCTGTGACCCCAACAACATCAGCGCAAACAAAAGAGCCGCCCGCGACCACCACGCGAACGGCTCCACAAACCCCGGTCCGGCTACCCCTCGGCAGGCTTCTTCCGAGGACGCCCACCACCAACACCCCGCCCCCGCCGGCGCTTCTTCCACTCCACGATCGTCTCCGGACGCCACACCGGGGTACGTCCCATCATCTGATCCTCCATCGGGAGAGCACCAGCAAGCTGCGTCGGCGTCACCTCCTCACCAGCGGCCTGCCGCTTCCGGAGGTCATCGCTACGGACCCGATACCTGTGCACGGTCTGCGGCTTCACGCCCAGATACTCCGCGACTTCCTTCGGGCTCCAAAAATCTGCGTCCATGTCAACCACACAAGGATTATGGCGTCCCATCGCCCGGCCCCGCTGTGCACCCTGGCACATTGAGGTCTACCCGGCGAGGACACAGACGCCGCCACTGCTCCCGTGAAACACACGAGACGCGATCCCCCGCGGGGACGTGCAAGACGCCGGTGGACGGCTCACGCGGGCCGACGGGCACGGCGATGTCCCAGCGGATCCGCCACCCGGCGGGGTACCGCTTGATGGCGCGGACGATGCCGTACAGGTCGCTCGCGGCCAGCGGCCCGTCAGTGACGCGGATGATATGCCCCGGCTTGAGCGCGGACGGGTCGACGTGGTGAAGGTCAGGCAGAACGATCATCATGTCTCTCCCTCCAACGCAGAGTGGATCGCCGCGACAGGAACCGAGGGAATTGCGTTAGGTCCGCACATCACCGGATGCGCGATAGCGGCCCGGACACGGGCGATAATGGCCTCAGCCTTGGACAGCGCGGCGTCTAGTTCCCACGCTGCCGCCTCCAGGTCCCCATGCCGGGGGCAGGACCGGTGAGCACGGGCCACGGGATTCCCGACGACACGGCTCAGGTCGTCGAGCACGTCCGAGGCGCGGAGACAGATGCCGTTGCACTGCGGCAGCGCGGCCTCGGCCTGCTCGGCGCGCTGTATAGCAGCGGTCAGCTCGTCGTCCCGTACGGCCAGCAGTGCGGATAGGACGCGGTCGCGGTCTTCTTGCCGTCTCGGATGCCATTGGGCGCCCAGGAGTGTGTCTTCGTACCGCTGGCGGAGGTCGTTGTCAGCCACGGTCGCCTCCGAGGATCACGCGAGCCACGGCCAGCTCGTACTGGACGGTCGGGAGCGCCTTCTCGCTGAACCTCGCGAAGAATTCGAGCCTGGCCGCCGCATCGTCGAGCAGGGCGGCGAGCGGCTCGTCTACGGGGCGCTCCGGGTTGGCGCGGAGCTTGGTGGCGGCGGCGCGCAGCTGCTCAGCGGACGTCTTCTCAGTCACAGTGTTACTCCTCTTTTCGGTTTGTCAGGGTTCTCACGTCACAGGGTGGGGCCGGAGTCCACGTCGGCCACGGCCTGCGCCGTGGCCTCGAACTGCTCGCGGGTGGCGTACGTCTCGTGGTGAGGGTCGCCGAGCATGCCGCGCAGGCCGGGCGCAGAGCAGGCGCAGATCGTCCAGGACTGGTAGACGACGCTGCCGTCGGGCAGGTGCTCGGTGAGGCTGAGCGTGGCGTCGGGGTGGTTGTCGTGGCTGGTCAAGTGCGTCCTTTCGGAGCATCGGGAATGGAGGGGCGCTGGTGTCGCATCCGACAGGGTGCGGCACCAGCGCCACGATGGGTTAGTCCTCGTCCTGCTGCATGATGGTCAGCACCAGTTCGCCGTCATCACCAGGGCCGGCGACCACGTCAAGACGGACCATGCGGGGTGCGCGAGCCCGGCCGGGGCGCGGGGTCCGGTACAGCGGGAAGCTGATCCGGCTCGTGCTGCCGGGGGCTCGGCGGATCCCAGCGGCGGCCATCCAAAGGACGTCCCACAGGCGGCCGTCCTCGTCCTGGATGGTGCCCTTGCGGCGGTTGTCCGCGTCGTCCCAGGCGACGCAGTCCTCCCACGCGGCGCGGGTGATGGCGACGGGGGCGCGGAGCCCGGCCTCACGGGCGAGGCGTTCGGGGACGGCGACGAGGGTGCCGTCGGCGAGGGCCTGGGCGCGGGTGTAGGTGTGGATGACCTCGCCGAAGATGTCGTCGAGCTCGTCGGGCTCGTTGTGAGGTTCGGGGGTGGAGCGCATCGCGTCGTCGCTGACCGTGAGGTCGTGGGTGGTGTAGCCCTCGACGAGGGTGTCGATCCGGTTGATCAGGTTGTTGGTGTCGAGGGCCATCCTGGTTCTCCAATCGCCTTTATCGCGTTCAACATGACATAGTTTCCCGGTCGATACGTCCACCGTCAAGCCGAACACGACAAAGTTTTAAGGGAGACCCCACACGACACGGCAAAACCCCCGCTCCGAGTCAGCAACCTGGGGCAACGCGAGCACCGAGTTGCGCGTGGACTGCCGCCTCCGCCTCGGAATTGAGGTCCCATAAGCCGAGCCGTCCCTTGCAAGGCACCGGGTCGGGCAGTTCGCGCGCGTTCGCGAACTGCCAGTGGAGTTGCCCAGGTACCGCCCAGGGTCCGCACTCGCAGTCTTGGGCGGTGCAGACGTCCACCAGGTCAACGACTGCGACGATCGCCGACGCGGGTGACTTCAGGACGTACGCGCCGGTCAGTTCGTAGACGCGGGCGAACGCATCCTCACGGTCGGGTCGTGCGGCGGCGTGGATCGCTAAACGGCCCCGGTAGGTGGTGTTCCAGGTGCGGTTCTCGATGGTCTTCACGCCGTGGGCGATGGCCCACGCCCACGGGTTCCTCACAGTCAGGGCTTTCACCGGCTGCTCCCCTTGGCCCTGGCGCGGCCGAGCACGCGGGGCATGACCTCAGCCTCCCACCGGGCGCGGGTCATCAACTCGGCCCGTTGACGCGCTCCCCAGCCTGAAGGCTGGGGATTCAGCCCGTGCCGCGTGTGCGGCGGCCTGGTGGTGGAAGTGGATAGGGCCGATGCGGACGGTGTCGTATCCGGGCTTGGTGATGATGACGGCCTCGGGCGTGGTGGCGGTCATGGCCTCTCCTTCAGAGGTGGTCAGGTCTGGTCGGTCTCGCCGCGGAGCTGGGCCAGCAGCACGGGGAACTCAGGGTCGGTGTCGTGGGTCTCCTGCAGGGCTAACCAGGCCTCAGCCTGGGCCTGGGTGCCGGGGTAGAGGATCCGTCGGCCGTCGGGGGCGGTGATACGGGTGAACGTCCTGGTGGCGGTGCTCATGCGACCTCCTCGGTCGAGTGGTTGCGGTAGCCCGTGCAGGACGGGCAGTCGTCCTCGTCGTCTTCGTGCCAGGCGGAGCAGTTCCAGTGGTAGACGCCCACGGTGTGGACGAACCGGCCGTCCATGCCGGCGACGGCACGCTCCCCAGTGGGCCGGTACTCGACCTCGATCCGGGCCTCGGGGTGGAGGTGGTCGGCGGAGCGCGCGGCGACGATGGCAGCGAGGCGGTTGATCGCGAAACGGACGGGGCGGTCGTCGGCGAGGATCAGGTACTTCGTCGGGGTGAAGCCGAACCGCATGACGGCCTGCACGTCGGTGGGAGTGGGGGTGCGGCCGATCAGGGCAAGCTCGGCGCGGAGGAGCTCCACCACGTCGGCGGTGTTGACGGTAGCGGTGGTCATCGTCTCCTCCGGGTCGGTCGAGCGGTTACCGATGGTGGTCATCGGGCGGGTTTGATGGCGAGCCATGCCTTGCGGTGCCGGGGCGAGGCGTACTCCCCCGTCGCGGCCATCTCCTCGAGTTCGGCCTCGGTGCAGCCGAGCCGGTCGAGCGTCGCGGACTTCCCTGCCTCCCACTCCTGCTCGGTCAGCTCGTGGATCTCGATCTCGGCCATTGGTGCCTTCCTGGTTGCGTATTGATCGGGGGCCGCCCTGGGAGGGGTGGGGGTGGCGGGGTCATGCCTGGGCGTCGAGGACGGCCAGGGAGCGGACGTACGCCCCGAACGCGGTCGGCCGCTCGGCGGCCATCCGGGTGAGGACGTAGTCGGTCGCGGCGTCGATGGCGCGGCCTCGGTGGGCGCCGTCGGCGACGAGCCGGTCAGCGATCCGGGTGATGGCGCTGTTGACGGTGTTCACCGTGGCCTGGGCGGTGGTGATGTCCGTGGTGGTCATCGCGTCGTCCCCCTCAATCGCTCTGTCGTGTTCAACGTGACTTAGTTTGCCCTTTGGGCGGCATCGCTGTCAAGTTCAACGCGACATAGTTTTACCTTTGGGTGGGCTTCCCGTCCCCGCCGTCCTCGAACAGGTCGAGCTGCCCGTCCACGTCCACCCAGGCCCGGGCCCGGCCGAACCGCACCCGAGGCGTGGTGAGCGTGATGCCACGTTTGGCTGCGCAGTCCCGGCCCAGTCGCATGGCGATGGATCGCGGGTCGGTGAGGCGCCGGTGGCAGTCCTCGCACTTGCCGACCGGGCACGGCTCGACCGGCTCAGAGTCGAGCGGGACCAGGGCTAGCGGGGTGTCCACGGCAGCGCGAGCCCATCACCCTGACGTCGGGGAACCACATGCCAATGCAGGTGATAGACGGATTGGGTCGCCTCGGCTCCCCGGCTGGTGATGACGTTGCAGGCGTCCCACCCGCCGGCCAACTCCGCCGCAGCGCGAGCGGCTGTCGCGGAGACGGCGGGGTCGTCAGCCACGTCCTCGACGTGCACCCGGGGCACCACCAGCGTGTGCCCCGGCGTGACCGGGCCGAGGGGGACGAACGCGACCGCGTCCGACCACCAGCGGACCACCTGGGCGGGCGCATCCCCCGCGATGATGGCGCAGAACACGCACGCGCTCACGGTGCCGTCACCTCCCGCCCGGGAGCCTGCTCGGTGGTGGCTTCGTCCCAGGCGTAGGAGCAGTTGCCGCCGATGCGCTCCAGCTCGGCCACGCGCTCGCGCAGCCGCTCCAGCTCGGCGTCTCGTACGGTCAGGACGGCGGCGGTGAGGTCGTCAGGTCCAAGGTTCGTGACGATCCGCTGCTCGGAAGCGAGGCGGGCCCATTCGGCGTTGAGCGCGGCCGCGTACCGGTGGCGGTCAGCATGCTCATTGGCATGCGCGTTAGAAAGCTGATGGGCATGCTCGGTCTCGTCGGCCAGGGCGACCGCGAGGACCCGGCGCACGTCCCCCTGGCAGACCGCACACTCAATGTCGAACCGGTGCTCGCTGTGTGCGCTCCACGGGCCGGACCCCCACGGGTGGGACAGCACCGCCCGCGCAGCCAGCTCCAACGTGGTCGACGGGAGGTCAGGCATCGGAGGCGTCTCCCTTCGACTGCGCGACGAACTCCGCTTCCTCAGCGGTCCACCGCCACGACGGCAGCAGCCCCGTCATCGTCAGCACGTCGCCTTCGACGAGCTTGACCGCGTTGTCGAACGCTGCCGCCTCGACCAGCAGCGCCCGGCGAGCTTCTACGGGTGCGCCCTGGGCGTACTCCCGTCGGCCAGCGGCGGCGCGTCGGAGGTCGGCGATGATGCGGGCACGCTCCTCAGCGCGAGCCTGCTCAGCGATGGCAACTGCCCGCTTCGCCACGGCTTCGTCGGTGACCTGCTCAACCGCGGCGAGTAGCTTCGGCCGCTCCTCGTTGATGGCCTCGGCGGTGATAGTCCGGATCATCGCTTCGTGCTGTTCGCGGGTCGCCGTCCGGAGTGCATGCTCGGCGATGAACGGTGCGGCGGCCTCGATTGCAGCGCGTGCGAAGTCTTCGTCGCCCTTGAAGAACGGGTCAAACGGGCGAGATCTCAACGCCGCCTCGATCGCGTGCTCGGTGGCTTGTACGGCTTCCGCCGGGATCTCAGACATCGGCGTCTCCGCTGGCGATGATGAGGGCCGCCACCCACAACCAGCCGATGTGCCACGCCTGATCCAACGCGTAGGAGCCCGTCCCCAGGGTGGGGTTGTCATCGTGGCCAGGGCGAGGCCTGCCGAGTCGGTAGAACTCGCCCGAGCCGAGCCGCGCGGCCAGAGCGGCCAGGGTGTAGCGGCGGTCTGCCCAGTAGTGGCTGACCGCGTCCAGGGTGAGCGCGAGGGCGGTGCGGCCGAGCGGAAGCCGAGTCCTCGTCACCTTCGCGGTAACGCCGAGCACGACTGCCTTCGTGAGCGTCATCGTCGCAACGTGACGGGCGCACGCCGCCTGACCGGCACGCTGCTGTGCTCCCGTGCCGCCTTTCGCGCTCGCCTGCGCATGCGTCTGAACCCAGTGATCCCCGACCTCGTGGGCGGCGTACAAGGCCGCCAGAGCGGCAGCGAAACGGACTGCGGAGTGAGTAGCCATCAGATGGTCCCTTCGGCACCGAAGTCCGGCAGGACCCGCGCGCCATCTGCTCTGCCCCACAGGTGAAGGGCATGAAGGTGGATGTTCACGTGCCGGCGCTTGCTGGGGAACACCTGGTACGCCTCGCGGCGGTCCCCGAACACGGCCTGCTTGAGCATGGTCAGGTCCTCGTAGGAGGGCATCCGGGTGTTCAAGGCGATCGACGCGTGGATCCACTGCACGCCATCGATCTCGGCCTGAGACACGATCACCGACCCTGCTGCCCAGTCGCCGAGGACGACCTTGATTCCTGCCGGACCGTACGGGACAGGCGGCCACGGGTTGAGCCCGGCACGGCGCAGCGTCTTGTACACGCGGACGGGGTCCACGTCCAGCAGGGCGAGATGGGAGAGTTGACTTCCTCCCCACGCCTGAAGGCGGGGGATTCCCGTGGCTGAGGCGCGTTCACGCTGCCTCTACCTTGGGTGGTTGGCGCTTCACAGACCGCCCAACGGCGAGGTCTCCACGCCCTGTCACCGCCAGCCCGGCGGCGAGGATGTTCTTCGCGGCGTTCACGTCGGCGTTGGCCTGGTGGCCGCAGGCGCGGCACCGGAACACCGCTTGGCTCTCACGGTTGTCCGGCGCGCAGTGCCCGCAGGCATGGCAGGTCTGCGATGTGAACGCAGGTGGCACCCGCAGAATACGGGAGCCGTTGTAACGAGCCTTGTGCTCTAAGGCGGTCAGCAGACCGCCCCATCCCTTGGCCAGGATCGCCCGGTTCAGCCCAGCCTTGGCGGCGACGTTCCTCCCCGGCTCGGCAAGCGTGCCTTTGGCAGAGGCGGTCATGTTCCGGATGTTGAGGTCCTCCACAACGACCAGTCCGTGGTCACGGGTGAGGCGGTTGGCGGTCCACGCCAGGAAGTCGGTACGCCGGGCGCGGATGCGGGCGTTCAGCTTGGTCAGCTTCGCCCGGGCGGCCGCGCGCCGGTTGGAGCCCTTCCGCTGCCGGGCGAGCTGCTGCTGAAGACGCTTGAGCCGTACCGCCTCCCCTGGGGTGACGACCTCGCGGTCACGCATCCACCCGGACGAGGTAGCGACTGCGACAGTGACACCACGATCCACCCCCACCGGGGGTTTGCCATTCGGTGCGGACTCCATCAGCCCGTCTTCGACGCAGAAGGAGATGTACCAGCGCCCACCGTCCTTGAGCACGGTGGCATTGCGAAGTTGCCCGCCGAGCGGGCGTGTCCACCGGAAGCGGGTCCAGCCCAGCTTGGGCAGCTTGACCCGGCCCCAGCGACGGGAGATTCGCTCCACGGTGATCTGCTTGGGATCGGGGAAGCGGAACGTCGGCGCGTTTTTCCGCTTGGAGCGCCAGCGGACCTTGAACGTGCCGTGCGTCTTACATGCCCGCTCAAGGTCGCGCAGCGTTTGCTGAAGCGTGTGCGACGGGGCCTCGGCCAGCCACGGGAACTCGCGCTTGGCTTCGGCCATTTGCCGCGCCTGCTCTACGTAACCGATGAACGCGCCGCGCCGCCGGTACTGTCGGCGCTGCTCCAGCGCGGTGTTCCACACAACCCGGCAGGCGTCACCGATCTTCTCGGCGAACTCCTCCTGCTCGGGGGTGAAGGCCAGCAGGTAGCGGCGGCCGGTCAGCATTCAACGGCCCTTCTGCTGCTCGACGTACCGCTTCACCACATCCAGTGGCGCGCCGCCGACCGTGGCTACGAAGTAGGAGTTCGTCCACAACGTCGGCAGCCGGGACTTCAGGTGCGGGAACTCCTCCCGCAGCACGCGGGACGAGCGGCCCTTGATGGCCTTCACCAGACGGTGGATGCCGTACTGCGGATCGACTTCAACCAGGAGGTGGACGTGGTCGGGCATGACCTCCATCTCCACCAGCCATGCCCCTTTCTCATCCACGACCTCACGGATGAGGTCCTTCAGGCGTTCTTCGATCCGGCCGCCCAGCACGCGCCGCCGGTACTTTGGGCACCACACGACGTGGTACGCGCACTGGAAGACGACATTGCTGTTCGACCGCAGTGTTACAGCCACCCGAACAGTATACAGCTTGGAGCTATCTAATGTCTGAGGGTCGAGAGGGATGGGCTAACCCCACGGCTGAAGCCGGGGGTCTGCGCCCAAGAATTTCGATCAGACATGGGCTGCCTCGCTGTTCACGATCGGGAGCCAGTCGTCGCCGTGGCACCAGTCGTCCGGGCCGCACCAGCAGGCGAGATCACGGCCCGCCAGCTCCTGGCGGGCGCGCTCGACAAGTTCGGGGCTGGCGGCCACGTACTCGCGGAACCGCCGCTGGGACTCCTCCCGCCCATACCGGCGGACGGGGAACGGATTGCGGTAGGGGGAGGCGGGCAGGCCGGGAGCGCCCCGGCCCACGTACACCGCGCTATCGGGGACCCGGCCGTGGAACAGGTCCCCTTGGACCTTGACGCGCTTAGGCATGGGTAGTCCCCTCGTTGGGCTCTTCGCAAGGGGTCATCTCCGTTGCGATCCCTGATCGTTCGCAGCGGGTGCAGTACATGCGGTGCCTGGCGTCGGGGTTGTCAGCGGACAGGCTTTTGTAGTGCGGCTTGGGGTGCCTGGTGCACACCCACCACACTTGGAGGAGCGGTTCGTCGTAGCACACTGCTGGTCCTCACTTGTCCCAGCCGGAGTGGAGCTCGTTCAGGTGCTCGACCGCCTCACGACGGGCCGCCGCGGCGTTGTCGTCCTGGCCGACCCACGTCCCGCAGTGCCGGTGGATGGTGCAGTGCCAGTGCGCGCCCTGCTCCCCGCAATCGCCCCGTGACGGGTCGATCGTGATGTAGTCCGGCAGCTGCGTGGGCGGGTCGAACTCGCCGGCCTTCACCCCCTCGACGAAGGCGGCCCACTCGGCGTGGGTGAACACCAACGGCCGGCCCTCAGGGTCCTTGCTGTCGCGGACCATCACGTAGTCGGGGTCGGTCGCGACTTCGACGCAGTTGTTCGCCGACGCGCAACGCGTGGAGCGGCGCCAGGCGGGGGCGGTGGTCTGCTCGGGGATCATGCTCATGCTGAGGTGGTCCTTTCGGTATCGGTTGGGAGTTCGATCCGGGTGGAGCGCTCGTTCGCGGCTAGCCACGGCCGCCCCCGTTCAGGGCGCCGCGCAGGCGGGCGATGGCCCGGCAGATCGGTGAGGCGCAGTCGGGGTTCGCGCACGTGGCGGCCTCCTCAATGAACACCTCGACGGCGTTCCGCAGGTCGGCGGCGGGCACGGCCACAACGTCTGCGTCGGCGTCCAGCGGAAGGATCCCGGCGGCCACGGCGGCACGGAGCCAGTCCCGTGCCTCCTGGATCAGCGCGTCCGGGTTGTTCTTGCCGAATGCCAGCCAGCTCCGGTGGCTCCAGCCGGTGGCGAGGCGCCAGCGGGTTGAGGCCAGCAGTCGGACACGCGGGTCAACGTAGTGCACCTTCTCTGCGGCGGCCCGGTCGATCTTGGGGCCGTCAGGGGATTCGGTCACGGGGTTACTCCTCGGTTCGGTTCGGTTGGCGATGGGGTTCGACAGGTCAGCTCTCGGCGGGGATGAGCCCGGCGTTGATCGAGCGGGATCTGAGGCAGGGCCATGGCGTTCTCCTTCAGGGGATTGGGGCTGGCCAGAGGGCGGGGCGGCCTCCCACAGGCCGCCCCACGGGTTCACACGGCGGTATCGCGGGCGCGGAGCTTGTCGGCCCAGTCCGCGGCGGCGAGCCACGCCATCCCGATCCGCCGCGCGTCGATCGGGTCGGCCGGGACGATGTCGTCGTCCCACATGTGCGGGTGGTTCACGAACACGCTGGCGGGGGTCTCGTCGGGGTCGATTACGCGGATCGTCCACCCGGTGGCGGGCTCCCACACCGGGCCGGGCAGACGCCCGGTGTCGATGCGGTCCGGTTTGGGCCGGACGCGGGTGTCGATGTCCCCCAGCAGTCCGGCGACCTCCTGCCGGATCTCAGCGAGACGAGCCACCAACGACGGGTGAACGGCGGTCATGCCGCCCTCTCCAGTTCCTCGCCAGTGATGGCCTCGACGAGTGCGGACACCAGGACCTCGGCCGCTGGTGGGGTCACCGCGTTGCCGAGCTGCTTTACGCGGGCTCTCTTGTTCCCGAGCACCACGTAGCCGTCGCCGAACGCCATTCCCCGGGCGATCTCCTCGGGTTCGAGCATCCGGAACCCGACCTCGTTGACATCGAGCACGGGCGCGGGCGTAGCCAGGCCGTACCGGTGCTTGGTCGTGAGAGCGCCGACCGGTTCGGATACCGGCTTGGCGGTGCCGTTCTTGTAGTAGGCGACGAGTAGCGGTTCCGGGGTGACCAGCCCGTGGTGGTTGCCCCCGGCGGTGACCGTGTGAAGGGGTGCGCTGATCGGCCGGGCCTGTTCCTTGTCGCCGCCACCGCGCATCGGGATGATGAACGGCGGGAAAGCCACCCCCGTTTCGCGGCGCGTGGTCTGCGTGCGGCCGGGCTCCGTCGCGGGGATCGCCGCCTTGCCTTCGCGTCCCTCGGTCGGGACGAGAAGCGGCGGCACCGCCAGGCCGTCGTTCTCGGTCGTTGTCCGGGTCGGCATCGGCACGGTGACCGGCGTTGCCTCTTTACGCCAGGTCCCACCAGCAGGAGCCAGAAGCGGCACCCAATAGCGCTCCATCCCCGCTTTGATCCGCGCGATGGTCGCCGGTGCGTACGGCGTGAACTTCTTCTCCGGCCTCCCCTCGCCGATCTTCCTCGTGGGCAGGGTGAAGTCGATCGCCGTCCACGCGGGCAGCACCGGGGGTTCGACGATCGCGTTCCGGCAAGTGGCGCGGGGGCACCGGTAGAGGTACTGCTGGCGGTAGCGGCCCATGTCCTTGCGCGGGTTCTTGAACACCTGGATCGCGTCGACCATCTCGTCACAGACCGGGCACCAGGCGCGCGGACGCAGCCACTTGTCCCAGTCCGGATCCCGGCCGAGTGAGCGGTGCCAGTACGCCACGTACAAGCGGTCCCGGCTCTGCGGCGCGGCGAGCGTGCGAACAGGCTGGACGTGCATCGAGTTGAGCGCGATGACGCGGGTCTTGTATCCCATGCGGTGGAAGCGGCGAAGCCAGTCGTCGAAGCCGTCCCACGCGCGTTCGTCGATGACGTTCTCCACGACGCCGGCGAGGACCAGCTTCCCCCGGGCTACGACACCTTCCAGGTAGGTGGGCACCTGCTCCATCAGGGCGCGCGACTGCTCTTCGGCGATCTCTTCCTCGGTCTTCTCCCGAGGGAACAGCTCGTCCTGCCGGGAACGATGGAACGTCCGCTTCTTGCCGTTCGCCACCGTCCACTTGGTGCACTCAGGCGACGCCCAGTGGATGTGAGCGACCGGCCAGTCATAGACGGGAGACTCTTGGATCTTCCCCTGCTTGTGATCGACATCCGGGAAGTTAGCCGCGTGCGTTTCGAGAGCAAGCTCCCAATGGTTTGCTGCGAGCTTCACCTCGACGCCGGGCACGGCGTGGGCTCCTTGGGAGGAGCCGCCGGCTCCGCAAAACCAGTCCATGAGAGTCAGCACTGTGATGTCCTCTCCATCTCGTTCTCGTTGCGGCCCTGGCCTGGTGAAGGCGTCTCCCCTGCTATGGCTCGGCGGGCGAGAGCAGCGCCACGCGCGGCAGTGCCAGGGCTCGGAGGCGGGGTGGTCCGCTGCCACGGCACCACCGGCCAGGCCGGGGTAGGCCGCCAGCCCTGCGCCCGCAACGCGGTAAGGAACTCGATGGCGAACGGCTCGGCGTCTGGGCGGTCGTCGGGGGCGGCTTCGTCCCTGCGGCGGACACGCGCGGCCAGAGCGGCGACAGCATCCCGTGTCGCCTGATCCACAAGGGCCTCAGCGGAGATCTCAGGCATGAACGTCCCCGTTCGCGAATCCAGCCAAGTACTCAGCCATCTCGCGGTTGTGGCGAGCGTCCGCAAGGGCGTTGTGCTCACCACTGGCCTGCTCTGGCAGCGGCGGATTCCCCAGCCGGGCGGCCTCCTGCTTGATGTCGTGGGTGAACATCGGCACCCCATCTGGCAGATCGACCATCCGACCCCAGAGCTGACACAGGGCCACGTGGTCATACGCCGCGTAGTAGGCCCACAGTTCCGGTTCAGGGGAAGCCAGGATGAACGCCTCGACCATGCGTGCGATTTGCGCGCGAGGCCGCACATCGGGGTGGTCGGTATCGAGGTGGCCTCCGCCATGCGAAGAGCAGCGGTGTCCAGGCAGGCAAGGAGCGACCGGCAGCGACGGTACGACGTTCTCGCGTAGCCAGTCGTGGCGGATGACCCGCCTGAACGGCATGTCAGCGTTGACGGCGTACAGCTCCCGTCCGTCCTCGGCGACCATGCCGATGCTGATCAGCTCGATCGTCTCGCCGTCTTCGAGGAACTCGGTGTCGTAGTAGATCTTCACGTCTAGTGGTCCCTTCCAGGGATGGGGTCGGATTGGCCTCACACGCCGATCTGGGCGTTGGTGATGACGCGGGCTGCGTCGCCGTCGTGGGCGTGACCGTTGGCGAACGCCCACTCGGCGACATCCATGGGGAAGCGGAGATCCGCGTAGCTGATGACGACGGTCGGGCCGTCCTGGTAGACCGTGTGCACGCGGTCGCCGGGCCGTGTGGCCTCGGCGACGACGGCAGCAGCGGCCTCGACGCTGATGCAGCGCAAGCGGGTAGTGCGGGTCATCGTGGACTCCTCGCGAGGGTTGCGGCGTGGATGACGAGCCGGGTGATGGAGGTTGTGTCGCCGAGTTCGGCGCGGGCCTGGTCGATGAGCGCGGAGCCGAGGTCGGGTAACTGGGCGAGCGCGTCACGGGCACTCGCGTAGTCGACGCGGCCGGGTCCGGGACTGGGGAGCGTGATCGGGGAATCTTCGGCCGAAGGCTCGCGGCGTTCGGCTGTCTTCCCTTCCACCTCAGCGCCGTACGGAGAGGTCCCTGAGTTATGGCTAGGTGATTGGCTAGGTGTATGGCTAGGTGGGCGGCAACTCCTGCCGGTGGTTTGGTTATGAGTTGCCGGTGGTTCGGTTATCAGTTGCCGGTGGTTACCTTCGGGTAGCCCCTCGGGCGCGTCCGTTTCATGGTGATTCTCAGGGGTGAAACCACCGGCAGGAGTTGCCGGTGGGGGTGAGTTATCCACAGCCGGACCACCGGCATCTGTTGCCGGTGCCTTGGGTGTCCGCTTCCTGCGATGCGGCGTCGGCGGTGCCTGCTCGACACCCCCCTTAGTGATCTTCTTGCGCTTGGGGTCCCACATCGGGATACGGCTCTCCAAGTCATTCGGGAAAGTCAGCTGGTACTCATCCGCGAGGTCAGCCAGCCCCATCGCGGACGCCTCGAAAACCCGGTAGATCAGCCCGACCTCGCGCAGCTTCCGCAACGCGTCGCGGATCGTCCGTTCACCTAGCTCCGTGTCCTTGCCGAGGAGCTTCTCCCCGGGCCGGACATCGGCCCCGTTGGGGCTGGCGTAGTTGGCAAGCGTGAGAGCGACGAGCTTGACCGTGGAGCCCAGAAGGCAGCGAGCCACAATCGTCCGCCAGGTCAGCGGGTCGATGGGCTCCAAACCATCCGGCAGCTTGCTCATGTCGTCCTTCCGGGATTACCGATCACTCCTTCCGGGCCTGCCGCTGTCTTCGATTTCCGTTCCTGACAAATCCCCCCACCATCACTCCGTATGCAAACTCTCCGTGTGGCCTACTCAATATAGGCCAACCCTTGACGTGGCTGCAACATGCTAATGTGGCCTCATTAGAGGTGTGATGATGGGAAGGTGACCGACCCCATGACCGGTATCAGCGAGGCCGTGTCCGCCTTGAAGCGCGCCGAGGACGAGGCCCGGGCGATCGTCGCCGCCGCCCGTCTGCAGTTGGGCCGTGAAATCCTCAAAGCGCGAGAGGCCGGCGTCCCACAGAAGGACATCGCGGGATTCCTGGAGCTCACGCGGGAGCAGGTTCGGCGTTTGAGCAAAGCGGCCAAGGATGCCGCCTCCGCTTCTGCCGAGTCCTGAGGACAGCACGACGGCCGGCCCCCCGTTCGGCGGGTGGCCGGCCTTCTTCATGCGCGCCGTGTGCAGGTTGGTGGTCAAGGTCGGGGCCACCGCCTCACGGGTATCCCCGCGCGTTGGGCGAGGTCGGCGGTGTGCGAAGCGCCATGGGAGCCGTGCACCTCGTGGCGACGACAGCCCTTCTGCACGCAGGGGTTGATCAGCGCGAGGCACAGGGTTGCGCCGAGGTCGACCATCACGGCGTCCCTGCGCAACCCGGCGCTCGGGCAGTAGGTGCTGCCGTCCCTCCGCGTCCGCCTGTGGCCAGGCTTGCAGTCCGGGGCGCAGGGCTCCCAGTCCGCGGCGTGCCGCTCCACCTTCAGACCCATCACGGCAGCGACGCGGTCGGCCAGCTCGTCCGCGCCCTGTCGGCAGTGGCCATGAACCACGGTGACGTACTCGGGGCCGTGATCAGCGACCACCTGGGCGAAGGTCTCGTGGAGGGGCTGCTCGTCCTCCCAACCGCGGCTGCCGGTGACCAGCAGCCGGCACGGCACCCCGGCGCGTGGGCCGTGGCCGGGCGTGCAGTACGCGCACCGCGGCCCGCACACGTACGGCCTCGTGGGTAGGGCACCGCATGGGCCCGGGCCAGCGTTGCATGGGCCGAACAACGGCGACAGCGGACGGGGAGGGGCGGTCACGCCGGAGGCTCCTCTCCGGTGCGGTCGTGGACAGTCCAGCCGAACTCGTCGGCGATCAACCCGGCCAGCCTGAGCGCGCCCTCCCTACTCCCCACTTCGGCACGGCCGGACAGCACTGGCGACTTGGGGAGAGTGACCCGCCACACGGTGAGGCAGCCCCGCTGGTACGGGGCTACCTCCACCACCGGCCGCTCGTCAGGCACTGGCGTCCTCGAGGGTCTCGCCACGCAGCAGCGCCTGGACATCCGATTCGCGGTACCTGCGGTGCCCTCCCAGGGTGCGGATCGCGGGAATCCGGCCCTGCTTCGCCCAGCGGGAGACGGTCTTCGGGTCGACCCGGAAAATCGCGCCGACCTCGCGAGGGGTGAGGAGACGGTCAGCCACGACGCCACCGCCTGTCCTCGTAGTGGGCGAGACGCTCGGCAAGAGCGTTGGCGCGGTCCCGCTCCAGCAGGTACAACGCCTGCGGCCCCTCCGAGCGCAACACGGCGTTGTCGCGCTGGAGCTGGTCGATCCGGGCCAGTAGATCCTCGTGGCTGGCCCGTGCAGGCGTGCTGGGCACGGTCACCTGCCGGGCCGGGGCCTTCTGCTCGCGGACACGCCGGGCCGTGGCCTCCACCTCTCGGCGCAGCTTCGCCACCTCGCACTCCAACTGGTCGACGCGGGTGTGCGCGTCAGCCAGTTCGGCGCGGAGCCGCTCCTCTCCGTCGTCGGCGGCCGGGACGGGGGTGAGGAGCATCGTCGGCTGCTCGTCATCCCCCGGCCAGTCGGGGACGTCAAGCGGCTCGTGGAGGTCCCTCCGGGCACCTGCCCAGCGGGCGCGTAAACGGGTGAACAACGAACGCCTTCCTCTCTTCAGTGGGTGGGTTGGCCGGCAGCGGCCGAGTCGTCCGCTGCGGCGGCGAGCGCCTGGTCGAGGTCGTTGAGGACCTCGGCGCATAGGTCGCGGCACGCCGTCGCTGTGACGGTGCTGCCGTCAGTGGTGTGGATGCGCCGCTCGTACACCAGGCGGCGTTCGGCCCAGCGGGCGCGCATGGCCAGCAGCTGGTCCCGCAGCGTCAGCAGCTCGGTCTCGGTCATGCCGCGGCCCAGCCTCGGCGCATCCGACGGCGCCGCTCAGAGGCACGCTCGTCCTCGTTCAGGCCACCCCAAGTGCCGTACTTCTCCGGCCGCTGGAGGCTGTAGTCGATGCACTCCGCGCGCACCGGACACTGGGCGCAGATGGCCTTCGCCTTGCGCTCCCTGATGTCACGCTCTGCCTGGCGCTCGCCGTCGGGGCCGAAGAACAGCACCAGGTCTTCGCCTTGGCAGGCGGCTCGGTCTTGCCACGTCCAGGGGTTACGCATCGGGGTTACCTCCTCTTGGTGGTGCGGATGGGCAGGTGGAACAGCAACCCAGGCCGGGTAGTCGATGTGGGCTGCGGATAGGTCGGGTTGGCGCGTCGACTTGGCGCGGCACGGGGAGGGCCGTGACGGTGGTGCTCTGGGTCTCGGGACGACTCGTCGGACGTCGACGGGGTGGTTGGTGCAGCGGAAGGCTCGGCTCGTCGACGTGGCAGGGGACGGTTTGGTTTGTCGGCGTGGGTGGGCACGGCCGGGGGACGGTTCGGTTCGTCGGCGTGAAACGTGATCGGCTTGGGATGTCGCAACGGCGAGGAATGACCTGACTTGGTTCGTCGTGCAGGTCAGGGAAGGTTCGGCTTGACGTGTCGTAGAGGCTCGGGGCGGGCTGCCAAGGATCGGGTAGTCGGTTGGGTTGGGAAGGCCAGGCTCGTCGGTGTTGGGTGGGCTAGCCGTATCTGTCACGGCGTCGCAGACGGGCATCTGGGGGTCTCTTCTCGGGGTCGGAGTGATCAGCGGGGTTGTGATGTCCGGGCCGGGCCTCAGCCGCATGGGTAGGGGCCCGGCGCGTCTCAGCAGCGGGCGAATTCCAAGAGCTCGAACCGGCCGTCTGAGCGGCCGCGATCGGCGCCGATGCCGATCTGCTCACCGGCTTGGAAGATCCTCGCCCACGCGGTCAGCGGCAGGAAGTCGTCCCGCACCCGCAGCCGAAACTCCAGCGTCGGCTGGTAGACGTACTCGACCCGGCTGATCGAGTTCCGGGGCCTTGAGGGGTCATGACGTGCTTGAACCGCTCTTCGACCCCGGTCGGCTCGGTCACGCCTAGCGGGATGAAGATCTCCTCGACGAACGCCCGCTCCACGATCGTGCCCATCAGGCCCTTCTTGAAGCCCGGCGGGAGTGGCCGGCCGACACCGGAGTCATGCGCTTTCTTGGTCTTTGTGTCTTTGCTGGCGGGGGGTTTGCCGTCCCAGTCGGACCCGGGGTACGCCGAGTTGGCCCATTCCTTGATCGCGGCTTTCATGCACCGCCCCTCGAACACCAGCTCTCCCGTGACGGGATGGCGCAGAAACCCGTTCACGCTGGGTGCGGCGTCGGTCTCCATCAGCGCGTCAGCGAGCTGATCGGTGCCGGGCTGCCCATCGGGGAACCGCGAGTGCAGGACCTGGTCGACCATCTCCTGCAGATCCCGGTCCCCGAGCTGCATCTTCGCTTTCAACCAGCTCTTGATCACCGACTTGTTCGACGGGATCCCCCCGACGAGCTTGTCGATACAGCGCAACCGCACACGGTAGGTCGCGAACTGGTCATCCAACTCGACGCCGAGCTGGGCAAACACATCCAACGCGCTCACGACGCCACCTCACCCTTCACGACCCGGGAAATCGGAGTGACCCGGCCGGCGCGGAGCGCGGCGTTCGCGGCCTCCAACTCCCTGACCCTGGCCTTGGCCTGGTCGAACCGCGTCTGCAGGTCCTCCACGTAGGCGGCGGTCGACGGCGGCATGTCCGGCGGCGGCAGTTCCTCCAGCGTGTTACGGGTCTGCCGGATGAGCTGGCGGGCCCGGCCGAACTCGGCGACGGTGAGCTGCAGCCGGGTCGCATGCTCGATCGCGCGGAACGCGTCGAACAGCTCGCGCGGGCTCCGGCCATCCAGGCTCTGGCCGACGATGGCCTCGATGTCGGCGCGTAGCGCGGGGTCTGTCTGGATCAACGCCACAGCGGCGTCGAACTCCTCTTGGCTGTACTCCTGCGCTCTGCGTCTTCTGGACACCCGGGGTCCTCCCTTCACGGGTGACGGGGTAACGGGGATGAGGGGGTGAGTTGGGGCCACGGGCCCGCCCTGGACGGGCCAACGCACGAGACCATCGGGATCTCAAACCGGGCAGGCCCGTGGAGACTTGGGGTCAGGCGGCCAGCTGCGGGTACTCACGGACCCGCAAGTCGGCAGGCCAGAACGACCAGTCGCCGCCCTTGCGGTCACCCTGAGCTGCGACAGAACGTCCGCCGACCACGACATCGGATGCCCAGACCGCGCCCATCTGCTTCACGAACACGGGCACGCCCGCGTCCTGGCACTGCTCGCGGATGGAACGCACCCACTCCAGATCCAGGGGCCGGGCGCCGCTGCCGCTCTCGCCGCCGACCACGATCCAGCTCAGCGACGGCTCGTCCCGCCGGTAGGGGTCGGCTCCGACCCAGTCGTCACGAAGAACGACCGGGCCGAGCAGCGGCTCGGCCGAGACCCAGCGCACGGCAGCCGGGGTTTCCAGCAGCGCGGGTATCCGGGCGTCGGCTTGCTCCTGGTTCTCTGCGGAGACGCCCATCCACAGGTTCGGCGGCCAGGGCAACTTGTGGGCGATCTTCGGTAGGCGCGCGGCGCGCTTGGTCAGCACCTGATAGGTGTGCTGCGGGGTGGCCTCGATCACCTCGAACACGCGGCGGACGAAGTCCAGCGGCACCCGAGCGTGCAGCAAGTCACTCATCGAGTTGACGAAGACCTTGCGCGGCCTGGCCCAGGTGAACGGCTCGTTCAGCGTGTCCGGGTGAAGGGTGAGGCCGAACCCGGGGCCGCTGGTGCGGGGGTCGCCGTCGTTCTGGTACTTCGCGCTGCCCATGCTCTTGAGGCGCTTCGCCATCGGGAGCGCGTAGCAGTGGTCGCAGCCAGCCGAGATGCGATCGCATCCGGTGGTGGGGTTCCAGGTCTGGTCCGTCCATTCGATGGAGGTCTTGGTGCTCATCGCTGTCATACCTCCGTGCCGGGGTGGTTGCTGGAACGTCGGGTCAGTGCGCGGTCGCGGCGGAGCCACCACGGAGCCACATGCCAGGCCCCGCACCGGCAGGAGTGGATCCGGTAGAACAGATGCCGCAACACTCCGTTCCGGCGCCGGTGTGCGTATAGCGCGTTCCTGGCCTGTCTCCACGTCGGGTACGGGTCGAGATCCAGACGGGGGCAGTCCTCCATCTCGGCCCATTCCTCACGCGGCCACAACCGGTCGTGAAGGCCGGCCAGTTCCTCGTCCAGGGCGTCCAGGCGAGTGCTGTACGACTCGGGGTGACCAGCAGGCATCCGCACGGGCTCGTCCAGCAGTCCCTCATGCGGTAGACGGCGGGTCACAGCCCCTCCCAGCGGAGGTGGAAAACGGACACGGTCTCCCGACGGCGCGGCTGCTCCAGGTCGTCGCCAGGGTGGTAGTCCCAGCTGACGTAGGCGACCGGCCGTCCCCGCAGGTAGCCGACGTCGTCCACGGTGCCCTGGTCGACGATGCCGTTTGAGGCGCGGCTGACGCGGGATTGGGGGCGGAAAAGGAAACGCAGGTGGTCGATGTCCCCTTCTGCGATCGTCTCCACGAGGTCGGGCGAAGCATCCGTGGTGAGGGTCACGTCAGTCCTCCATTCGAGGTCGGAGCGTCTGATAGTTCGCGGCGGAGCCTGTTCAGCTCGGCCAGGTGCGACTCTGCGCGCTGGGAAGCAAGGTCGGCCTGCTGCTCGGCGCGGGCCGCCCGCTCGGACAGGCGCGTGTTCTCCCGCCGGGCCGCAGCCAGGCACGTTTGCAGGCCCTCGAGGTCCTCGCGGGCCGCGCGGAGGTGGACGTCGGTCACCTCACGCTCGATCTGCCGGCCCGAGAGGAGCCCGTAGGCGAACGCGAACCCACCGGTGAGCCAGGCGGCGAGCATCCAGTCGGGGCCGCCGATGACCCACCACAGGCCCATCAGGCAGATGATGACCGTGCAGGCGAGCGCGGTGGAGTACGGCTGCAGCACAGGCTTGCGGGTGGGGGTGCCGGGGGTCACCGTGCCCTCCCCCGCCCGCCGTGGCGGCCTCCGAGGGTGCAGTCCGGCACCCAGGCGCTGGTGTACGACACCCGACGAGCACGCCGCGGATACTGGCGGGCCCGGTGGCGGTGCCACACATGCACGCACGTGGATACCACCCCCACGCCAGCGACGATGAGCATGCCGTTGAGGAACTGGCCGGCGGTCATGCCAACGCCCCCATCCCGGCGGAGTCCGTGATGAGGTGCGGCACGAACGACGAGGTGTTATCCGTGATCAGACCGCGGGTTTCTCGGATGCCGAGGCCGGCGGCTTCGTCGCCGACGACCCATGCGCCGAGGACGGGCCGCCAGCCGCCGAGGTCGGGGAGCGGCCAGAACTCCTGGTGGACGTAGCCTTCGGCGCCGTACTCCCCTTCGGTGTGGATCACCTGGCCGGGAGTGACGACCCGCATGGACGCGCCTTCACGGCCGAGCAGCGGCTTGGCCACGTACGAGACCAGCTCGCGAGGGCTGTCGAGGTACGCCGGGAGCAGGTTCGGATGGTCGGGGAACAACTCCCACAACAGCGCGAGCAGCGCCTTGTTCGACAGGAGCATCTTCCACAACGGCTCCACCCACGGCGTGCGGGGCTGAGCGTCGACCGCGGCCGGGCCGAAATCGTCAGCCGCGGCCCATTCCCACGGGTACAGCTTGAACATCCGCTCGATCGGCTCGCCGTGCTGGTCCACAAAGATGCGGCGGCCGGTGTCCCAGCCGACGGTCTCGATCGGCTGGACTACCGCGTTCACGCCACCGTCAGCGGCGGCCTCGGCCATGTAGGCGGCGTTCAGCGCGTCCTCGCCGGCTTCGTCCGTCTGGGTGTAGGTGAAGTGCACCATGGTGCCCTTGGCGAGTGCGGCCCAGGCGGCGGCGAGTCGTTCGTGCAGGGAGTTCCACTGATCGGCGTGGGGGCGGACGTCCTGTTTCCAGTACCACTGGGCAACCGCCGACTCCACCAGCGATGTGGGGGTGTCGGCGTTGTACTCCAGCAGCTTCGCGTGCGAGACGCCATCCCAGCACAGATCGAACCTGCCGTAGACGTGCGGGTCACGCCGCCGCCACGACGCGGTGATCGGCTCCCACAGCCACTCGGGGATCCGGAAGTCGGAGAACCGGCGCCGCTTCACAACGTGGTCGACCACGTCCAAGCACATGCGGTGGAGCTCCTCCACCACGACCTCGAGGTCCTCGACCTGGGCGAGCGTGACGCGGTAGTGCACGCCCTCGTCCCAGTACGGGCGGCCCTCCGCGCCGGGCTCCACCGCCTGGTGGAACCCAAGCCCCTGAGCTTCGACGATCCGCTCCCACCCGGGGCGGCGGGTGCCGGTGTGACGGTGCATCACGAACCGCCTCCGCCCTTGGCGTTGCCGCCGAACCCTCCGACGATCACGCGGCCCGACCTGCTGGAGATGTTGGTGTTCTGCGGCCGAGTCAACGTCCCGCCGGTGACGGTGCCGTTGGAGGCGTGGCTGCCGCCGTAGATCCACACGAACCCGCCACCGCCGTGGCCTCCGCTGCTGCGGTGGTTGTCGCAGTAGCTGTCAGCGACCGCCCTGTACGAGCCGTCGCGCTGCTTGGCCGCGCAGTCCGCAGTCACTGTGCCCCGGTCATTGCTGCACGCAGCCGCGAAGGCCAACGAGAAGGCGACCAGAGCGGTCACGGGCACAGCCCGAGACGCTTTGATACGACGGGAAGGCGACTCGGTCATGACGGGCTCCCAGCGGGTTCCTGGTCGTCCAGGGCCCCGGCCTGCTGCGCGCACGAGGCGATCTCCCGCAGGCCTGCGGCAGGGTCCCCGGTGTCGGCGGCGAGGCGGACGGCAGAGCGGATGACCTCACCGAGAGCGTCGAGGGCACCGCCGAGGTGCTTGCCAGCGACGCGGAGCCGGTCGACCTCGCCCAGCAGGCGGGGCATGTCCACGGCGTAGACCGGGACCGCACGAGAACACCGCTGCGCCGCGCGCTCCGGACCGAGGTAGTTCTGCGGCCACGTGAGCGCCTTGGACACGTCCGGCTGCTGCTGGAACACCAGACCCTGGCCGTCGACCCACACCCACTCGTGATGGCTGCTCGCGGTGTGCGGCTCGTCAGAGTGATCGCAGAAGAAGCCAACTGGAGCTTGCGCGCGGAGGGCGGCGAGCTGCTCGTCGGTCAGAGGCTCAGACATCACGCACCCCCATCCACGAGGCGTGCGCGGACGCTGCATGCAGCAGGACCTCCGCATGCTCGGCGGGCAGCTCAACGAAGTCGTCTTCCTGGGTGGCGAGGCTGTTTTGCACGGAGCGGAGAGCGTCGCGGAGCTGATCACGGAAGGTAAGCTCAGTCATGGTCGCCTCCCACGAGGTAGCGGACCGGCTTGCCCTGCTGCTCGGCGTAGGCGATCTCCGACCGGGTGGAGTCGCCGTAGTAGCCGCTCTCGTCGCTGACGACGAGGACCTCGTCGGCGAGGTCGATCTTCCGCTTGTGCAACTCGTCGAGGCGGGTCTTCTCCTCGTCGGTGAGGGGGTCGCCGGAGTGGGCGAACACGCCGGGGGCGAGCACGATGACGCCCTGGCGGGTGAGGTGCTGGTTGGCGGCGGCGAACTCCTCACGGAAGCGGGTGCTGCCGCACAGGGCGACGATCGGCGGTCTCCCGGCGCGCAGCCGCTCAACCTCACCCACCAGGGCGCATGCTTCCTCCTGGCTAAGGCCAAACCAGACCTCGGCGTTGCAACGCTGACGCAGCTCGTTGAGGCGCTCGTCGGACAGGTGGGCGGTCATTGGTTTCTCCTTGTGGCGGGGTCGGTGTCGGGGTGGCACGGGCAACGCCCATCAACCGGGCGGGGCGGGCGGACGTACCGGACAGGCTCGTCATCTCCGGTTCGGCGGCGGGCCGTCCTTGGAGCGGTGTGCCGGCCTGTGCTGGGGGCGAGCAGGTCGCGCAGGACCATCACGCACCCCCTGGGGACATGTGACGGGGAGCCTCGTCACGGATCGGGTCGAACGCGACAGTCGCGTCCGGGTCGAACCCAGGGGCGGGCTCGGGCATGTGGTGTCGGCCACGCGGCGGGGGAACCAGACGGAGCAGCAGCGCGCGGAGCCTCATGACGGCCGCTCCGGGGTCTCCTCGCCGATCGTCGCGACCCGCGAGTTCGGGTCTGCGGGGTTGCACAGCGATCCGATCGCGTGGTTCAGCTGCCGCTCGCCGCGCTCGTTGGTGTCCCACCACACCGGGTTGCCGCAGTAGATGCAGTGCCCCACGGGCGGGTTGTCCGTCGGTGCGGCCGGGACTGCGGCGATGAGACCGGTGTGCGGGGCGTCACCGCCGTTCCACACCGCGTGCTGGGACGCGCCCTGCTGGCCGGGGAGCGGCCACACCGCCGTGTCCTGCAGCGGATACCCGGCCTCAGCGAGCCGCCGCCGGTACCTGTCCGCAGTGCCGTCCAACTCGGCGAGGACGGTGTCCGTGGCGTCGACTTCCCGGCCGAGATCATCGCGTTGCCGGGCGAGTTCATCTCGTTTACGGAGCAAGTCAGCGCGGTACGTGGACTGGTTCGCCCGTTCGTTTTCCACGCGTCGTAGTTCGGTGGCCAGGACAGCGGCGGCGGCCTGCGTCAAGGGCGCCGGCGCGGTGCTCTGGGAATGGGCCGGGGGTAGGTTCTGCTTGGCCATGAGGGGCCTCCTTGCTGGGTTTCTTTCTCTGTTGTGCTGCGAGGTGGCGGGGGCGGTGCCCTCCCCCGATCCGGGGGCACCGCCACCCGCACGACTGGGAAAGGGTGAGGTCAGGCCGTAGTCACTGGGTTTGCGATGGGCGTGAGCGGGACACCGGCCGCCGGAGAGAACGGCACCGCGCCGACCACCGGCCAGTCCGCGACCTTCTCGTCCGTCTCGTAGCCGCACGAGCCCCATTCGTCGGTGACCATCCACCGGTTCGGAGACGGCGGGGACGGCCAGAGAACAGCGATGACCTTGCCGTTCGGCTTGCGGCGCACGGTGCCGAGCAAGTTGTCTGCGGGCGATCCGGACAGGTTCGGCTGCGTGCTCATGTCAGGAGTTCTCCTCGTTGTCGTTGCGGGCGTAGCGGGGGTCCGCCACCTGGGCAGAGATGCACGCGGGGCAGATCCCACAGACCTGGCCGTCACTGCGGGCCACGCACGGGATCCGTGAGTCACCGATGCACGGGTGGTCGACGGGGAGGGTCTGCGCCTCCCACGGGCAGTAGTGCAGGTCCTCGACGGGAATCACGACGCCTCCCGAGACCACAGGGTGAGCTGGGACGGTGTCGCGGCGGCGGAATCCCACACCTGGCCGAACTGGGCGTTAACCTTCTCGACGGCCCTGGCCGGGGCGGCTACGAGGGCGTGCTCGCGGCACGGGTAGTACAGGCCGCGCTCGGTGAGCCACACCCGGTGATAGCCGCGCTCGTTCTGGACGCGGGTGTTACGGGCGGCTGCAAGGTCATGAAGGTAGTCGAGCGTCTGCGTGCGGGTGCCAGTGGTGAGCCGTTCGATTGATCTGACAGCGGTTCCGGGGCGCATGACATCGCCGTGGCGGGCACGAAACGCGCGCCGGACGTCGTACACGCCCCACTCATCCGCATCAAGCACCGCGGCGAACCGAGCAAGCAAATCAGCGGTCCCGGGATGCGCGGCGAGCACATCGGCGAGGCGCTCTCCCCCGATCAGCCCCTGACGTGGGTTGAGCGCGACGGCGGCGTACTCCATGAGCAGCGGGAGCATCGCCTCCTCGGGGTTCGCGAGGTAGCGGGCGATGGTGCGGTTCCGGCCACCGTCACGCAAAGCGAAGGCATAGGGGCAGAATGCACACGCCGACTTCGGCCACTCCACCCCGAGCTGCGCCCGGATGTACCGGAGGCAGGCATCCCGATCCCACCCCCACTCGATCAACGGATAGGACGGGATCCGGCCAGGTACCTTGCCCTCCCGCATGTCGCGGACCATCCGAGACGTTTCGTTGGCCTCGAAGCCGACCACATGCCGGAACCCGGCGCCGCTGGTGTGCCGGCTGATCCAGTAGTCGAGGGGCCAGCCTTTCGCCTTGATCGAGCACTTCCGGGTGCCGCCCGATTGGGGGATGGTGCCGTTGGTGAGCATCTCCGCTGCGAGGGTGTAGTACGGCCGCTCGGCAGTCGGGCGGATGTGGCACAGCGTGGGCGTGGTGGTGTCGTTGAGGACGGTGATGCCGTCCGTCTGGGATGCGCTCTTACGGGCGACCTGGACGGTACGGATGCCATGCCGTGCGAGCAGGGGGTAGACATGGGTCTCGACCAGGCGGCCGGTCTCTTCCCATTCGTTGCCGGTCTGCGCGCTGATGACGACCAAGTCCTTCAAGGGGAAGTCCCGCGTCTCCGGTTCTGCGATCCAGCGCAGGAGGATCGCGGTCGAGTCGACACCGAACCCGTAGGAGAGGATCACGTTCACGCCGCCTCCCGCGAGGGCGTCCGGCCGGGTGCGAGCGACACGGCACGGCGAGCGCAGCGCATGACCTTGTCAAGCTGTGCGACCGTGCGGCGGTTGACGCGCTTGGCCGGGAACGGCGGCTTGCCAGCGGCGGCACGATCGGCGTTCTTGGCGTCCTGCTGCTCCTGGACGACCGCTCGGATCACCCCGGCGAGCGCGCCCAGTGCGGTCCTTGCGTCCGGGTTACCAGCCTGCTCCAGCTCGGCGACGTGGAGACCGCCGACGATCTCGACCATGGACAGGTCAAGGCGGAAGCGGTGGCCAAGCTCCTGCTCGGCCCACAGGTAGTCCGAGGCGAGCTCGGGGCGCAGCCACGCAGCCAGGAACAAATCTTCCGGGCTCGCCAACACGCACAGGGAGCAGGACAGGCGGCTCATGCCCCACGAGTAGGCGGCATGCGGGCGAAGCCCGGCGGCCTTGATCTCCGCCCAGACCTCGCCCACCGTCCAGTCACGGATCGGGTGCCAGCGGGTGATGGTGCGGTTCCGCGACGAGTGCGCCTCATCGACGGCGAGGATCGACTTGCGGGCGCGGTTGTCGGACTCCTCACCGCGGATGCCGAGGGCGTACAGCACACGGACGGGGCGGCTGGTGATGCCGGCCTCGGCGCGGAACTCTTCCACGAGCTGGGTGACGAGCTTTATGCCTTGGCTGGTCTTCTGGTCCGACGTGCACCACCGCGCGGCCGACGACATCCACTTGCGGCGCTCGTTGAGAAGCTGGTCCCATAGCCCGCCGCGCTCGCGGCGGCGTACCTCGAACCGGAAGCCGTACCGCTCGGCGTGCTCGCGCGCCAGCGCCTCCACGCCGGGCCACTCGACCGGGTGACCCGAGCGCGTGACGCCGAGGTCGTTGTGCAAGACCACGACGGGGCCGGTGAATCCCTGCGCGGTGACCAGGCGTGCGACGTAGGCGGTCAGCGCCATGGAGTCCTTCCCGGCGCTGCTGTTGATGACGATGAGGTCGTGGTCGTGGAGGTTAGGGTTCATGACGCCTCCCCCAGGTCGAACAGCGATGGCGTGATGTTCGGGAACGGCCGGTTCGACCACAGCACCTCTGTACGGCGCTGCCAGTCGTTCGCCTGACCCGTGTGGGCCTCGATCTCCATCCGATGCCAGCCGTCGTACAGCTCGTCGTACAGCGGCGAGTGATAGCCCGACAGGACGACGGTGGCGCGGCATGCCTCGAGGTGCTTCGCGAGTTCGCGGTGCTCAGCCTCGCCGCCCATCTCGTGCCGGTAGTTCCGGGCACGGGTCGAGCCGAGGTAGGGCGGGTCCACGTACAGCAGCACCCCGGGGTGGCGCCCGTAGGCATCGAGGACCTCCAAGGCGGGACGGCACTCCAGCGAGACGCAGGAGAGACGCTCAGCCACCGGGGCGAGCCGCGACACATACCCAGCGAGGTAGCGAGGCATCCCAGACGACGACCCCGCAGGGTCCTGAAAGTGCCGCCACCCGGTCTGCCTCAATGTCCCAGCCCGGCCCTGCGTCAGACGCACCCACACCAGGCGAGCACGCTCCAGATCGGGCAAGGCCTCGAGGTCGACATCCTTCACCGCCTCGAACTCCGCCCGCGAATGCGGGGTGAGAGCGCACAGACGCTCGAGCTCGAGCGGGTTCTCCCGCAGGACCCGCCAGAACACCATGAGGTCCTGGTCGATGTCGTTGACGGTCTCCATCCGCGACGGCCTCTTCGCCAGCAGCACGGCCAGGCTTCCGGCGTACGGCTCGACGTAGTGCTCGTGGGCGGGCAGTAGACGCGCGATGTCTGGGCCGAGGGTCTGCTTGGACCCGTAGTACGGGATCGGCGGTTTCACGACGACTCCCGAACCGGTTCGGCGGGGGTCCAGGTGCCGTCGTCGGCGAGCAGCACCCACCCGTACCGGGCGTGCCGCACGGGCACGCGGGTGGGGTCGACCACGCCGCGGCGGATCTTCCACCCGTTCGCGTACGCCCGCGCCGGTTCCCCTTCCACCACCTGGTGGCAGGGACGGCACGCATGGAGGTTGTTGGCCGGCGTGTTCGATCGCGCGTCGTGGGTGCCGCCCATCCCCTTGGCGAGCCGATGCGAGGGGTCCACCGCCGGGGCGCGCCCGTGGCAGACGACACCGATCTCACACAACCCTCGGGATCGGTCGGCGATCACGCTCATGACGTCCGGGCCGGGGCCGGTGTACCGGCGCGAGGCACGGATGCGGGTCTTCCGCTTGGGGGGCTGGCCGCCCTGGAGCGGCGTACGCCGCACCAGGGCAGACCGGCGAACCAAAGGCGTCCGCTTCACGAGTCGCCACCCGTCTCGGAGATCTCCTCCTCCGAGTAGTGCAACGGGTCACTCTCCGACGGCTCGGGCTCGCTCCCCTCCTCCGGCTCCGAGACCTTCTCCGTGCCTTCTGCGGCAGGCTTCTGCGGCTTGGTGATCTCCTCGACAGTCACCCGTGGCTGCGGGAACTCCTCCTCGATCGTGACCTCGCGGCGACGGATGCTCCGCCAGATCACCCGGAGCTGGGCAACGTCGTAGCCGTTCCACTCGTCCTTGCTCCGGCCGAGCTTCTGTTCCAACTGGTCCGGCGACACACCGATCCCGGCGTAGCCCTCGATGACGTCCGTGATGACCTGGGGAAGGGTCTTACCTTCCCCGCCACCGGCCAAAGTCTTGTTGCACAGCTCCTTGGCTTCCTCGACGAACCACGGCGGCAGGATCGCGAAGATGACCTCGCGCAGGCGACGGGCTCCGGCGTTGGCGTTGTTCTCGTAGATGTCCCGGGCCGAGGTGAGCGCGGTGGCGCCGTCGCTGGTGTCCCGGGCGTGAGGGACGATGAAGTTCAGCGACGACCGGGTGTTCCGCTCGACGTCCCAGGCCCACGCCTGCATCTCGGACTGGCCGTACTCGTCGTCGCGGCGCATCTCCGAAACGCCGTACTGAACGTTGCCGAAGCACCGGGCCAACTCGCGGGCGAGGTGCACTGTCGGGCCGGTGATGTTCTTCCCGGCCCGGTTGTAGCGGTAGAACGCCCGCTCGGCGAGGAACTTCTGAGCGCAGGAATCCTGCATCGCAGCGCGGGCGGCCTGGATGTCGCGGGGGCACTGCTGCGCCACGACGATCGCGGCGTGCACCTCAGCAACGGCGCGGGACTGCTCGACGGCGGTGGCCTGCCCGATCCGAGTCGGCGCGGGCAGCCTGGGGGCGACACGGTCGATCTGGTTCATGAAAGCTCCCGAAGGTAGGCGTTCTCCACCCAGGCGGGCAGGCGGATCAGGGCGATGTCGTCGGTGTAGCCGGGCCAGTGGCCGGTCTCGACGCAGTGGGCGTAGGTGTGGATGGCCTGTCGGTTGCGTTCACGGCCGAGCCGGAGTGAGACCTGGTCCAGCTCGACCACCGTGATCAGGTAGGGAGGGGTCTTCTCCTGGAACACGAAGAGCATCGCCGCCTGGTCGGCGAGACCGAGCTCTCGGACGCCGTCCACGTACCAGGCGGCTTGCTGGTGGTAGCCGTACTCGAAGACCGACCGCTGGATCGCGTCCGGGTGCGCGCTCTTCGTCGTCTTCAGATCGCCTACGATCAGCCGACCGGGGCCGATCGTCGGTAGCCAGTCCAGGCGGGCACGCCGCCAGATCCCGGTCTGGCGGTCCTGCCAGATCAGCGTCTGCTCCGGGTCCCCGGTCTCCGGGTTGAACAGCTGCGATGCGATCGGGTGACGGCGGACCTGCTCGGCCATCGCTCGGACCTGCTCGAACTCGTGCCGCAACAGCGGGGTCGCCCCCGAGTCGTAAGCAGCGTCCCGCTTCTCACGGGCGGCTTTCGTCCGCCAGTCCGCCGCGTCCACCACAACCAGCTCCGGGCCCGACCCGAGCACCAGCTTGTGCGCGGCGGTCCCCAAGTCGAACTCCCGCTTCGGGGCCGGCGGGTTGAGCTGCTCGTGCCGGAACTGGGCCGGGCACTTCAGGATCTTCCGCGCCCCTGTGGATGACAGGCTCCGGCCGGGCACGGGGTCGGCGTGGTAGTCCTCCTCCGGGATGTCGTACACCCCGGGAATGACCTCTTCAGCGGCCGTAGTGGTTTCGGGCAGGGTCGCGGTCACTGGCCCTCACCGTCCTCACGGTGGACGAGAGCGAGAGGGCCGTAGTGCTCAGCCACGTGGTAGACGCCGTGCTCGCCCCAGTCGTCCACGGACTTCCGCTGGGGCGAGCAGAACGCGACGTACGCATCGCCATCCATGTCGTAGGCCGTAATCGCGAACCACAGGTCGCCGTCGCGGTCGCGCCATAGGTCGCCCAACTGCGGAGGGAACTCCGCCGGGGCGACTGGCGTGATCGCGGCCTGAGGCGGCATAGCCCATCCGCCCTTGTCGTCGTCGCACTTGACGACCACGGCGCCGTCCGAGTGCCTCGCGAGGACGCGAACGCCCTTGATGGTGATGTCGACGATGGTGCCGATCTTGATCTCGGAGCCGGTCACTGGTCACCCCCGGAGGCCTTCTCGGCCTGCGCGGTGGGGTAGGTGACCGGCGCGACCTCGGTGACCACCGCGCGTAGGCGGTCGGCGTGCTGCTGCAAGGTGCTCAACCCGTGGGAGTCCTCGAGGATCGCCGCGAGGACGCCACGGACTGCCAGGGCCCGATCCACGATGAGCTGGTCACGGGCGGCCAGGTGCTCGTAGGCGGCAGCCTGCGGGACGTCGAGGACCTCACGGATAGCGGTGAGGAGCTCCCGCATGTCAGCGTTGAGGGCGTCAGCCATGGTGCACCTGCCCGTCCTCGTCGCGGGGCAGGATCGCGACCGGCTCGTCAGCCGTGAAGGCGAACCCCCATCCGTCGAACCACACCTCGTAGAACTCCGGCCCGGTGATCTGGGCGATCGGGAGCATGTCGAGTTCGTCGGTCACGAAGACGTCGCCGACGACCAGGTCGGAGGCGGTGGTGATGACGGGGATCGGGCCGGTGTAGGTGCCGGCGTCCAGCGCGGCGAGTAGACGGGCCGCGAGGCGGGGTTGGAAGGCGTCGAGCTGCTCCCACTTCACGCTCGCTGAGCGCGTTGTAGGGGCGGGAGGTGAGATGATGGACAT